CAATCCTTTACGAATGCAATGTCGAAATCAGAATCTCTAGTCATAGCTAAGTCCCTTTCCTCATCAGATTTAAATCCAGATATAACACTTACTGAACAGTCCAGCATTTCTTCAATACCAATTGGAGGTTCATATCCTTCTGGGATGTTTCTAGGGGATTTAAACATATGATAAATCGTAAGCTTTCTACCTGTTTTATTATAAATATAATCCATTGCATATTTGTCTACTCCATTACAGTCTCCTACTACAAATTCTGCCCAGGGATCATTTTCCAATACTTCCCTAATTTTTGGAATATAATATTTCTCAAAGTCCTCATAAGAAAGGTTTCTGTGCCCACTTATAAAATATATCATTTTATTTTATGTTTAATTATAATTGAAAATTTGAATTAAAAATAGATAAGGCTTCTGATAGACAGGCTATAAAAGTAGTCTTTTCCCTAAAATTCCAGGAATCTCTAGGAAACCAACTACCATCATCCTCTCCCAATATTATAGTATAATATGTTTTATAAAATTTATCATATATTATAACAATTCCTCCTTCATAAGCTACAAGACTATAAGCTCTTACAAACCTATCATCCTCATAATATCTAATGATAGAATTGCAACGCTCTGAAGCTCTTTTATAAGATTTACATTTCTTAGTTTCAAAAGCACTATAAATGATTATGTCTTCACCATTACGTTCTGGATTTAAAGCACTGGTATCTTTTATTATTACATTTTCTACCTCTTCATTTAATTCCATTCTACTTTATATTTAGTATTATTCTTGTTATAATAATAAATTTCAACTCCTTGAAATACTAAGAATGAATACTCAGTCTCACTTCTTAAACAATCACATATTTCTACTTTAATCGCGTCATTACCGTCATAACATGAAAGTTCTGTAAATATATTGTACTCTTCCTCAGATAATCCAATATATTCTCCGGGATACTCCTTTTTGTAGTTATCAAAGCATATACCCCAATGATCTTTAAGAGGTTTTAATTTATTTAGTATACTTACATATTTAACAACTTCTTCTATTTCAGATTCGTCGCAAGTAAAATCGTATGTAGTATTTCCGTCGGCATCTCCTATCATATAGTTAAATATTACATGATAGTAAGGGTCTTCATTTTCTATAGGAATTAATTTTATCATAGTTTTTGGATTAATTGTTTCATTCCTTCTGTAGCAGTGGCTTTGATAACTTTAATGTCAGGATACTCAGGAGTAGGAGCAGGATTAGGGTCAATATAGTAAATGGGAACTCCGTACTCTACATATTGTACTAAGCCAGCAGCCGGATATACATTAAAACTAGTTCCAATAACTACGCAAATGTCAGCATCTAATAATTCTTTAGAAGCAAGCTCAATATTGGGAACATCCTCTCCAAATAATACAATGTGAGGTCTTACTTTATGTCCTCTAATTTCAGTTTCAGGTGTAATATCATCTAAGTACTCAAAATATAAATTATCATCGTCTATTGCCCTTACTTGGTTTAGATTACCATGTAAGTGAATTACGTTAGTAGAGCCAGCTTGCTCATGCAAAGTGTCTACGTTCTGAGTTATAACTACCACATTATAATCCTTCTCTAACTCAGCTATGATTTTATGGGCATCATTTGGCTTACATCCTGCATATTTCTTCCTAAGCTCGTTCATAAAATTATATACTACATCAGGATGTTCCACTATGGCTCTATGAGTAGCTACATCTTCTACTCTATGATTTTCCCAAAGACCTGTTACCGCATCTCTAAATGTTGGGATTCCAGATTCTGCTGAAATCCCCGCTCCTGTTAAAAATACTATTTTCTTCATATTTTAATTGTTTTGACAAAGTCAGCACTGTTAGCTAATTCATATACTACTTGTTTAGATTCTGGCACATAAACAATATAATAATAATCACAAAAGGAATTACAATCTTCTATTCCTATTATAATTCCTTGTAGTCCTTTATCTGTAGTACATTCCTTCCCTAAATAGTCAATACTCTTATCCCACTTTATAGATTTAAGAAATTCTTCTGCATCCTTACTAAAGTATTGACAATCTTCTACAGGACCTCTTCCATAAATATCCTTTTCTACAGTTCTCTTAATTATCATTTTATTTTCAATTTTACCATTATTTCATCCCATAATAGCAAATAACTTTCCCAATAGTCGTTAAAGTCAAAGTAGTACCAACTCATTTGAATATACCATATGAACAAATATATAAAAAATATTATTATCCATACAGGAATTAATAAGACTCTAATAAAAAGTTTTAAAGTTTTCATTTCTCCAATTTGTGAGCTAATCCATATACATTTTTAGTCCATCCATTCATATGGCCTTTATTATTTCCTATGAGGCAACCTTTTTTAGGATCAATGGCATACACTTTATGAGTAAAGCAACTTCCTTTTACTTTGCAAAATACTACGTCACCTACTTTGCACTGTTCCCATGTAATAGGAGTAAGCAAATGCTCCTCATTACTTTTGTATAATGGAAGCATAGAATTTCCTGGCTCCTTAGTTATAAATGATTCACCGTTCAGAAGCCTAGTTATTTTGTTAAACGTATTAGGATTCATCTTATAACTTTCTAAACATTTCAAAAATTAATTTATCATGTTCAAAAGCCCATTCATATTTACCAATATCCTTTAGAGAAATCCAAGCTAGATCAGCACATTCGTTTCTCTCTGAATTAATATTACTTAAATCAGGTTTAAAGTGATATCCAATTAAGCCATTAAATCTAAAAGTAATATTTTGTAATTTATCCTCTCTGGGATTGTCATTGAATCCTGCATAATTTATAAATAAATCGTAATAAGTAGTATTTCCTGTTTTTAATCCGCATTCTTCAAATAATTCTCTTGCAGCTGCTCCTTGTACAGTTTCATCATAATCCACATATCCACAGGGGCAACACCATTTTCCCACATTATTAGGACAGCCAGTACCTCTTTTTACAGCTGCTACACTCCATTCATTGTTAGCATTAGAAAATACAAAAACAGCTACAGCACAAGAACGACTATGCCAAACTGTCTTCCCTTTCATATTTTCTCCATCTACTATAATATCCTCTGTTATTTTAATTGGAAAATTTTTCATTTATATAGATTATTTTTTCTGATTATTAACTGTGCCTCTTCTGGAACATATGGAGAAATGATTTTATTCTCTTTTATCATATTTCTAATTTTAGTAGAACTTATATCTATAAATTTTAAATGGGTATCGCAAATACATTTATTTCCAAAAGATTCTACTTTATTAGTTAATGTCCAATCGAATGGATGATTTTCCCCTCTTAGAATAATAAAGTTATTAGTTTCTAATATTTCATATCCATTTTCCCAAGTAGGCATTTCAGAAAATGTTTCTGATGTAGTTATTATATACATTTCTGAACCATTAAAAAATGGATCATTTTTATATACATCAATTACTTTGTAGGTTGGAATCTTATCTACCTGTAACCTATCATGTAATACTCCTTCTACTTGAGCACATTGAACATTTGTAATTCCTTTTGTGGATTGGTAACACATTTCCCAACGTTTCATAAATGGGGCTGGATTATGTTCTTTAAATGGATTATGCCAGGCTGGAATAATTATTACTTTATCCACAAGATTAGCATTTAGAACTGTAGTTACAATAGATATATGTCCTATATGAATTGGATCAAAAGATCCTAAAAACAAACCTACTCTCATAAGTCAAATTTTAAAGTATTTTCACAGATTATATCAACTGCATCTATTTTATTAACAAAACTAAAAGGGATACTATTACTCTCCAATAATGATGCTATTTTACAGTCTAAATCCATAGATTCTTCGAGGGTTTGCATTCTTCCCTTTGGGTTATATGTGTTACCTCTCGTTATGAAATAGTTGGTATTTTCAAATTGATTAAATTGATCCAAAACAAGAGCTCTAAATTTCTCATTACAAGTTTTATCGTAAATTATAGAAAATAATAATGGAGAATCAGTAATTACTACATCTACTTGGTCCTTTAATCTCCATAGTCTATGTAATTGTTTCCCCAAATATATAAATTTGATTATCTAAAGTGTGAAAAGATTGTTCCCACACCTTGTCTTTGGCATATTCTAATGCCATTTCACAATTTACTCCTGCTAATTTTAATTTACTAAATACTCCAGCACAGGTTGTAGACTTACCGCTTCCAGGCCCAGCAAATAAATTTATTACTTTCATTTATATTATTTCTGTAAATACGTCAAACATCCATCCATCTAAATTGTCATATATATAATTTCTATACTCTATAACTTCTTCTAATTTGTCTATATCTAAATCATTAAGACATTCTACTAGGGATTGCTCTATGATAGTAGGATCAGAATCGGAGGAATAAAATCCTGAATACCCTCCTGGATAATACTCTAACTTAGATACATCTACATCTCCTAATTCATCTAAAGAAAATTCATAAGAGATTTCTCCAGTAACTTTCAATTTAGCTCTAAATAAGAATCTTCTATTAGACTCTTTGTCTTCAGAAAAATATATTTTAATTTCATCTTCTGATTTAGATTTCCAACAATCGTTCATGTTGTACTTTCTTAAGAGTCTATCTATAAGACTTTCTAATTTATCAAACATATAACTTTCTCTCTATTACTATAGGTAAGTTCTTTCTTTTAAATTCAGAAGCAAGGTGTCTGTTCCAAACTTTATTTACTACTTCCTCACCATACTTATTATATAAGATATCCCACTTCTCTCTTTCTGGATTTTTATATAAAAGCATAGTTTGGAGTATATCATCAACTTCAGCATAACTTTTAGCTCCAATCTGATCGAGATCACTGTTACTAATGCCAAGACCGTCAGTAGGAGTAAGAGCTATAGACTTATAAATAGCTAATTCCTTATTAAGATAATCATCCATATCCATAGCTTCGTCAGCGCCTTCAGCCATAGTACCATACATGACTTCTATCCACTTAGCTAGCTCATACACTTCTGTTTTCCATAAGCCAAATAAGGGATTAAAATCGCCTACATCACCATGAATAGTCCAGAATCCAAGCTGATATTCAGTTTGATTATCTGTACTTATTACTAATCCTTTATGAATTGAAGCAAGGTTATATAAGAACATCATTCTAAGCCTAGCTTGAATATTTCCATTAGCTACTTTAGTCTGACCATTGGCTTGTTCCAGTCCCTCAATAGAATATGTAGATTCATGACGTTCCATATTCTCTACTTGGTATACTTCTTTAAGTGCTGCTAAATACAATCTAGTCATAGGGCATATTCGAAAATCATTACAGAAAGCTTTTCCTACCAGAACAGATTCATTAAATGTTGCATCTGCATGTTTATATATAGGAAGACTTCTGCCTATAAGAGGAATGCCAGTTTGTTTACTTACTTCATGACAAATAGCGGCTACAACAGTAGAGTCAATACCCCCGCTAATGCCAAGAACCATAGCACTAAGATTATTATTTTGAATATATTCTCTTGTTTTGTCAACAAGGGTACAGAATACTTTTTCATAATTTAACTTTTCCATATATATTTGTTTTAGGGAGCGAATACTCTTCTTTTTTCTATATTCATTTTAAATATTAAAATATAATCATTCATTGAGGCTAATTCCCATCCTTTATTTCCCATATCTTTTAATATATTCTCCAACTTAGTTATACTTCTTTCTTCATCAAAGGAAGAATAGCAGTATCTAACAACTTTATACTTCCACTCCATAATGTTGTTTAATTAACATACAGGCCAAAGCTACTTCGTCTGGATCACCCATATGCTTTCCAACTGAATCAGATATTTTAACACATTTCCTTTCAGGCTGTTTAGCATTCATTTGACATGATGTTAGCTTCATTACTATATTAGCTGGTTTCAAACCTACATCGTTAGTTAAATGAGTTCCAATTCCAAAGGCTGCCCTAATTCTCCCATAACAGCTATTATGTATTTCTACAGCTTTATCCATAGTTAAAGCATCTGAAAATATAATAGTTTTAGTAGTAGGGTCTATTTTTAATTCCTTATATCTATTAATTACCTTATTAATAAATTTAAAGGGATCCCCACTATCTTGTCTAACTCCGTCAAATAGTTTGGCATGTTTCTTAGAAAAGTTCTTTAAGAACACATCAGATGTATATGTATCTGAGAGGGCAATGCCTAAATCCCCATCATACACTTTTGCCCAAGCTTCTAATGCTAGATAATTAGCGTTATCATATCCATATTGTGCTCCATGAAACATAAACCATTCATGTGGATGAGTTCCTATTGGAGTTAAATTGTATTTCATCGCCAAATAACAATTGGATGTTCCAGTCAAGGAATGTCTGGCATATTGAGCTAAATGTTTTACTACAGCGTCTTGTACTGCAAATGAAGCTCTTCTTCGTGTTCCAAATTCACTAAACTTAATACCACTATTATCAGCTAAAGATGCTTTAGATACAGTCTTGGCTATAGTTGTAGCAAGATTTATAGGGCTTTGACTCCTAGTTAATACTTCACTGACAATTGCCAAAATTGGAACTTCCCATAGTGTAATCCTATAAAGCAGTCCTGTAGCCTTTATATGTAAATGATTGTTTTCATCCAACCAGATATTTACTTCTTTTCTATCATATTTGTATCCAGATAACCATTCAAAATAGCATGGAGGAATGTAATAACAAGAATCAATCATAAACTTACGCTCTTCTTCGGTAAGTTTTAAAGAATCCATGTGAGTAATTTCCATACCTATTTGTTGTAATTGCTCTTTTGTGTATTCAGTGTTGTTTCTGTCTACAAACTCAAACGTTCCTATCGCATGTGGATATAATTTCATATACGCATAGGAAGTAGTAAATTTATATAAATCGTTATCTAAAATTGAATTAATTATCATATATTGCTTTTATGTTATTTGAAATTGTCAAAGCTATAAATATAAATGTTATAAATATATTAACTATAGGAATTAAAGTCATAGTTACCATCACCCTAATGTCTGACAAGCTTCCTATTTCTTCTTCTGGAATAGATCTAGTAAAGAGTAAAATCAGACATATACTCATTGGAATTAGCCAGATTGCAAGGAGTGTTGTCATATCTTCTTTAAATTATTACATTCTATCAGTCCATTTAATTTTATCCCTCCGTCTATAGAGGCTATGCAGTCAGTTAAAACTATTATATTAGAGAATCCCAATTTTAATAAATTTACAGTAGTATCATATACGCAGTAATCACCAGCTACACCACATATATAGATTGGGTCAGATAAATTTACAATTTTACTATAAATATAAGATTGAGGAATATCATATCCAAAAGCTCCATATTCCTCCTTATTTGGTTCACTACCTTTTTCTACTATATCAACTCCTATTCCTCTCTTGTTAAGTTCCACTAGCATAGAAGAAATATTAGATACAATAGCAGCTCCCCAAGTATGTTGAATACAGTGTGTTGGCCATTCCCCTCCCTGTGTATTAAAACTACAATGATTAAATGGATGCCAATCTACAGTTACTATTACTTGTGTATAATCTCCCATTACTAATTCAGAGACTATATTTTTCATGACTTCTTTAGCATCATTTACAGCTAGATTCCCAGAAACAAAATCGTTCTGGGGATCTACTATGATTAAAGTTTTGTTCATTTTATTGATGTTATTACGTCGATTATTAATAATATGATAATACCTACAAAGGCTGGAATCCAAATTGGACTTAACACCCAAATCCAAGACCATGTTATCACATGACATAACTTTAGTACTATAAACACAATGGTAAGGAGTCCGAAGAATCCTATGCCTCCTGAACTTTTAGATTCACTCATTTTTCTATTTCAATTATAAAAGGTTCGTATGTAGAGTTATAACGCTCATTATTTAAACTTACATTTACAACTTTTCCATCCATAAATTCTACTGGTCTATGATCTCCGCTATGTATGTGACCACAAAATAACCATTTAAATTTAGTCTTTTCTAGTTGTTTTCTTAGAGGGTAGTTGCCGTGATGTTCTGGCCCCACCGAACTACTGCGAGGATTTTCTAGAATACAATCACACCAACCTATGCCAAATGGAGGATCATGACTTACAATTATATCTACTGTTTCTGGAATAGATTTAAATTTCTCTTCTAATACCTCCTCCGATCTCATAAATGGCCAGTTACCAAATTGGTGACAATATGGAGTGCCAAATATGTTCCATGTTTTCCCCTCATCATCTATGTATTCTGAAGAATTGTTCTTCAAATATACTAATTTCTGAGAAGATAGAAATGACAACTCTGTAATCAAAGTATTAGAACAAGATTCAAAAACAGCATCATGATTTCCAGCTACTAAATAGACTTTTTCCACATCCAAATGTTTTACCCACTGCATAAAATCATTCTTTAGCCACTCTTTCATAGCTGGCTTATTAAATTGTATATGCAATGGACTAATATCTCCAGCCACTACTGCAATATTAGCTTTTACGTCTATTACTGGTAAATCTCCATGCAAATCGCTTATTGCTATTATTTTCATAACTTATTATTTTAAAATATGCTTGTCCAAAGTTTATACTCCTAAACCCCAATAAATCATGGCATATAGCTCCAGGATCATTTATTATTTCGTATAATTGATCTGGAGTAATAGTAAATTCTTCTGAATCTTCGTATTTAAAATTTGGATAGATACTAACTAATACTACCATTTTTATAAGATTCTATCCATTTATTAAATTCCTCAAAGTTTTTGAACTGAGGAAATTCATCCCTGTTCATTACAAAGTATGTATTTACTGGTTTTAATAAAGACTTTCTATAATTATTGTATTTATCCAATAAGTATTGAAATTGCATAAACTCTGAGTAAGATTCACAAGCCTTAGCTAAATCTTCTATTTTTATTACAAAGTATTTACAATCTCTATCTTTATACCATTTTATTATATTTTTAATCCAACTTTTCATCTTCCAAATACCTTTTTGGCGCGAGAAATATAAAATATATAAACAGTACTATTATTGTTATTACTATTAAGAGCGGAATTAATAATAAAGTTGCGGGTAATAATATTACCCACACTGGTATAGGAAATATGACCTTTAATAGCAATAACAATATAGTACTATATAATAAAAAACTACTAAGAATTTTTAGTATTTTTACCTGAATTAACATGTTCTTCAAACATAGTTAGTACAATATCCTGTAAATGAGATACATCTCTAACATATATTTCATCATTTTCTACATCCATTCTTGCGCTTATATTGGCATACATATTATCAACAGCATGAATACATTCGTGCAACACAACTTTTCTAGTATTGTCTTTTCTTAACACAATATATATGTATTCACCTACTTGCTGACAATAAGCATCCATTTTTTCATCTTCTCCTTCTTCCCACGGTAATGTATTTTCTAAACAGCATTCTTTTAGAGTATCTCCTATTACCACTTTTATCCCTTGTTCATATGTAGGGAAATATATTAGATTACTTACGTACACCATTGTAATATGCTAACACAGGACTATTTTTATGTATCTCTGGAGGTTGCATATCTTTAAAGGATTGAGAATATTTTAAGCAATCAAATGGTTTAGTTATTAAATGATAGCCATTTATTGTAGGAATAATATCACATACTCCAATATTTGGAGGGCAATCTTCTACAATTTTAATAGTAGTAGCTACTTCATCGTAGTTAGAAGTATCAATGTCTATCATCCAATATTTAGTTCCAGGCACTAAAGCTTCTTTGCCTCCAGAAATAGTTCTAGATAGTCTGTGTACTTTATACTCATCACTAAGCAATCTCTTACTTATTTCGTGCATAGAAGCTATAGCCATCTTTCGGAAACTTCTAGCAGTTGGATGAAAATATACTCTAGCATTAAAAAATTTACTTAACTCCACTATTTCATTTTTTAATTGATCTAGCTGTTCTGGAGTTTGAATGTAATAATCCTTTATATACTTTTCACATCTTGGAAGGTCGGAATTATCTTTCCTTCTAGCTATTATCTGCAAAAACCAATAATAGTCTGGATTTGGAACTATATATTTTTTTATTACGTTTAGGTTATCAATTATCATTGTAATAATTTACTTGTAAATGAAAAGATATTGCATTAAATCTAGCATCAAGATTATTACCTTTGCAGACCTTTCTGCATTCTCTAAACAAATAGTTAAAAATTAAATCATCATCCGAATACCAGTCTGAGTTAATGCCAGAAGTCCAATGTTGACCATATTTATCTGGAGTACTTGAGTATTCAGGCTTTTCTCCAGTTACTATCCATTCTCCACCAGTAGATTCTTCTATTATGTACCAGAATTGCATCATTTCTTCAAATCTCCCATCACTCCTCTATCAATTCTCTCTTGAACTCGCTCCTTGCAAGCATCCAAAAACATTTGCAAACCTGCAATTTGTTTTTCATTAGAGGGGTGAGGAAATCTCTCATTAAGCTTCTTAACTCTATCTAAAAGAATTAAAGCTACTTGTTCGGATTGCAAACCAGGCACTGTTGTTCCGTCTTCTTCCTTTTTAACAAATTGTAGAGTAACAGTTTTATCTATATAGTTAGGTGCTCTACGTTTCGAATCGAATCCAGTACATAACCTAATACGATACCTGTGTGCTCCATTATATTCGTTATCAACTATAGTTTCTATTGTGGGTTCACTACTAGGAAATACCAACAAGTCTTCTAATGACGAAAATTTCTTTACTGCTGCCATTTTAGTCTAATTTTTTAGTTATTGTTTTTATTAATACTCTTTGAGAATTATATACTTTAGTTACTTGAAATCCAACTTTATGTGGATTACTTTCTATTGCACTTGTTACCGCACCAATCAATATATTACCCATTCCATTTTGAATCATAGTTATACTATAATCAGGATTATATGGCACAGATGGATTAATAGCCTTAGCTGCTAATTCCACATATGTGAGTGCATCCTCTAAATTCATGATACTACCTGATATCACTTTTTTATATAATTTTTCAAGCATTTTGTATATAATTTTTAGTAATTCTTTCTTTTACTTCTTGAAAGGAAAATGGACAATAATTGTTATTATCCATTCCTATATTTAATTGGCCAGATGATAGTTTATTAAGCCAATTAGTATTTACTGCATCATTTTGATGAGTATGTCCATATAACATCCAACAGCCTCTACTTTGTTCAGGCCATGTTATAAAAGGAAAATGATGCATAAAAACTTTTTGTTCTGGAATCTCCTCATCTCCTTCTACTATAATCATTAATTGATCATAGACTCCTTTAAATAAATTTTGAGGAGGATGTTCCATATCATGATTTCCTTTTATTAAGTAAATATCTCCATTTAATTGAGATATCATAGATTCCCATTTCTCTTTACCTCCGAAACATACATCTCCCAAATGAAATACAACTCCATTCTTAGGAACGGTTTCATTCCATAATGTAATAATAGCTTCATTCATTTCATTAACATCATTGAATGGCCTATCACAGTATTTTATAATATTCTTATGGAAGAAGTGAGTATCTGAAGTAAAGAAAACTTTATTATAAGGAACGCGTATCATTTTTCAATAATTTATATTGATTATACAATAACATAAAATCCAGAGGGCTATTAACCCATCCAGATTTATTTGGAGTTGGATATTTTTCTATATATTCTCCAAGTAAATTAAGATTTATGTCCATTCTCTTACTTGTTAAAAATGCTAATTGGGGCATAAATAATTCAGAACCATCTCTTAAAGATGTTTCTAATGATTTGTTAAATTTTTTTACAATTCTGCTTTCATAATTGCCTCCATACCAGGCATTCCCAGCTATGGCTAAACTATAGTAAGAAGTGTTTTTAACTGGAAGTTTAAACCATTTGCAAATATATGGATGATATAACCTGTCTGCCAAAAATATAAATGGCTTGTACCATATACTTGACCAGAAAGTCTTGCTATTACCTCCGAAATTATTATATGTTTTTTTAAATCCGTAGGAAAAATACCAATTATTAGCCCCTCTTTTTACTTTAATAGTGTATTTCAACTTTCTATTTCTTTCATTTATTCTTTCCCAATAAGGTTCAAATATACGAAGATATGTCCAGTTATGATATAAAGCACTATAATATGGATTATATATAACGTGTTTGTTTTTAATAACATATTCAGTTATATCTTTCCCTAATTCCTTAGCCTTTTCATAGGTATCAGACAAGTAAGACAATATAGGAACTAAATTCCATATTTGATCCTGGCTTACAAAGGGAGAAAAGCAGGGGTCTTCATCTATTCTTTCTATACCACTAGAATATCCGGTTCTTATACTCTTTAATCCAAATTTAGAAGCTAAACTGCTATTGACATCATCTCTTAAAAAGAATCCTGGTTCTTTCTTAAAATACACATTTGGACATTTGTCTACAAACATCTGGTAACACCCATCTATCAATCTTCTTAGAGTGGACAGTACTTTATTTAATTCCTCTTCTGTAGATTCCTCTAATTTAACACAAGTAAAGATATACTGGATATAGGAAGCTAAATTTATAGTTCCATCTCCCATTTCTCCACTCATAGAATCAAAGTTGATTCTGGATAGTGGTATATTAGATCCAGGAATATCCGAATTATCACCATATATAAAATTATTATAGAATAATTCTTTATATGCTTTGTATTTCTCTTCTTTTGTCATGTTTTTCAATTAAAGCCATATCAATGTCCATACAGCAATTTTTATATTTTTTACCACTTCCACATGGACATTTATCATTTCTAGAAGGCATCTTTATTCTTCTTACGGGTTTGGGTTTAGATTGAAAGATATTAGATAAATTTTTCATTGCCTCATTATACCTCTCCTCTTTTTCCTCTTCCCATTCTTCTATAGTAGTTTTAATATATAAGTCTGATATTTTCATTGTGAAATTTCTATTTTTTCAATATCTGCCCATTGATTACAATCCCAAATTTCATCTCCCGTTTTATCCAATACCTCTTCCTTTGTAAGTTCCCCATTAAGGTATTTATTGTATAATTCTTCCTCTATTTCTATAGAGTACTTTTCTCTAGTTTCTATACTTAATGTAGCCATATTTTTACCAATCACTAGAATCAGTTATGTCTTTTATGCAACCACAAGAGTTACATCTCACTTCAATTATATTCCCTAATCCAGTAGGGGTTATAATGTATGAGAAATTGCCTCCTGTAGTTGAAAAAAATTCTTTACCTAAATAGTCGCGACAACAATTCCTATGTTCTTCCAAAAACTCATTTATTCCTATGGTTTCATTTGCATTTACTCTAAATCTAAGAGTATTGTCTATTTGCGATCTTTTGGTTTTTAATTCAGTAAGATAACTAAGAAGTTCCTCATGGTCTAATTTACAAGATTCATTGGTGCATAAATTTATAACTTCCTTACAATGACTTATTGCTTCCTCTAAGCTCATAGTTCTTCTAACCACTGTAAATTAATAAAATAAGCAGAACTTCCAAAATCGTCTAGTCCCTTATCGTCGTTTATTAAATAAGAATTATCTTCAAAACCAGGTTTATCCATTAATTCTTGAATATCTGGCCACTGTATTACTTTATATAAATCTTTCATATTAGTATTCTTTTTATTTCCCAAGTAAAATCTTTGACCAATGCTGATATTAATTCCTCTTTGGTTACTTCTATCAGCTCTCCATAATTTATGTCATAAAACCATTCAGGGTAATCCTTACTGATGAGTTCAAATTTTTTAGATTGCCCGTACCATACAACTCCATATCCTTGAAGTTCTAACTCATCCATTTCCCCTCTAGCTCCTATACAGTGGAAATATCTAGTACCAGCCTCATACATATTTTGAACAAAGTATTTTCCTATATAGTTATATTTGGACCCTCTTTCTTCTAAACTCCTTTTATGGGCTTCTAACTTAGCTAGATTTTTTCTGGCTTCTTCTATTTCTTTGTCAATATCACTTTTCATACAAGCCATCCTCTTTTAATAAATTCCTCGTGTAATGGTTGTGCTAATTCTCTTGCTTGTGGATGAGCATCTTTGGCATCTCTAAGCTTAAAGAATCCCTTCCATTGGTCAATAGTACCAGTCATAATTAACTCAGTCTTTAGAGAGTTTGGTAATACTGCTCTTGCTTGCTGAGGTTTCCATCCTGTGTTAAGTAAACCTAGATAAGTATCCTCAGATATTTGTAAAGAACGCATAAAGGCTTCTGTTTCTTCCCAATTTGGATAGTGTCTTTTATAATCAGTATACTCGCACGGTTTATCTTTAAACCAAAGATTAGAGGAATCATCATACCCAGCTTCTTCTACTGATAATCCAGCGGTTAATAAAGGATTTTGATCCTCCCACATATATTCTCCTTCTCGCAAGCTTAACCAACTTGGAATAACAAAGGTAAGTTCATTATTAAACTTACTTTTAGAATAATTGCAGTATCTTGTGCTCTCTTGAGCGAAGCTAAATACGCGATGGCGTACAAATTCGTGAGATACACCCCTATCACATATGAACTTAACAGTTATACGTTTAGTATGATATTTTGTAGGTTCACATAAGAACTCTAAGTCCTCTAAACAATCATTTTCCAACAGAACTCTATAATTTGTAGTAACACACCAAGCACATACTTCATTTCCATATTTGTCAGTAAACACAAAATCATTACATTCATTTACTACAGAGTAGGGATTGTCTATGTAGGTATTAACTGCCTCTGGACAATAAGTAGTCATAGGTATAGCTAAATACACTGTACCTTGCTCTAATACAGCAGTATGACCTCTGTTAATAATCATATCTACAAATTTCTTTGCACTATCTTTTGTTATTTTATCTTCTGATTTATAGCATGTACGGCCGCATCTCTCGATGTGGCGTAGCATACCTTCATAGCTAGGTTCTTGCTCTAATATTTCAAAGCTAGGTTTTACCAACTTCATTTTCCAGTAAATAAATTCTTTATAGGAGATATTATCTCCTCAGTTGATAAGTTATTAATTATCTTGGCATAATTACTAATTATCTCTAAACCTTCTACTATAGATTTACCATTAAATCTTAAGGTATCAGAAATCATTTGAATAGACGAAGAAATTAATCCAATATCATTTGACTTAACTGGAATCAGTTGATAGGTTTCATCCAGTTTGTCTCTAAGTTCTTGAGTAAAACTTGATGCTATACATTGTTTTCTTATAAAAGTTACATTTTTCAAAATGCAAATACTATCTTCCAGGGTCTTCATATTGACTCCATTGTAGAATCCCAGACCAATTAAATATCCTCCTTTGTATACTTTATATAAGGTATCTCTTTTATATTTATTATTGCACCAATTGTAAAATTGTTCGTAATTTAACATATTAATGAATCCAATGATCACTTATTTCTATATCAGCATCTAACTTCACTATTTTACAAAATGTATCTCCCGCACTTTTCATACATTTTATAAGTATATCTGGAACTGTATCTTTTAATTCTTCTGGAAATTCTATATTTATTTCATCATGAACTGGAATACAATACTTAACTGTAAATAATAAATTATGCTCTTTTAACCAATTAAAGAATTTTATACTGGCCAATTTAAACATACATGCTCCAGTTCCTTGAATACGATAATTAATAGATTGCTTTTCAGAGGCAGCCTTTCTTTGGAAATAATGCTTTACAACAGTAGCCATTACAGTATATTCACTTACTTGGTAAGCTTCTGCTAATTCCTCTATTGGGGTTTCATTTACTGTAAATTCTTCCCACATATATGATTTTTCCGATGGAGTAAGACTATCCAAACTCTCTTTATTGGCTTTATGTACTCTATATTCTGCCCAAAATTCTGGAGTAAATCTTTTAACAGCAGCCATTAACTTATCATAATCATATATATGGGCTTTATTTTTAACTACAGGATTCAATAATATATAACCTTTCTGCATTACATCATACCTACAAAAGTCAAAATAGTTCTTTAGCCCAGGAAATGCCTTTAAATAATTATCATATATCATTTCTCCTTCTGCTTTACTAACTCCCACATTTTGAGATATAGTATTTCCATCCCCCCCATAATTAGCAGCAAATTCTACTTTCTTGGCTATTTGTCTGTAATGTTTAGCTTTTTCCTTTACTTGGTCTAATGGTATATCTTTCAATTCTTCATGAAAAGTTAATTTGGCAACATAGCTATGCAAGTCACCCAAAGCATCATTGAAGAATGATATTAGATTAGGGTCTCTGGATACATTAGTTATAATAACTGATTCTTGTCCACTATAATCTGCTGATGCCCATAAATTACCTTTTTCAGATACAAAGCAAGCTCTAGTTTCTTTATCACTTGGAAGATTTTGAAGATTAAGATATTGTATCTTAGCATCTTTATTTTTTCCCCCACAACTTAATCTACCTGTATCCATTAATTGATTAAATTGTGTGTGTATTCTCCCACTAACTGGATTTATAGAATCTATAAAGTTTTGTCCATATGTAGAAGTGGTTTTCATAGCTGCCTTGTATTCTAGATATATAGGAGCTATGGAACTAATATCTTTCTGTGGTTCTATTATATTAGCGTCAATGGATTTTTTCATTTTACCTGCTTCTTTGTCCCAGGTATTTAAATTAAAGCCCAACTCCTCAAATAAAGGAATTACTTGCTTTCCACTATTCCAGTTTATAGCGCATTTAGGTCCACTATATCCAGTAAACAGGTCTCCCTGCATATCATGGAATATATATCTAGACCTCTGTTTTATTAGTTGGTCTCTAGGTATTCTGTTGAGTACACTTCCTTTTTGATCCTCTACATTAGGGTTTAACGCCCATTCTACCACCCAATCATTTAATGAAGAAAGAGCTTTGTCTAGCTTATCTTGGTCAGAGGACATTTTTTCTCTCCATTTTTTGACATCTAATTTAACACCACAATATTCTATATAAGCTAGTACTTTTACAAACTCATTCTCTAAACTTAAAGCTGTTATAAGATCCTTTTCCTTTAATACTTCTATTTGTTTTTCTCTTAAAGGAATTAAATACTTAACATCATCACCAGCATATACTATGACTCTTTCTGTTAGACCTTCCCATATTATGTTTCCTCTAACAGATTTGTCTAAGTCTACTCCTAAATATTTTCTGGCACAATCTGCTAAACCTAATCCGTGCATTCCTGGGGGATATCCTAAATATATTAACTTCTCAGCTAAAAAAGTATCCCACACATTGGCAATAATTATTCTTTTGTGATAAAAGAATTTTAAATCAAATTTAGCATTTACTAAAATAAAAATTCTTTCTGGATTTTCAAAATAATCTTTATATAATAGAATATCTATGGTAGAACAATCTATAATTATCTGGAATTCATATGTTCCTAATTGAACAGATAATAAATCTTTTGTATAGGGGTCAAAACCTCTAGTTTCAGTATCTAATCCTACTAATTTTAGAGGTTCTAACATGTTTAGAGATTCTTCAACAGATATTACTACATACTGCTCAGAATCAAACAATTCTTTTTGATTCGTTACTAAGTATCGCACTAATTTTCATAACAACATGTTTATTACTGCGCATCTTTACATTGCTTGCAGTACTGAGGCTCCAGAGTATTATTCATATAAGCTTTTCTTTCTTCCTCAGTAAACTGTGATCCTACTTTGATTATTTTATGACACTTGGAACATAATAATGCTAGATTTCCTCCATTAAATTTTACTATAGCTTTCATAAAAAAGATAAAAATACTTCGTAAAGTTCATCGTAAGAGTCATATGGTATATTTTCTCCCCTTTCTGCTTCAAATCTGTCTATAGTACTATCAAATACATCATGATATCCACATTCTGGTCCCCATATATCATTTACATAATCTTCCCAGTTGTCATATTCTCTTTCATCGTAAGGATGATCTGATTCATCAATATGGTATCTTATTTCATTTATCTCATTGATAAGATCAGAAGAACTTTCATTAGTAGATAAATAATGTTTATATTCCTCAGTTATGTTATACATCTCCATCATACAATCTTAAAATATCTTCTATGCAATCCAATTCTCTTTCAGCTTCCCTAAGATTACCCAATTTATTTAGCTCTTCTAGGTAAACTTCTTCAAAATCATCTTTATCTATTTTTTCTATTTTATCTTCTTGAGTACTAATTAACTCCGTCAATAATTCCCTTAACTTTCCCATCTCTAAATACTTTTAATTTGGGCTCCCAAATTTCTCCTACTTTTCCTTTGTTACATCCTAGACCTATCCACGTAATTTTTGGGAAATATTCAAAAATGTAACATAAGAATTTTACCACTACATCTGGAATTTCAAAATCATTGGAATATAGCATTACATATCCATCTTTATCGCTGTAATATCCTCTTATCGTATGGATGAAAGGTATACCTTCATCATTAAACCATTCTGCATGAGACGAATTCATATGTTTAGCAGAAGGAAACTTTACAAGTAAAGTTTCTGGATGGATATACAAAGGTTTTCTGTTCTTATGAAATTCTTCTAGTGTCATTTGTATAATATGTTATTTTATTAAATGACATAGAGTAATTATGCCATTTGTTACTTACTACAATATTTATCATATAAATTTATATTCTAGGTACTACATCTAAATCTGTCAGATAAAAGGAATGATCATCTATATCTTTTTGTATAAAGTATCCGTTTACTTCTATATTTTCACCCTGGAGAGTATGTATCATAACCTCTCTATCAGAATCAAATTGTTTAAGTATTTCAATTAACTGTCCTACTAACATCATCTTCGTCTAAGATAAATTTCTCCATTCCTATTTCAGGATATGCAAAACTACAAGATACATGATATCCTATACTTTTATCTGGAATTAGTACATTAAACCATGTATCATATTGCCATCCATTGTGCTCAAAAGAGCAGTCATTTATTTTCCATCCTAATTCTTCAAATACTTCTTCTAAAATACTATAATGTATTTGTCCACAAATAAATGTGTCTGGGTATTTAGATAAAATGGCTTTTAAACTTTCTTTGGTGGCCCTAATAGAAAAAGTTAGATTATCACAATATGGTACAGTACAGATATAATTGTAAATATATTTTCCTGCATCATAAAACTTTCCTTCCTTTTCAATTATATCTCGTATATCCGCTATAGCTTCAGCGCTTAATGTAATCATAAATTAAAATTTCCCCTCATTAGGTTGTAATACAGTCAAACCTAGGTCTCTGTACATTTGTACACATTTATAATTATCATCTAGTACAAACCATACATTATAATTAGGTTCGATCTTTTCCTTATAGATTCTTTCTTTAGTTGGAGCACCCTTGCTATAATCTTTATACGGTCTAAAGAATATATCATCATAGGGAATATCATGATTTTTAAGCCAAGATTTAGTGGCTTCTATAATATCTGGAGAACCCTCTCTTCCAGTTACAATGAGTACCTTAAAATGTTGCATATGCATAATTTGAACTAAATCACACACAGGTCTATTTGGAATATCAGTTAGCATACCTTCTGCCGCCCCATCTCCCCAGAAAGGTCTCTTTGTAGTGTTGAAACAGAGAGTAGAGTCCATATCTACTATAATAGCATTTTCCTTATCATGGCTATATGAATCCTCCATCTTGTTCATATTATCCACTACTCTCATTACCTCTTCGTGTATAATAAAATCTCTATATCTTTTCCAAGTATCACGAATAACTTTTTCTCCAACAGGGTTAGGTCTCATAGCATCACGACGAATACATTCTTCAACTGGAATAAAGAAATCTTTATATTCAACTTTATACTCCCAGCCATAAATGTAATTTTCGTTAAAATCTTTAACCATATTTTCTAACTCAGTGCAAGTCTTAGGGTTAAGATTCATATTATCAACCACAATATTATAACCTTTTTCCATACTGTTAGCTAGTACAGTATGATAAGTTGCAGTAACTATCTTCTCTCTGCTAGGAACCCAATAGTCTCCTAACATATTGCGAATATCATCATTATTAAACCTAACTCTGTGCTCTGGATCTTCATGGCACCATTGTTTAGCCCAAGTTGATTTACCAGATCCTTGAATGCCTCTACAAATAATTAATTTTCTTACCTCCATAATTTCTTCTTATATACATTTAATATTTCTATATCATTAATATCCACTGAACTGTACTTAGTCCAGTTACTTTCTTTTATTATACTTCTAATTTCATTATCATCTATTATTCCATTAAGATATCCTCTGCCTATATATTTTGGAAGTCTTATTTTCGGAGTTATCCAACAGCAATCAAACCATCCTTTTACATGATAAGAAGCATAATATTCATTAGTATCAATATCGTTTTCCATTATGTATAACAAAATCCACTAGCTACTTCAACCATAATTTTTAGAAGATCTTCGTCAGATAATATATTGTTTGCATCAGAAATGACTCTGTTTAATGATTCTCTAAATTCACTAATTGCATCATTCCTTATTTGTTCATAAATAGCATCAGAGCTAGATAATATATAATTTATTAGGTCACTCATTTGTTCTTCTACAAATTCATAACCCCTGTCGTTAAGAAAATCCCTTAAACATTCTTCGGTCAAATCTTCCTCCTTTATAGGAAGTTCTTCGTCATTTGTAGAACACACAAAATCCTCGGCTAACTCATCGAGTTCGTAATCAGTAGGTATTTTTCTTTCCATTTTAACTTATATTACATAAAACTTCAGAAAATCCTCCATATTTTAGATTACAAGTATTTATGAAATCTTGAATAAATTGCAACTGATTCAGGCAATACTCATAATCTTCTAGTTCTTCTTTTGTTTCCTCTATATACCAATCTTCTTCTGTAATAGAATTTGTAAATTCTTCATAACTTAAAACTTTAGGAAGACCTTGAAGATACTTAATGTACTCTTCTCTTTTGGATTTATATTTATCTATGGAATCTCTTAAAGATTTAATTTCTTTTTGACACTCTATAATACAACTATCAATTCCATCTTTTGTTAATACAGAGTATTTTTCTTCTTCACCGGCCCATACAGGATTAATACAGTCACTTACTATTCTGTATATCTTACAATTTCTGCTATAGGAATCAAATAGAATAACATCTCCCTGTTTATGATATTCTGTGTCTTTGATTCTTTCTATTTTATATAGATCAGATCTTACTCTGGCATAAATATTTAGATAACTACTCATATATACTTATAATTTCTACTATCTCATTATTAACGAACCATTCCAACTGTTTATACAAAGATTCCAATTCTGCCTCAGATAAATTAGGATTAGACATATCAGATAAAAGATCTTTTAGAGAAAAGTCCTTTTCCTCTTCTGAAACAAATAATCTTCCTAATTCGCTGCTTAGTAAAATATCAGCTCTAATAAGCAAAGGGACACTTTCATCATGAATAGTGTCCCTTACAATACCTTCTATATTTCTTTTTATTCTTTTATAATCAGAGATTATTTCGTGTATGTTTTCTATCATTATTGTTCAGCCTCAATATCAAATTCCCCTTTGTCCAAAGCTGCCCTCTCCTTTTCCAAGAATGCAAAACATTTTAGTTTATATACATCAATGTTAAGAGATTCATTTCTAATTACTATACCTTCATGTGGCACTTTGTTGATGCAACGAGGACTATACATTTCCATATTAAATCTCTTATCTTTAGATAGACATTCAACGAAGTTATCATTCCAATGGTTTGTTACGTCTAAGTCAGGATATAGATTTTTTGCATACCCATAGTAATATTGTTCTACAGGAGTCCATCCCATTTTTTCACATAACTGTTGAACTTGTCTAGCACTAAACTCATATACAGCACCGTCAAGATTGGTATAAGTAATACGATATACTTCTACTCCATAGTTTTTTCCATATTTCCATTTACTTGGAGATTCTGGTTTTTCAAATCCATAATCCCACTTTCCTTGAATAGGAGCACCATTAGGCCAATATCCTAATATCTCGTAATATACAGTCATACCTTTTGGAAGACTACCAAATAAGAGATTATGAATCTCATTTCTTCCCGTAACATCTGCTCCTCCATAATATCCAGATACTCTTTCATTTAGAATTGGATCTTGAATCACTTTTCTAGAACTGCAGAAACTATGGTATTCTTCTATATATTTCTGCCTTCTCATTATTTTATCGAAGAATGATTTAGGAAGTTGCTTTTTAATCATTACATTTGCAGAGATTCCGGAGGTTCCATGTACTTTTGCAGTAATAGAAATCAATGAATCAGGTTTGATTACATAAGGACATTTCTTTAGGAGGGTGGTATCTACGTGATAATGGAACTGTCCTTCTAAAACTTCTGCATCTGCTTTCTTTTTAGGTTGTTTTCCTTGTTTAGATCCTGAAGTTCCAGGTGTCCTTTGATATTTCGGAACATACTTTTTACATAGCAATTTTCCATCTATAGTATCAAAATCTACTCCTACTTCAGAGTCATCAATTACAACAGGACTGTCTATAAAACAATTAAAGGATTCTATAGGAATAATAAATCCTTCACTAATTTCTCCCTTTAATTTAATAGCTTTTACTCTTCCCTTGTCTTCAAACATCCCAGTTTTGGAATGATCAACATTCATGGAAGCATCTCTAAACAAATTATTTTTACCTAAAAATTCTTTGTCTATACAGCACTCTACCGGAAAATAAATATAAAACCCTGGCTTTGAGTCTATTCCGGTAATAACATTAAATCCATCTACCTTGCAGCATTTTAATTTAGTTACTTCTGGATTAGAATGAGAGTGAAATTCTTGGATATTCACGATTTTTGCTGCATAATTAGCATTGAAATTTTTACTTCTTGATAAATTCATCTGTTATTTTTGTTTTAATTTCGTTTAAAGCTTGTTTTAATTCCTCTATAAATTCTTCTTTAGTTAGTATTTCGGCATCAAAACTTATATTAGATACATCATCAAACCATTCCATATCTATAGGAATCATCAATTCTGTATCAATTTTTATACCAGCCACAGTACAACCTTCAGCTTCAGTTATATGATAAAGGCACTGGCAGTCCTTAATATATTTTCCTACCAATGCCTCTCCTATTAATTTATCTATTGTCATAGCATACTTTCTAAATATTCGTAAGTCTTGATCCCTACTACTCTTTCATTAGGTTTATCCTTTTTGATTATTAGTATAGTAGGAACATTTCTTACAGATTGTGCCCATTCATCAGGAACTCCGTCAGTACAATCAATTTCCTCGTATTCTATTTCTGGATGATTAGATATTAATTTATCTACTACCGGTTTCATTACCTTACATGGGCCACACGTTTGAGTATAAAATTTAATTAGTTTCATATAAGACTATTAATGTTGTCAAGTGTAGTTTTATCCCACACTTTCAGCGTGTTATAGAGTGATTCATATACTCCTTCATATAATTCCTCATCTTCTCCAGTTTCTTCTGTACCAGAAGCTTCAACTAGTCTTTCTGCTATTTTAGCAGCTATTTCTCTGGCATTTTGAAGCTTATATTTACTCATAATCTCTAATACATTTAAGTACTGGCTGCAATGGAACTCCATCTTCTGAATAATAAAAGAATTTTACAGTAGCCATTTTGCCTACTATTTTGTCTATATCATTCCTGTATATTTGTTTAAGTTCTCTGCTTCCCATAGGTTTAGCCTTAAATTCTAATCCTTTGTCAGTTATACAAGTAAAACACATATCCTCATCCCTAAGTCCTTCTGATATTCCGGTTATTTCAAATTCCGCATCCTGGTACATTTTTACCTTAATCATATCATTGGTTCTCTTATTGATTCCATATGTCTTACTTGGATTACGTATAACAACTCCTTCAAAGCCTTCAGAAACATACTTATCATGCAGGGTTTTTATTTCACTCCATCCTTCACATGGGGTATGTTCTACCATAACTACCTTTATATCAGAATCTTGAAAGTATGGAGTTACTACGTCCTCTAACATTTCTAGTCTATCTTCGAATGTCAAATTAGGATCTACTATATCATAAATCCAATATTCTAAGGCTTCACATTTACTATAAACATCAGTTTCCAACCTAGCCAGACCACTTATGTATTGTAGAGGTCTTCCATGTATATACAATTCTCCATCCAGTATTATGTCAGGGTTTTCTTCAAATAACTTAATCATATCCGAATGCCCTGTTATATGTTTGGTAGAATAGTCATAATGTTGCCCTCCTCTGCTAGCTGTATGAACTTCCCCATCTTTGTAGTACATCAAGCATCGCACTCCATCTATCTTACGGCTAGCTAACCATTTTTTCTCTAAAGCAGAACTAGCTACCTTATTAAAGTCTTTAGCTAACATAGGTTTTACCATTCCGTTAGCATCTGTAGTATCAGTAGGAAGGATTTTATCTAAATCCTCCTTAGAATATTTGCTTATCTCTTTGTCTAAAAGTTTATATCCCTTGTCTTGATATTTTTTCAAGTGGGAATTATACTCTAATCTAGCTTGTTCAGTAACAGTACGTTTAGCTTTTCCTTTACTTATTACTATTTCAGGTTGAGTAGTTATTTTTCCTCCATATTGAGAAGTATATCGTCTAATAACGAATCCATTATGATCATCTTCCCATTGATAACTTATTTCTACTACTCTTATCTTACCTTTAGAATCCCTAGAAATTAAAGTATTTTGACCTATCACTTTTTAGACTTTACTGTATTTTTAGACTTAGGTTTTTCAGATAAGATCTCTTCTGCTGTTAAATTAGGAGTTATATTGTCTCTTACTGGTTCTGCTTCTGGAGTAGGTGTGGAAGATACTCCAGAATGCCCAAATCCTTGCTCTCCTCTGTCTGTAGAGTCTAACTCAAGAACAGTTTTCCAAGATATTTGTTCTACTTTACATATAACCATTTGAGCTATTCTATCTCCTTGTTTAATTTCAAAATTCTCATTTCCTAAATTAACAAGAACAACTCCTACGTTTCCTCTATAATCAGCATCAATAGTTCCTGGGGTATTTAAACAAGTAATACCTTTTTTAATAGCTAGCCCACTTCTAGGTCTAACTTGAGCTTCGTATCCTTCTGGTAAAGCTATAAATAGATTAGTAGGAATTAATGCTCTTCCTCCTGGACGGATAGTAACACTTTCCAATACTGTTTTATCTTCATTCCAAGTAGTAAAGGAATTAAATGCCATAATTTTTGATGTTACATCAGAAAAATCTGCCATTAAATCACATCCAGCAGAATTAGTTGTAGCATATTCTGGAAGTGAATTTTTTGATTTGTTTAATACTTTTACTTCAATCATTTACTGAATAATTATTTTTAAAATCATTAGCTTTTAGTACTTTCAAAAGTCTATTATCTTCATCAAATACTAAATAATCTCCATAATCAACATTTTGCCATCCATGTCTCTTAGTATTAACTAGTGATTGACCCATATGATCGTCCATATTATCTGGACCTATAGTATCAATTATTTCTGCAAGACTATGAGGTCCAAATTGGATAGCTCCTCTTTTTACTGGTTTAGGTGTACACTTAATCATATATTTTATGTTCTGTGTTAGTATCTATATCTAAAATAGAATTAGTCTCCAAGTTTAAACTAAATGGCCTTCTTACATCCAAACAAGCTATGTTTTTTGTAATATAGGGGGCACTCTCCAATTGAGTATGCCCCACTATTTGATAATATCCATCTATTAACTTATGTCTTTGAGATTCATTAATATCTGCCCAAACACAACTACCTACATCATCAAACCCTCCCCTCCAAGAACTTATATCTTCTAAGAAATTGGTAGAAAAGTTTTGGGATTTTAAATCATATATAGATATATCATATTTGTCCAACCATTCTTGATGTATTGCAGCATGGGAAAATATGAAATTTTTCTCTATATGGATGGTCTGAAATAAATCGCTATTATCTTGAAATAGTTGATTCATTTCACTTCTTTTTCTATAATTCAATCTGGAACAATCCATGAACTGTAGGCTTATATAATGCCAATCATGATTACCTTTCAGAAGAATTACCTTGTCCATATTGTCTCTTTTGAATTTTATAATCTCTTTAAAGTTAGAAATGGCAAAATCAAATGAGATAACTTCCCAAAAATAAGGATCTAAGTAATCTCCTAAAAATATTACTTTATCGTATTTGTCTATATTGTCTATAGCGTACTTCCAAAATGTTCTTCCATGAACATCTGGTATAATTAAAATCTTATTTGTCATAGTATTTCGTTATCTATATATTCTAAAATATTTGAAACAGTACATTCTCCTACTTCTGAATAGAATGCTTTTATTATTTCTTTATCATCATTATATATTGCACAAAATGGCAATAATCTGGCTCCACAAGACGCTTTTAGTTGCAAAGCATCTTTTCTTTGTTTATAATGTTCTTCGTTATAAGATACTAAATTAAACTTTATCAAAGAATTTTCATCTCTTTTATCCAAAGCTTTTGTTAATTGTTCTCCTATACTATCTCCTTGCCCTGCTGAATAAACAATTTTGATTGTCATACTAAAATATAAGCGTCCCCTCTAGTTCTAGATACAGCAACATACTGTAATTGTCTTAACTCTTCTGAATCTTGAACTTTTCCTATATTACCCATATCAACAAATACTCTATTGTAAGAACTTCCCTGTGACTTATGCACAGTAGAAGCATATCCATAATCAAAGGTTTTCTTTTTAATTACTCTATTGTCATAGAATAAATTAAACGGTGTAGCAAAACTATTTAAAGTTTCAAAATATCTTTTCCAAGTGTCAGTAGCTCTCTTGCCTTTAGACTTTAACTCCAATGCCCTTAATCTAGTAGTTTCTATTAAGTTAGATAAATTAATAAGGGTTTGAGTATCATTTTCTCTAGATATAACAAATACACTGTGAGTACTTTTATAAACAGAATCATATAACTCTAAATTGTATCCAAGTATAGATTCATTCATATTAGGTATCCTTTTACTTATTTGGAAGGGATCATTAGTTATTACATAATCTAATGAATTCCAAAATTTATAATTATCATACTCAAAATTATCATATCCAGTTAAAATCTCTCCTTTATTAAACTCTTTGTCAGAGTCTTTCTCAAATATCACTTTTCTCGCTACGTTATTAAATGAATTAACTCTAGCATTAGTGTATGCTAATATTTTACAATTTAATACGTTTTTTGTACTTACTGATTCCTTGAGAAATGGCTGAGCAGCCAACATAAAATCCTTTGCGGAATTATATACATTAAACGAATCATGTTCTCCTTTCATTGTTTCAAATTTAGAAGTAGCATGATCTCTAAGGGTTGATAATATAGACAATACAGGACTATCTTTTGCCTGCCTATATATCTTAGTTAAGGTTATAATATTTGGAAGATTAAATACCTTAGAAGTAGTTTTTGCCTTTACTGGCTGAATTTGCTTTATATCCCCCACAAACACTATTTTAGCTTTTACTGATCCACATTTGTCAATTAGCAATTGAAATAGATCATCATTTATCATTGAAGCCTCATCCACTATAACTATTCCGTTATATGGTATAGTCATACTAAAATTAGGATTTGATTTTGATGTCTCGAAAATTAACTCTCTATAGTCTAGAGCAAATATTTCTATATTGGGAGACAATGCTAATAACTGATGCACTGTCTGCGCCTCATTGCCAGTAAGAGCTTCTATAACTAATTTGGCTTTATGTGTTGGGGCAGCTAAGGCATAACTAATTTCTTCATCATCCAAGTAATCAATGAACTCCCTTAATATTGTGGTTTTACCTGTTCCGGCACTACCACTTAAAGTAATACATTTTTCTTTATTTGATACAAATTCTTCCAACTTTTTTAAAGCATCTATTTGTTCTTCTCCTAGTTTTACTGTTTCTATTTTTGGTTTTAATGAAAATGTAAATCCAGCTCCAAACATTTACTTCCAAAATACTTCTGTTATGTCTTCTAATCCATATATTGGATTACCTTTTTCATCTAATTCTTTACACATTTTGACTTCATATAATCTTTGATTAGTGGTAGGACTTTTTAAACCTCCCAGTTCCTCAATATAAGGACCTAATTTAATATAGTTGAATTTGGATATATCTATATTTTTCGGAAGCTCTTGCCTTCCTGAATACCAGGCATATCTTAATCCAGCTATATTCCTTACTAATTCAGAAAAATACTCTACTTCTTGTGGTTCAGAATCGCCTCCCATCATAGCTACACAGGTTATTCCTTTGTTCTTTTTAAGCAATTCCAAAAGAGAGTGGGCTGTTAATTCAGTTCCAATGTCCTCCGCCAAGTAAGAGCTATGGCAGCCCTTACAATGGCATGGACAATTGGATATATTTATTGCTAAAGTAGTTTCATTAGGAATTTCCTGGAATACTACATCAGTGTTTACATATTTCAACATTTATCCTTTATAATAATATCGTTTATTTGCTTCTCTTTGTCTAGCTTCACTAAAATTAGACACTCTTTTTAGATATCCTATAACTCTAGTAGCATAGTCTATATTCTTGCTTCCACAAGATGGACATTCATGTAAATATCTTTTATCTATGTGTCCACACTCATTACAGATGGTGTTAGGAATGTTAAAAGTAAAATAATTTGTCCCATTCACTGCCGCCACTTTCAGTAGATTTCTATATTGGTCTTTAGTTAAATGCTCCTCTAGGTTCATATGTAGAGCACTACCTCCATCAAGGTATTTGACATAGTCTCCACCATGTAGCTTGAATTTATCTAGCACATTTAGTGTAGTATCCTCTACCTTGTAGAAATAAGAATTATAACATTCTCTAGGTACTATATATCCCGATTCCTTATCCCATTTGGCATGTTTAACTCCAAGAGATTCAGCTGGAACAAATTCTGTATTAAACATAAGTTCTTTTGTTCTAGCTTTTTTATTTTCTTCACTTATAGAAGATAGAATAGATTGCATAAATTCCTTATATGTAGGATTATCACTTATGTCTATACCTAGATATTCGGCTGCTTCTACTACTCCATTTATTCCTATAGTTAAATATTGCTTATCCAAGGAGATAAATCCAGCTTTATACACTGGCAATAATCCCTCTTCATAAAACTCTTTTAGTAGCTCATTAAAAGCAGTTTGATATTTATGTACTTTTCTAACATTTTCTCTTAGATAATCTAGCATATCATATCCATTTCTTACTGCATTTTGCACTAAACGGTTAATATTAAGAGTCATTACTGATTTAGAACCAGTGGCGATACCTCCTGCTCCTAGAGAATAACTAAATTGATTTTCAGTTACTTCATTTCTTAGTCTGCAACAACTTGATAAACTATCAGCAGAATCAGACATATAAGTGAAGAAGGAATGTCCTTCTGCGTACATTTCAGCGGTAAAATCAGCATACTCTTTATCGACCACATCTTGTCCATCTGTTAATAAAGCCATAGTTTCTACTGGAAACGTAAGAATAGTTTTAGTTCTTTCTTTATTGAACCACTTCATAAATTTCTTTTGAAGCCAATTAAGGGAATCCCACTTTGGTTGAGTTCCATCAGGAAAATAAAACTCTCCAAACATTCCATCGAAGTAGTTCTTATCAAAATAACTTATATTCCAGAAAATACTTTGAAATCCCCTTGCAGCAGCAGGCTGATTCATGGAATACACTATTTGTTGGAATTTTTGTTCAATTACTTTTTCTATTGTTCTGGTTTCAGTAAGTTTAGCAGAGTTTATAGAATTTAATTGTGCTCCTTCTAGTGTGGTATCAGTTTCAAATCTCATCTGGCAGTTAGCATCAGGATATTTATAATAGTCGTCACCCCATTCTTTACGGGCAAAATAATCAAAATACATTAAAAACTCACCAGTTGCTAAAGCTCCTGCAAACTGAGAACTTACAGCAAAGCACAAATTAATAAATATTCCACAGAAGGAATCTAAATTTTTTGGCTTTGCAGATAACCCTCCTAAATCCTGTAAACCATTTAAAAGAAATGGATACATAGTTATAGCTACACAGTATGGCATGATACTAGTTTCATCATGCTTATACAGCTCATGAGATTCCAATTGCCTAATATATTCTTTAGCCAAATCCTCTCCATAAAGTTCCCTAATTTTATCTACCAACCTAGCCCTATTTAATTTAATAGTATCAGCTTTAAATAATTCTGCATTAAGAGTAGCAACATTCTTCTCAGTTACGTTAGCATTAGAGTCTACTTTGCTACCTGTGGCTGCATTAATAGCTCTGGCGTAATCTTTTATAAATTTCTTTTTAGCAATTATAGCCTGCTTTTCATCTTCCTTATACCTATATATAATAAATGTCTTAGCAACCTCTCCATAGTCATTCATCATGAGAGCGTTTTCCACTTGATTTTGTATTTGCTGAGCACTTACTATATTTTGAAAACACATATCATCTACTATTTGATCTATGATTTCATCATCTACAGGTTCATTACAAGCATGAAATGCTTTAATTAAAGATTGTTCCAGTTTATCCCAATTAAACGGCTCTACTGTATGATTACGTTTTATTACTAGCATTAAAGTTCAAGTATTGTTTTTAATAGTAAGGTCTTTTCTACCTTATTCATAATATCTTTATCGTCATCAGTTATAATCTGAGTAAAGGCATTATAAACAGTAAACATATCTACTTGGTCCACATCCTCCTCTATATAATAAGGGGATTTAGCATCTATGAATAATTTTTTAAATGCTGTTACTGGAGAAGATGTAGCTAATTTTACCTTACCATATCCTCCATCATAACTTCTAACCATAGAATTATGAACCCATCTTCCTAATTCTCTTTCTAAACTTTCTCTGTCTCTACTAAAAAATGTGTCAGATAATTTTTCTAACCATACTTTCACATCATTAGTTTGCTCCATTAAAGTTTTAATTGGTCTATAATCTATGGCTGTATTTGGTTCTAACTCTTGAGTATTTAAAAATGAAGGGTTAAATACACATAGGTTAGTACAAGCCATATTTAAAGCACCTCTATAAATCTTAACGATTGGCTTTCTAACATCCAATCCGTATAAGAATCCTACAACCTCTTGATGGTTATCAAATATACCTTCTCCTGGCATAACAGCCTGGACCCATACTCTATTATAAGTAATATCCTCTGTGGAATCCAATTTGGTAATCTGATCTGGCAATCTAACCTCTACTCTAATATCATCTGTGAATTTGCTCATTCGATCTAGGAACGGTTCTACATAGCTTTTAGTTGGAAGATATTCTCTATCTTTAATAATCGTTCCTTTACCTTTTAATAACTCATCAATACTAATTTTCATTCAAATTATATTAAATAGTACCTACTACCGTAGTTAACTAATGAATTTTCCACTACCTTATCAACACATTCTAAAGTATCTAATACATAAGATGCTTGAGTTCTAGTCATATCTAAACATTCAGTTAAAACTGAGTAGGCTGCCTCTCTATCAGACTCAAATTCTCCAAAATACTCGTCTAAAGCTTCATACATAGCACTCTTTCCTAAAGATATGTTGTCTCCATTCAGGTCCAAGTAAGATAAAATAATGTCTTGATCTTCTTCATCAAACTCCATTAATTCCCTATATCCCTCAAAAATCTCATCTATTTTTGCACCATCAAAAGACATACACACATCTAGGCTTCCAGTTAACTCTATAGTAAAGTCTTCCATAGTTCTATCTATTACTTGGTCTTGGTTACAATCAAGTAATTTCATAAGTCTGAATTTTAATAAATCGTATGTCTCAAACTTACTTAGAAATAATTCCAAATTTCCATCACTTAGTTTTATATCAATCATTATTTTGTAATTCTATAGTGCCATTAAGTAATATATTATCTTCTATTATGTGATAATTTACATGTGCAGGAGTGTTGCCATATCCTAACATACAATAATCTGAAGAACCGAAAAACGATCCAACTTTCCAATATTTGAAAGCTTTTCCTCTGCCCATAGCTTCATTATGCAAATCTCCACTAACTATATTTACATTTTTCTTAAGATTTGGCTGAGATGCAATGTATTGAGTTAAAAGGACCTCATTTTTAGGATCTAAGTTCATAGGTAATCCTTTTTTCATAAATTTATCATCTTTGCCATGACATATAAAATACGTATATTCATCAACATCATATCTCAAAAAGAATGAATCAGATACATATACTTCTATATCTGGATATTCCAATTTTAACTGAGCTGCTACTAGATTAGAAGCTGTCCATTCTGTAATACCTCCGTGATTACCGCAGGGCACTGATAAAAAGCTATAAGATTCAGCCAGCTTTAAATTTATCATTTCTTGGAACAAATATCTAATAGCTGAAATATATCCATAAACTTGCTCTTTATTATCCATATTTTGAGGCATGAAATGATCTCTCCTTGCAGTTTGATTGTCCATTCCATCCAATGCATCTCCCACATTTACTACTACTATTTTGTAAAATCTTCCCAGACTATACAAATAAGAGATAATAGTGATAATTCTTTCCTGCACTGCCTCCATATCATAGTTGTTTTCATACATAGATCCAGATTCTACTTTAGCTCCTATGTGCATATCGGCTAGGAATAAGATCAAAGTCTTAGAGTTGTCATTTTTAATGATTGGAATAGGCTTTCTTTCAAATTCAATATTGGGGTTGTTGACGAAATTTTCCATAAGAGAATTAAAATACTCCCTAGAATTTTTTAATTCATTGATTTCTGAAGCCATTTTGTTAATGACATTCTTAAAATCCCTCTCTTGTCTAGCATCTGCATATTTGAAAGCTGCTCTTTCTTTTAGGCTCATTCTATATTCTGATAGTTGCTCTTCTGTTAATTCTTCCCCCATGTGAGGAGGGAACCAAGCACTATCTTTAGTCAATTTGAATGCCCTGAATATCTTCTTTACTTCTGATAAAGTAAATCTTGGAAACTCATTTGTTACATTTCTAGCTGTAACATTACCACCATAATAAGTATAAAGTCCAAACAATTTTTCAGCCTCATCCCTAGAAAGCTCTGCATAGAAATCTCTTGAATCTCGTACTTTAACATCTACCTTATATTTTACAATCTTTCCTTTTCCAGAATCTAATTTAACAGTATTACTTCTAACGATAGTTACTGATGCTAAAGATTCTGATTCTTTATAATCTTCAACTTCTGTGCAAATTTCTTCCTTAAATGTACTCATATTTTTCAAATTTCTTTGTTTTACTATAGTTTAATTTGAGAGAAATTTTAATCTATTAATTTCTCAATTTTTTCTTTCAATTCTTCTCCGTTATATTCTGATAAAAGCCTCTTTATTTCAGCTTTTAGATCTAAATCAGGAAGCTCGTCAGTATACTCTTCCTTAAATTCGGTAGTACTTTTAATGACAGTATCAGAAAATATATCCTCTATATTTCTCCTATCAGTATCCCACCTTTTATTAACTACATCATCATATAATTGTACTACTTCTTGATATAGAGCATTTTCTATATCATGCTGTAGCTTTATGTTTCTTACAGCTTGATATAAGTAGTTACTGGATAAAGAATTGTTAATACATACTTTTTGCAAACTTATTTTTTGCTGTTTTGCTTCTGTTAATAAATCTATTACTTTATGATATGTATCTAATCTTGTTGCCATAAAATTTTACTTATATAAAAAAATAAAGGAGGACTATCTGTAATCAGATAACCCTCCTATAAAGATATTGCGAGAGAAGTAAAATTAGTCTTTCTCGATTCCGAAGAAGATGTAATGACCTTCTTTTGAACTCTTAGACGGAGCATAATCCATTGTAAATGCAATTGGTTCACCCTCTGCAACTTCCTTAGTATAATTGCAAATTACAGAACCTCTGTATCCACCTTCTGTATACAGCTTCTTAGCTAGTTCTTTAGCCTTAGCTTTGTTTTCAGTTGTCTTTGCTAGTTCTTCTCCAGTTTCTTTGTTCTTAATAATATAAGTAGTTACATACTTACGTTTTCCTTTTTCATTTACTACATCATTCATTTTGTAAGGACGTTCCCTTGTATCAGCAGACCCCGGTTTATAAGTGATGGAGCAAGCTGTTCCTGGTGCATTCTTCGTGTGCTTCTCTAAATAGTTAGCACAAAATGTCTTAAATTCCTTGTCTAATGGAGAAGGCTCTCCTGCTTTCTTCCATGCCTGTGTAGCATCACGTTGTACGAAAAATGTGTCCTTTACTTGTTCTACTGCTTCTGCTCTAGTAAATGCTTTTACTTCTACTCTCTTAAAATTAGCCATAATTATTACAATTTAAAAATTCATTAATTCATTATCCTTGATCTCGTTGCTTTTTGTACTACAAAGATAGTACTTTTAGGTGAGTCCACCAAATCTTTTTGTGTTAAATTTTGTAGTTTTGAACTACTCTTTCTTCCCGAAAGAGTGATACAAAGATACTACAAAAACTTGATCTGACCAAATGGTCTGTGGATAAAAAAATCTAAAATTGTAATTTTTTGATCTGGCTTTTCTTGTTTATATAAAAGTTATTAATACTTACTTCCTATGATTCATCTCATAATAAGTATCAACACTTTCTCTGAACCACAATTCTGGAGTATCCTCACAAATACCCAGATTTATAAGAGCTTGCCCAAATCTTAATTCAGGATACTCTTTTAACATATTAGATAGCTCGTCAAGAATTTTAATATTATATTCATTTCTGCAAGCTATTTTTTCATTTACATTCAAAATGGGAGCCAATTGTCTAATATATTATTTATTTGAGTTATCATTTCCTTAGCGGACTTGCATCCACAGGTATTAAATGTTTTTACACCATACATGAAGTCTTCACATACTATAGATAATCCTCTAACATACTCCTGTGGAAAATGTCTTCCCTCAGTCACTTTCATTATTACTTGATAACAAGTGGCATCTGGATTTTTTTGTCTAGCTTGATAAGTCAAAAATCCTACTAAGGAAATAAGACCAAATTTGTTATTTATATCTCCAGCTATACCTCCCAAACTAAAGTACTTAGAATATATTCCCTTTAGTTCCTCATAATTCGGGTTGTTCAATATCGTATCCATATTGTTCGTGATATGCTACTCTTTTAAGTAATTCAGAAAATTCATTCATGCCTCTCTTTATATGAGTATCTAGTACCTTAAATACTCCAGAATTATAAGGAGGTATTGTAGATACTAATAACATATTAGATTTCATACTCAATTTTTGATCTTGACCAAGTAACAAGAATAGTAGCCAACTATACATAGCCATCTGTCTATAATAGTGGTACTTATAAAAACTATTTTGAAACTCAGAGATTTCGTGCCCAGTAGTTTTTAAATCATTAATGACCAATTCCCCTATTGATTCATCCCAAGTATAATTATCTATCTTGGCTTTCAAAGATAATATTCTTTCTTCTTTACTTGGGTAAATGGCCTTTACATCTAAGAGAATACATATCTCATTCTTTGATTCTGGTTCTGACAATAAACTATCAGGATTTAATAGTTTTTGTATTTCCTGATTATTTTTTACTGATTTTAAGCATTCTCTTAGCTTAAATCTAGATTTCTCATCTAAATAAATAGGCTCTTTTAACTCATTAAAACTACTTCCATTTTCATAGGCTCTCCTTTGAGAATGATAATCTTTACATTTCAACCTCAAAGCATCAGCCTTTTTATCATCCATTTTCCCCTTATAGTAGTCTATTTTGTCTGACGCTTTAATTATATCATCAAAAGTTATATCCCCATTTTTAATAAATATAGGATATAATTCGTCTGCCATAAACCCAGCTTTAGCTGTAGGTCTATTTACATTTTCTATAAGAGTAAAATCATCTGGCTGCAATATTAGTTGATGAACAGCACTTCCAAACACCATAGAATCCATGTACTTAGGATGAGCACTCAATCCCTCATAGTATAATTGAGGACTACCTCCTTGTTCGGGATTTATAAGAGATAGACTTGAATTACTTATGTATTTTTTGTATTCTTGGCTAAAATACTCCTGATCAGATATATCTAATGCTTTTATAGATTCTAATATAGGAATTATTTTTATATCACTCAATTTCATGTATAAGAAAACTTAGTTCATATTCTACACAAGTATCTAAGTTTTCATATATCTTTATAATCCCATTTGAATAATCCATAAGTATAGAGCTTACCTTATCTCCTTTTTTATACTTTCCAACATCAGTATTAAAAGTACAATTATAAAACTCTACCACTAGAAAATCCATTTCATCCCAATCTTTCCAATCAAAAAGTTGTTTTTCCATTCAATATTCTATATGCTTCAACAATTTCATCTATGTCCAAACTATATATTCTGTATTCTGGGCCAGCATATTGATTATGAGGTCTATCAATTAATAAAGCTGGAACTCCAGATTGAATACATTTATAAACATTAGATACAGAATCGTCGATTAGTACATCACATCTTCCTTTAATCAAATCAGCCTTATTCCCATGTTGGTATATCATTTGATATATAGGTCTGTCAGGAAAACCATTATCAATCAACCATTTTCTGCTCCAAGATTTAGGATTTATTCTCTTAGTGCAGTACATTTCTGGAATAAAGTTAATCCAGTCTATTTTAGGAAGACTTAACCAGAAATCTCTATCTCTTCTTAATTTATAAACATTTCTAGTTATTATATATCCTTCCATTACCTTAGGGTTTTTATCGGCATTAAATTTTTCTTCATATGCCTGATAAAAACCTCCTAATGTGTCGTCAATGTCTAACGCAATTCTTAATCTATTCATCTTATTTGTTTAAAATTCAGATATTTCGTAAAAATTTCCTATTGCATATCCTGCTTCTTCCATAATGGCTACAAAGTCTTCCCAGTCTGCTGGAACATCCTCATCACTTGGAAGATATAGATCAATAAATCGATCCTCAGCAGATGCTAAACTTCTGGCTGGAATTTTTTCTATAAAAACAGAGCTTCCATCGAAAACAGGTATCAAATAAGTATTCATTGTTGTTTGATGAAATTATCGAAATCATTAATAACCTTAATCATCTCTTTTGGTAATATTTCCAGAGCGTAGTCTTTCATATCTTCATTCATTTCTTTCCAATAAGCATATGCTATGCTTCCAGATATTGCTCCTATTGTATCTGCATCCCCACCTAAATATATAGCATTTCTAATACAACTCTCATAGCTGGTAGATTCTAGAAAACATCTAATAGCCTGGGGCACAGACCCTTCACAACTAGAGTCAAAGGTATATCCTTTTCTTACTTTTTCAATAGGTGCATCAAAATCATAGTTTGGGTAATATTCAGAAGCAATATCAGTTAATTCTTTCTTTGTGTAACCTTCACGAGCAGACCATATCAAATCAGCTACACAATTAGCTCCTATAATTCCTTTCTTATGATTATGTGTTATTTCTGCCTGCTTGGTGGAAAAATAAAGAACATCCTCATATTCATACAAATATCCACATGGACTAACCCTCATTGCCGAGCCATTACCATAACTACCATAAGGTTCTTTCTTGTCAGAAACTATCCATTTTTTAAATAATTTACCGTATCCAGCATATGGATACTTACTACACCACTTTGATACAAAAGTTGTAAAATCAGGATTCTTTGGATTATGAATAATAGCTTCAGCTACACCTATTGTACATACTGTATCATCAGTGAATTTTCCCTTATTTTCGAATAGGTCAAAACATGGACTATTTTGTCTAGATTTTTTAAATTCATAGGGCTGACCAAATATATCTCCTACTATTGCTCCTAATAATAAGTTATTCATGATTGAGTTTTTGCATATTTTAAATAAGACCCTGGAAACCTATACTGTAGTTTATTATAAAATACTATTAAGTCATTTGTATTAGAATCACTACATAATGATGCTCCATTAGTAGCCGTTTCTAGCTTATAGGAATCAGAGTCCAAATCGTACAATATTACTCCTATAAAATCTCCATTTTTACTAAATACTAGAAATAAACCTTGATCTGCATTTCCATCACATAAATCTACCGTTTCATGAGAATCAGGTAGAACTACATCCAACATTTTCATAAGTTGATTTCTTTGATTGGTTTTAGGTTAAATGAACTGGGAGTTATTTTTACACAATCCTTAGTTAGGATAATATTCTTACTAAGAGATTCTGCTGGGTACATCCAGGTTTTAATTTTATTACTCTTTTCTAGTTGATTAATAAAATGAGCACCAAAGGACACATTTTTATATTTCCAAGGATCTTTATACAGAACATCTTCTAGATACTCCCATGTTCCTTCTTGTAATCCTTCTTTACTTCTACCAGATGGCATCAGTGGTAATAACACATGATAATAAATATTTTTACCATATTCTTCTACCACTTTTAAAAACTCATCCACTGACTTATTATCTGATATGATGTGGTGTATATTCACTTTTACATCAGATAAAGACAATAAATTGTTTACGGCTTTTGTAGCTCTTTCCCTTAAAACCGGATTACTAAAGCTAACAGCTACTCCACCACAATATTTAGATGTATACTCCAATATATTTCTAGCCAAAGAAGTAGACTCATCCGATAATACAATTCCGTTAGTAGTATAATTAGGGACTACTCCGCTATCATATACTGTTTTTAGAAACTCACAAAATTGAGGATGAATAGTAGGTTCTCCAGTAGAACCAATTGCTATTTGAAAAGGCTTCTCTGTAACAATAACATTAGTACTTTCTACCTGTTTATCTTCAGGGAATGTAGTCATCCATTTTTTCCATGTTTCACAAATGTCTTGAAAATCAGTTCCTTTATTTGTAGCACTCACATAGCAGAATGGACATTCAGCATTACACCTAGTGTTAATACCTACGTCATAAAACTCACTTCTGTCAGGTTCCAATTCACTAGCTACCCCTCTACCTAATCTTACTGTTTTAAGATTATGCCAAATAGCATGATAATTCTTGTTAGGAAATTTTCTTACTTTAATCTTACTAAATAAATCTTCGTGCTTGTTCATATTTTTATAAAAAATCTATTGTATAATTTCCTGGTATATTATGAGTTTTAAGAACAGCTTCTAATCCTGCTCTATAAAAGGTGTCACAGTCTTCATATCCAGAACCATATGGCATTGTTATATCAATCCATGCTTCTGGAAGATTATTCCACTCTTCCTCACTATACCATATTTTATCCTCATCCTCCTTCTTTCTATAATCAACTACTGGGTGTATTTCTGAATCACCATCTGTAGGTAAAATCCCACTCAGTATTTCATAGATAAATTCGCAGACGTCCTTTTCAGCGCTAATAGTGCAAAATACTTCACTACTACTGTTTGTTATTATGTCTCCGAATGATTGTATATTAATGCCAATATTCTGATGCATAGCATTCACTCCTTGCATTGTCATAGACTTCTTCACATGTAGGAAAATGATCCTCAATCTCTACTATGTATAAACCCTTTAAAGTATTAAATTCTTCAGAGTTATTATCTACGATTTCATCCCAATCATTAGTTCTCCAATTATATTTTATAGATAAGTAATTGCAGAACAACTCATCATATTCACTATGACTTTTTATCCAATCTAAATCTCCTATTGCACAAATATCTATGCACTCATCACTTATATTTCTATAATTGTCCACATAATCTGGATGCATTAGAAATACTTCCGAACTAGAGTTAGTTATCAAGTCACTGAATGATTGTATAGCACTTATAAATTTCATTGTTCTATTTTATTACCGTCATCATCTACTATATAATCGTCTTCATTCCAGCTCAATAGCTTTACTACTCTCCCCTCTTTGTTTCTCGCTACTGGGCACTCGCAATCTACTACAAACAAATTTTCCAAAATCCAGTCTATAGTATGTGTAAACCCATGATCAATATCCACACTTATTTCCTTTTCTAGTTCTTCTAAAGGCTTCTTATTACCTATAGCATGTACTTCCTTAGTATATAAGTGTTTTTTGTTTTCGGGTATATAAGACAAATATTCTTGATAGTAATCATCAAAGGTTTTAACTTCTAATATACCTCCCATCCCTGAACTAATGTCATATTTTTCTTTTTCTTCATCTGACATTTCTACCCAATTTTCCCAACTTCCATTATACTTAAATTGGGAATGCACCTTCTCTATCAAGGACTGTAATTCTTTTTTAGGCATATCAGTCCTAATACTGAATATTTCTGAACTGGAATTAGTTATTACATCTGAAATTGATTGGACTTTTATACTTAGTTGCATATCTCTAGTACTTTTAATTGTTTATTTATAAGAGGAAGTTCTTCCTTATCTATAGATACCCAAATAGACCTTTTCAAATCTGACAGAAGAGAATCATAAGATAAGGAAAAAATTTCTTCAGTGGCTAAGTTCCTCTTACTCTTTTTTACTGAATTTTTATACTTGGAAAACATTTCTCCAAATGTATATGTTATTGGGGAATATCCTAATAACTCCTTTAGAAGATTTAGAACATTATCACTATACTCAACAATAGCTAGCATCGTAATCAAATAAGCCGTTGATCTTATTCAGGATAGCTGCATTATGTATGTTACTTGGATCCTTTGATTTAATAACATAGGAAGAATCATAATACCACTCTGGATCTGATTCATTATGTGATTTAGCAAATTCATCCAAGCTTAAACTACCACAATTATTTACCATATAGTGGTATATTTTCTCTTCTACATCGGACGCATCACTCCAGAGTCTTTTAGAAACTTTATCATCATAATTTTTTAATAATTCCTCAAGATCTGGATGTTTACCAGGATTTTCTTCTATTTCCTCTTTAGCTTCATCAACATACCATCCATCTGTATCTCCAACTTCCAAATTATATTCCACTTTTATAGTGAATAGATCGTCGCAGGTTAAATCAGATCCAGCAGATTTTAAAACAGCATTTATAATCTCTTTTACAGCTTCTGGGCTAGTAGCCCAAGTAAAGACGGATGTAGAGCTATTTGTAATTAAGTCTACGTATGATTGTATAATGTATTTCATTTTACTTGTGTATTTATCCCAGATGTATATGGAATCCGTTTAGTAGTTCTGTGATTATATCAAAGGTATCATAAGGAATAGAATTGTCTTCTGTACTTATTATAAGAATTTTTCCATCTAAGTATTGTAAAGTTTCTTCTTCCTTTGGATTCCACCATGACGGTAATGGTTTTCCGGATTTTTCATATTCCTGAAAAAAGATTTTGCATTTTTCTAAAGCTCCTGGAATTTCCATCACATCATAATAATCACACCCTCTTTTTCCTTCCATTTTATATCCTAATCCCTCTAAAAAATCGAAATATTCTATAAGAAACATATAGGTATTTTTATAGTATTTTCCATCAAGATTAGATGCACTCTCCATTCTATACCTCGCTAAGGCGTATTCGTCTTCTAAATCTATAAACCATCCTTCTACTGTGCCATAGTAACTTCCATATCCCAATTTCCTTTATACATTAAAGTGTATGGGTCTGCTGGTCTATTATAAAAAGCCTTTCTGTAGTCATTCAAAGAAAATCTCATAGGTTCTTCAAACCCAGTGGTTATTTCTTTAAGAACATTAAATACTTGCTCTTCAGTTAATTTCGTATCAGTTACGAATAATTCTGAAGAAGAATTGGTCACTACGTCACTAAAGGATTGCATAATATTCAGATGTTATATTTTGTGAGCCAAATATTAATTTAAGTATGCTAGATATGTCTTCTCCTACATTGCACATAACTGGATAACTTAATATCAATTCTCCAGGAGACTCTTCATAAATATCTCCAAGAATAGTATCATCGTCATCCTCTATATTATATCCCCATTTTTTAAGTATTTTATTCCATACTTCTCTGAAGGTTTCTGGAGATACGTCTGTGCGTATAGAAAATATTTCGGAACTAGAATTAGTTATTATATCTGAGACACTTTGTATATTTACTTTAAATCTTGTCATAAATACAAAAAGCTGCCCTTATTGGGCAGCTTTAATTAATTGGTAAAAATATTCTTTAGGAAGGATTACTACTTCCCCCTCACTAGACATATTAACCTGTCCTTCTTTTACATTCTGTTTATTCCAGAATATAACGAGAGGTTTATCTTTTAATGGACAAGCCTCTGCTATAGCATGATAAGAAGGAGTAGGTTTAGTACATTTTATTTGAGCGTAAAAGGGAAGTCTGCCAGATGGATCTATTAAATCCACCTTCATGTTATCCATTTTCTTACTTTCTCCAGCCGAAGTTACTAGTTCTGGATATCCCAGTTCTTTTAATTCATTTCTTATTTTATACTCATATGCTCTTCCCTTATTTTTAGCATATTTTCCTCCTCTTCTTTTGGTTTTTGCTTTTTCCTCATCACATTTAATACATCCGCTTCTTACTAAATGCGATTTTGCTTTTTGGGTAACTTCCCCATGTATAGGGCAAATAAACGTAAATGGTTCATCTAATCCTTTGTATTCAGAAGAGGAATAGTCATATTTGTCTCCATGTTTTGGTTTACATTTTTTCTCGATAAATTCTTCAGTCGTGTATTTAGCCATTGTATTCCGTCATTAATTAACTCGATCGTCTTATCTCTTCCATATTTTTTATAAAAATCTGAAATATCCTTTGCACCATAATGTTTAGGAATAAAAAGACAGTGACATCCGAATTTCTTCTTAATTTTGAACATGTTGCTTATACCAGCTGAATCATTATCATAAAAGACTACTATGACTTTAAATTTTCTCTTTAGTACTTCATACTGTTCTTCAGTTAAAAATAAGTTTTCAGAATTTGGAGCTATAGCTGTTATGCCTAATCCATATAAGCACATAACATCCTTCATGCTTTTAGTAATAACGCATAGATCCCCCGATTCAGGTAATTGTTTACTTCCTTGAATTAATTTAGATGGCCAATTGGATAAGAACCTAAATCTGGTTCTAAAAGGAAAATACATTCTCCATAATTCCATATTATTTTTGGATCCATAGTAATATCCAAAAATAAAATTATTAGGAGATGAAGATGTAAAATAACCTCCATTTAGAAAAACTGATTTGCAAGAATATACATTAAATTTGCTCAGGGTAGATTCCTCTACTCCGTAAGATTTCCACCATTCCAATTCTTTTTTTGTAAATGGCTGTATTTGAGCTTGCAGAATACAAGATTCTGTTTCTTTAAGTATGTTTCCACTGTACTCTATAAGTTTTTCATGTTTTTTTAAATCCTTTCTATGTATAATTCCAAAATCATTAGCTATAATTTGTAAAGCTTTATGAAATGAACATCCATATTTATACATTACTAAATTAAAACAATTTCCATAAAAATCGCCTCTAAAATCTTTAAAGATTAAGTCTCCACGCTTATTTTTAAAAAAAGCACATGTGGGATTTTCATCCTTCCTTAAAGGAGAACAAAACAACCCTTTGCCAACATGGACACCTAAATAGTGTTCCATAATGGCTTCTTGGGATAGTCTCTGTAATATTAATTCCTTAGTTATTGTTGGTTCAATTTGTATTTCCATATACTATCAATTAAACCACAAAGTTACTAAGAAATTTTTATAACTCAAAATCTAATGGATCAGAGTCTTCTGCTTGAACAGGTTGTCCTACTGCATTTGGTTTACTTGCTCCTGAGTCTAGGGAAGGCATCTTAGTAGGAGTAGCTGTCTCCATATCCTTCTTCCTATCCAGTTCGTAAGGAGTAAATCCTAGTTTCTGACCAATACAATTATTTGTAATAACTGCTTCTCCACCTGGCTCGAATACAGACAATAAATAAGGAAAACGAGGTTTATTGTCCTTATCTCCTATTAACTTAATTTTGGTCTGGAAACCAATTTTTGATTTGGTTTCTGATTCTAAGAACTTACATAACTTCTCAAATGTGGTACTTTTCCCAGATAATTTATTTAAGGCTTCTGGACAAACCTCAGCTAATAAATGTCCAATGGTTTTAGTAAATACCTCTAGATTAGAAGGATTCTCCATTTCATGTCCATTGCTGTTTTTACGGGTAGTTCTTTTCTCATCTCCTGGTTTAGGTGCAAACAGAGTATGAGTAAATTGACCTTCATCGTTCTTGAATTTGATTCTAAGAACTTCGTACTTCGCAGTAGGATCTTTCTTACCATCAAATTGTGCATATTCTACACCATCAAATTGTACATCGTGAATTTCCCAAGCTTTTAATAAAGGTAAAGAAGTTGATACATATTTTTCGTTGGCTCCAAATCCAATATTCATTTCCATAATTGTGCAAATTTATTAGAGTTCAAATTTAAATTCTTCAGTAATCTCTTCACTTCCGTCTCCATCTAATGTTGCTTCCATAGGAAGAACTTCTGGAATATCATCTTCAACTACTTTAATCTTTGGATCTACGCGTTTCTTTTTAGAGTCTTCTACGTAAGGAATATCAACCCCACCGTCCATGATAAATGTATCATTATTTAGTGGAATTAATTTAAATTCTGTACCGTGTTCAGCTAACTTAGTATTAGCTTTTCCTCTACAAGAAACAGTCTTGCTCTTAGTAAGTTTGTTTCCACTTTTACATCCGAAAACTTCATCCTTACCAATTACAGGAACTAACTTATCTTCATGTTTTTGGTATATTACAGAAATCCTATCTTCCCATTCTGCCCCTAAAACTTCTACAGCTTTAGAATTAAGAACTAATTTATTCTCTTCCAGAATAACTATAGGCTCTGTACTACCATCATCTTTCATTACTGATTTAGCCTTTTTAGGAGTTGCTGCTCCTTCTTCGATTATCTCTCTGCTAATTGGAGTGTAATCTCCAGTTTCAGGATCAAAATCGAACTCTATCAACATTTTAACCCGCATTATACTCGCGTATTTTCTCTATAACGTATTCTAAATCGTTATCTATGTAAAGATCTTCAAAACAACCAAATGGACTTTTGGCTGTATTTGTACCATCACTATTAGTCATAAACTTATATGCAATACCTCCATCATCATTTTTTCCAATGACTGTATATAAAACATAAGTAAATAAACCTTCTAGTACGATTACATTATCCAACATTTTACCTATGGTTTTAATCTTATAATTTGGATTCATTTCGTCCCCAGCATTCTCACTGTGAGTACAAACCACAAACATAAGATCATCACGCATATTCATAGCTTCTTTAAACACACTATACATATGTTGAGCCATTTCAGTAAACTTTTCGTAAGACTTTTCTTTAGCCCTATCCATAGCCTCAAACGACATCAAATACTGCATATCATCCAAAACTATAGTTTTAATATTAGGCATTTTACTATTTATTAGCTTTAAAACAGTTCCAATTTTATCCACACTACTGGTTACGTAGTAATTACCTTCCCATGCTTTGGATTCTGGATCTTGCTTTAAGCTTTTATATTTAGCCTTAAATCCTCTAAACGGAAGAGGTTTACCGGTTGTACTTATGATGAAAGTTTCTTCTGGATTTAAATTACGAATAGAGGTGGATTTTCCACTCCCAGATGGACCAACGATTGCTATTAATTCAGCCATTTACATTACAAATTGATAATTTTTCTCAGAATTATCTATCTCAACTGGAGTATCTTTCTTTATTATTTCATCTTTTACTTGTTCTGGCCTACCATTTAAGGTTAAATATGGTTCATAATCATTTATTTCTTTACCTCTAGGAAGTTCTTTCCATACTCCTACATTACCATAAAATCCATTGCCTATGGATACATCTGTGTCTCCATATCTATTTTTTAATACTATTATAGCTCTAAAGGTATTTTCCAGCATACCTTTTATTTTATAGTCTTTATAGGTAACAAGTTTTTCCCTATGAGGATGAAATACAGCTAGTACTATTTCTGCATCTTCACTAGGTCCTCCACTATCTTTTATATCATCTAGTTGAGGCTCCTGAAATCCAGCATTTCTTCTATCCATAGAAGAACTTCCTCTATTCATTTGCATTAAAATAAGAGGACTTATACCACATCTATTTCTAAGAGTAACTAAGTAATTGGAAGCTAAATCTATTTCTTCTTTTTTAGTTCTCCCTTTATCTTTCCTCATTAGTGCAATATGGTCTATTACTACTAAGATAACTTGATTCTTATTATTAGGAATATATATTTTTCTGGTATCTGTTTCTTCAAATCGGCCATATTTACCTAGTTCTTTTAGAAGATGAGCATACATTCTATCAGCCGTTAAGCTTCTATCATATACTGTTATTATTTCTTCTATTCTATCCAACCAGTTTTTGGCATCTTTTACCAGTTCAAAATCCTCTTCAGAAAGAGTTTTACCTCTTTTCTTGGAAAGAAGTTCCTTAAATGATAATTCTTTTCCATATTTTTCCCAAAGGTAGATACTTAAAAGTTTCACAAATAAAGCCTCAGCGGACATTTCCAGAGAATAATATATAACTTTAAAATTCTCATTGTTTATATTATCCATTAAAGGCTTATATATATATGCATACAGAGCAAATGAAGTTTTTCCACTTCCAGTGGAGCCAAATATAAGAGAATATGTAGACTGAGTTACTCCGTCTATTACACTTTCTAACTTCGGTAAACCCATAGGTAAACCCCAGTTTTCCCCCTTCATTCCTTTCTCTATTTGCTCTAATACAGAATTTACTATCGACATTTATAATGATTTGATAGCATCCATGTTTATCACTTCGCCATCTCCATTTTGCATTGCCTCTAAACTAAGCCAAGCTTGGGCTGATACAAATTCTGCCATACCCATATTTATAAGATTGCGTTCCTTGGCCCAGTCAAGTAAGGACATAATCTTTTTATGTGTTTCTGGATTATGTTTGATTGCTTTACCATATCCAAATTTTAAATCATCCAAATCTTTGAATTTTCTTCCAGGAGTTCTTAGCATGTGAGTTACTCCGTTGATAATCATACTAACTGGATAATTATTGAATAAATCATTCCCCAATTCAGCAGAATATTTAAAATAATTATTTAGGAATATTTTATTAAATTCTACATCAGCGGGATCAAAAGATTGCCCCCTATCGGGAATTTTATAAGATTTGAGAATGACTCCCTTATTTTGAAGAGAAAGCATGACTTCTCTCAAATCTTGCCTATCAGATGTGGATAAATATCTAGCTAAATATTCTTTATGGTCTTCCTCCGCACTAGCTAGAAACAATAATCTAACAACTAACCACTCTTCAGCTGTTAGATGATATTTTTCGAGAACAGATAGCTCATTCTCTATAGTTAAACTTAACTTTTCCAAATACAATTAGTTTAGATATTACAAAGTAATTATCTATCTAACTGCAATCAATTTATCCTCCTTTCAGAGTGTTGTCTTGCATATAAATTTGGAACCCTCCTATCAAAGTGTTTAGTTCCTATATGTCTCTATCACTTATATACATTCTTTTACTTGCCCAGTCAACGGATTTCTTTACTACATCAAGTAAAGAATCAGATTCGATGTACCAACACCTATACCCATCTTGGGTTATAGTAGCTTGCCAAATGAACTCTTCTGCACATGGACCATCATAATCTTCCATATAGTCTAGGCAATTGATTCTTATATTCCAATACCCTATAAATCCTAAATCTATAGTTATATCAGAATCTAAATCAGCTTGATTCATAGTATTAGTAGTTGAGATAGTCTATTACAATCTAATTTAAAATCACCTATACTAGCTTCTAATATATTGATTTCTCCTATTTCATAGTCTTTAAGTATAGATAAAAATCTATCCACACTAAGTTCTACATTTTCAGACTTAATCCATTCCCCACTACCTACCCTATCATAGTATGTACATCTTATCATTAAAACCTAAATGTCATTTGTGTTTCCTTTTCTCGTTTCGGAGTATATTGTTCTCCAGATAAAAGTTTATCTAATCCCTCTTCATCAATGGTTATATAATTTCCAGTTGATGAATTTTGATACCATTTTTCTTCTACAGTGTTCTTTATTACTAAGGTAAATATAATAGCTTCCTCTTTCCCTTCAAAGATTCTTAATACTCTACCTAGTCTTTGTTCTTTTTTAGTTTGAGAACTATCGAATCCAAGTATAACTGCGATAGAAGCCTCTGGGCAGTTAAAGCCTTCATTTAATTTCATTACTGTATTAATAACTCCAGATCCAGGCTTTAAAAAATCTTCTATAGTAGCTCTACCTTGTTTAGCAGATGTTTTTCCGCTATAAACTTTTCCATAAGCTATCTTTTCAGCCATTTTTATTGTACTACTAAAGGTAATACATTTTTTGTCTTGATAGTGAGATAGTATTTTATTAGTAACTTCTATTTTTCTTTGATGGTTTGCTATGAAAGCCTTTCTTTTTTGAAGATTTTGAGAAAACTGAAAAGTCATAGCTGTTACCTGTTTTCTGTAGTCAGCTTCTAATGCTTTATTTCTACACCTATCTTTTACTAATTGTTCTCTCTTTTTCCAGCCGTCAGGTCCAATTAAACTCATACATAATGAAAAATCATAATCAAAAAAGGAAAATGCCTCATAAAACTTCTCATTATATTTGTTATATTCAGATAAGTCTACATCAAGTACTACTTTATATTCTCTGAAGGATGATAGCCATTTATTCTTAATGGCTTCTTCCTTAGTTACAATATCTACTACTGGACAAAATTGTAATAAATAATTATGCATACCATCAACTCTTATAAGAGTTGCAGTTAGGCATAACAACATTTTATAGCGTACAACTTTAAATACTCTAATCAGAGTGGGAGCTAATATTTTATGACATTCGTCAATTATTAATAAATCGGTTATTATTTCTTTAGAATCTTTTGAAGACTCGTTCATGGTTACAACCTCGCAATTATAGCTGAATCCCCAATCCAATATTTCCGCATTCCATTGTTTTAATAATGGCTCATTTGGTACTACTATTAATACCTTCTTACTAGGATTTTTATTTAGGAATCTTTTAATAGCTAATAAAGCACACCTGGTTTTTCCATAACCAGTACAACCATGAATTATTCCTTGACATTTGTTATCTACCCATTTTTGAACACTTAAAGATTGTCTTTCATCCCTTGTCATAATAAAAAATTCTCCCTAACTGCGCTCTTGTCATTACGACGTGGACCGTATGCACTATTTTAGTTGGCAAGGAGGGCTCAGGTTTGGAGAATGCTTACTATAGCCCTTTATTCAGCATAATGCTAACAGCATTGTATATTGTTCTGGACTAAATTTATATATTCCAGAACTATAATACAGTAATTTTAATATTAATTTGTATAAAATCATCCTACAAGATCATATCCTTTTTCGGAAGCAACCATTTCGATTTGCTCCATTCGTGATTCCCACTGAGAGATATGGAATCGAGCTTCATCGCTCAATGCAAATAAGATGACGTTTCTCAACGTTTTTAATTGGTCAGTAGTTAACTCAGAATATTTCTTACTTTTAAGTAAGACCATAGCTCTTAATTGAGTATAACTCAGACCTTTAGGAGTAATATAAATGTTAATAGAAGGTTTTAGACCCAGCCTTTCTTTCACTACTTCAACTCTGTCCCTAGTAGTTCCGTCCTCATTTTTCACAGTTAAGTCTTTCAACTCTTGAGGTGAAAACCACAATCCTTGTTTCAATACAAAAGTTAAGGTAATATGTTGTTTATTAAATTTGCCAAGTCTGTCTAGGCATCCATCCATTACTAGACTGATGGGTAACTCCTTAAATTCATCTGGACAACCACCTACAATAGCAGAAATAGGAACATTCTTTGTATCAGTGATTGAATCCTTATTATTGTCTAGAATAGTTCTAATATCAGATAAAAAGTTAAATCTAGGTTTACCTTTTTCCTGCTCTAACCATCTTAGGAATAGCTCACAGTTACACCTTTCTATCTGATCTTTTATGATATCAATTAATACATACCTTCCTGGATTTTGTTTGTCTTGATTGTATAACATAGATCTACAGTGAGCATAAAACGATTTTAGCTGACTTTCACTTGCATCAATCAATCTAATTTCTTCTTGTACTATTTCGCCATTAATTTCTTGTTTTCTACCTTTCCAGATAAAGCTTTTGATATCAGTTTTTTTGGACGCCATTGCTTCTTCCAATCTCTCTCTAATTATTGTCATATATTCTCTACTAAATTTTATTTCATCATTTTTTCATCTTGTTATTAATTAATCATCTTGTTATTAGTAGGTTATATCATTATGGTATCAACAACTACTTGTTTTTCTACAAAATCTATAAATTGATCTGAATCGAATCTATAGGGAACAAATATGTTATTGACTGGATCATACCAGGTTTCTTTACCTGCAATTATTTCTTTATATTTCAGGTATCCTACAGCACCTAGTTTTATAGGAGGAGAATCCCAATTAGGAAATTTAGTACATAATATATATTCACCAGTATCTATATTTTGAAACACATATTTAGTATAATCTCCCATTTCTCCTCTTCCTGCTAGTAATCTAGCATAAATAGTGTTCACGAACTAACTCATCTTCAGAAATTTCACTATCTTCAGAAGTAGCAACTACTTTGTAGGTAATCCAACTTTCTACTTCTTCATTATATCTTTCTGAAATTGTCTCTTCATCTTTGTCAGTTAATTCATCATCACAATCAAACCCCAATTCTTCAGCACAATCTTCCCAAGTCATTAGCCCATGAGACCCCTCATACATCTCATACTCCTCTCTAGCAAGTTGATAGGCGTATTCTAATGCTTCTTCTTTATTGTCAGCCAAAATAGTAGAATAATATCCACTTCCTCCGAATCCTCCTTCTAATCCTACATAAATATTAAATTCTGTTTTATTCATCACATTCATATTTTCTACATCCATACTTAGCAAAATCACATCTAGTAACCTCTTGCCCTAAGAAACATTTATATAATTTACATTTTGTACAACTTCTATCGGGAAATTTCCACTCTTTTCTATGTAAATCAGCTATTTCTTTTTCCTTTGCTTTACCAGTAAGTATAACATCATCACTAACCTTTTTAGCCATTTCTCTTTCTTTTCGGTTTATAATTTTCACAAAAATTAAGAGCCTCTTCTAATGCTCTACTATAAGAGGTGAAACTACTAAACGTACATCCTTCATCTTTTTTAGAAAGCCAAGTCATTTTATCTTCCTTTCCTATCCTAACTCCAGCAGTCCACTCATGTTTACCCAAATGCAAAACTGGGAAAATACCAATTCTAAAGCCTTTTTCAGCCCACTCCTCTATACCCATCTTTACTTAATTATTAGCAAAAAAATAAGGGATGCACAAACTGTGCATCCCCCTATAATAAATAGCTTATTCTGCACTTTATACTTTTTCAACTCACCATCTTTTGCTAGTAAGATAGATTCATTAATATTATTTATCTCGTGCAGGTTACTTATTTGCTGATCCTTTACTACTAGTGATTGCTGTAGTATCGTGTTTGCTTCTTGTTGTAAACCTATTTTTCTTTCTAACTGTGGAATCTCCAATTTGAGTTTCTGATGTTCTAGAAAGATTAAATTTGTTTTCTTTAATTGAGTCGGAGTTATTACTATTAACGAATCCTGAGTCAATTTTGGATAGATAGTTTGAGAAAAACTGGGCATCATCGGCAATAGACTGATTAGTAATACTATCAAGACCTTTCTCATACCAATGATCAATTTCAATTATTATTGAGTCAGATACTCCTACTTCTCCTTTTAAACTATCAATCTTACTTGTTAAGTCTATATTTATAGTACTTAATGAGTCATTTACTAGTTTTAAAGAGTCTATTTTGTTTTCATAGGGGATGGTATTCTCTACCCTTCCCCAGTTATAGTAACAGTATAAAACTACTACATTAGTTATAGCTAATAAGATAGCTATACTTATAGCAATTTTATTAATCTTGCTCATCTACTTTCTTACCTTCCGTATTCTTTTTAAGATAGCGTTCCTCCATCTCATTGTATCCTGGAATATATTTACCAGGAGCATATTGAATGTCTGACACTACGTAGTCTACAATCTGGTGAGCCATTCTCATATTAAGAAGCAAAGAATTGGTACTTGTGAACACACAATTTGCCTTATCTTCCTTCAGGGCACGACCTTCAGCCAAAGTTTTTCCTAGTTCAGATTTAGCCTGATCATGTTCATGGCAGAAAGAGATACCAATACGAAGAGTATTTTCCGGAAATTCCATGAAATCATCATCTTCCTTATGTCTTTGATTAAGCACTCCGTCTTCATTTTGAACTACTGTAGCCATAGTTACTCCATCTTTTTCATCAAGTAATACTCCACAGACAGTAAATGAACGTTCATTACCTTTAAAATCCTTAAACTTTGCTTCTTTAAAAATCTTTTTCATATCTTTATTTGTTTTAAAATGTTATTTTCTACCTAGTCCATTGTAAAAATCCAATATAGCATTTTCCTTACGGAGCCATGATGCTTCTTCTTTTGCCATATCAGATATAGTTCTGGAAATTGATTCCTCCTCTACTTGTTCTTTTACAAGTCTTCCTTCTTCCTCACTTTCTCCATTTAACCACTGAAAGGTAGCCCAATCAGCTTCTTTCAGAGCTTGGTCTACAATTTTGTTTATAGACATTGTAGTTTCTATTTCCCTATCTACTGTAGCTTCAAAAGGCATTATTCTGTCCTTTATATCTACATTAATAGGTGGAACAGGAGGATACTGAAATACAGCATCATTATCAGTTAAATATTTATATATCCATTCATGATGCAAATATTCCTCTTTAGCTCTGCCTATCCAATATATTTCTAATTTGGGTAAGCCTTCTACTGCAAAATAGTTAGCAAATGTTCTATACAGGCTATGATTAGCTAATTCTGCGGACATTTGTTTTACTAGCATTTCTATCATAGGAGTACTTAATGTGCACTCTCTTCTAGACTTATCTATAATTTTGTTAGTATAAGTCATAGTAGGTTCAGCTGCAACCGTCATTACTCCTTTATCTGGTGTGTCAACCTGTATTGGATTTCCTCTTTCGTCTAGTTTTCTCATTAGTATATTCTGTAAAACCATTTGATATTAAATAATCTAGTGGAGCTTCTAACCAAGTAACATATTTAGATAAAATAAATCCATCCATTTTACAAAACTGAGGACTCTTATACTTTACAGGTTTGATAGCCGAAAAAAATCGGCTATCTACTATTTCAGACCTATCTTTATAGTCTTTATACAGTGTAACTTCGTATAGAAATCGAGGTCCCACCTTTAACACGAGGTCTCCAGTAGGGGATTTCATTAGGTTGGTAGGTTCTTCCATTCCATTGATATTTCAGTAATTTTCTGTTTGGATCTCTTTTTATCCGTAGCAGAATATCTGGAATATCAGCCTGATTGCACTGTATAGATTTGGTATTTTCTCCATATACATAAACAATCAATTTACTGTAAACAGGAATGACTGGCTTTTCCCTAGAAGCCCACTTTTGGTTGTAAAACCCTCTTCCCTCTCTACGACGAAGTTTTTTTAATTCACGTTTTTCCTCAGCCGTTTTGCTGAAATCACAAATCACTCTATTTTTAGGATGTAATCCTAAATCAATCATTAATTGCTGATCATGTACATTTACTGGATCAAGCTCCTTTTTCTTCTGCTGTTTAGCCATAATTAATCTAAAATATTAAACAGTTAATAAGCTCGGACGGTAGGATTCGAACCTACGTGAGAGTTTCCTCTCGGCAGTTTTGGAGACTGCTGGCATTAACCACTCGCCCACGGCCGAATTTAATCTTCCACCATTTTTTTCAATTCTTCCACTGCATTTTTATATTCTTTTATATATTCTTTCAATGTAGTAACATCTCCAGTTTTTTTACAAGCTCTATAGTGAGCTATATACTTTAATGCAGTTTCCAAAGGGATACCGTAACTAGGTTTTCCCATTTCCTCTCTTTCATTTGACTTTCCTTTGTTTACTTTAACAAGTAATTGTAAATCAAAGAAATGTCCTGTGTCACTAGTAGATTCTAGTATAAAGTCTTTCTTCTATTCTCATACTTTTAAGTTATTTGAGTCCGGGATGGGACTTGAACCCCCATGATGCAGGTTTTGCAGACCTGTGCCTTAACCAACTTGGCGACCCGAACAAAAGGAGATTGATTTAACAATCTCCAACTAATTTTTATTGTTTCATTTTCTTAGCTACATCCATTAGCATATTCAAACCAACTGCATCCATTGCACTACCGCTTCCAGAATTGTTACCATTCATCATAATTTCTGGAACCCAACGTACATTAGATTTGCTAAGAGCCTCTGCTACACCTACAGTAGTTTTATATTGCCACTCAGCTGCTTCCTGAGGAGTTAAACCAGCCTGTACTTTAAGACGATTAGCTTCAGCCTCAGCTTTACCTTCCTCAATAATTTTCTTAGCTTTTTCAGCTGCTTCTTTTGCTTGTAATTGAGCTACCTCAAATGCTTGCTGAGCTTTTGTCACCTCTACAGCCTTAATTTTTTCCTGCTCCCACTTTGCAGATTCTGCGGCTGCTTTACCTTCCTCTGTAATTTGAATTGTACGTTGTACTGCCTCAGCTGCTTTAGCTTTAGCTGTTACAATACTCATATCTGCTTCACGCTGTTTAGAAATCTGATCCAGAGTTGCTTTTTCATATTTCAAATCAGCAATAGATACTTGAGCTACACGTAATCCATAGAAAGTAAATGGGCTTTCCTCTTGACGTTTCAAACCATTTAAAGCAGTAGAATCAGATACTGTTTCTGCTACTTTAGTAATTTGTGTTTCATTAGTTAGAGGATTAATAGTCTCAATTTCTCTAATTGTAGTTTTATAGATACCGGAATTAAGTTGATCTGTAATGTACTGATACAAATCGGTTCTTTTCTCACTAACTGACTCCAATGAACTCATCAAAGGACCACAAGCAATAATAACTTTTCCGATAGTAGGTTTAATTAAGTCGTTTACCAAACGATCCATTGAACCATAATGAATTTGGATTCTTTCCAAATATTTAGGTTCAGTAGGCAACTCAATTCTAAGAGAGCCTAAAACATAACCCTTACCCTTGTCATTGTAAGTGATAGGCATTGCAGGACTTTCTGCATCATCAGGAATGAACAAATTACCGTTCCCATCTTCTGAAATTTGATTGAACCAAATTTGAGAAGTTTTGTCATAAATAGTTACCGTTCCCATCTTCTGAAATTGTAATCCTCCATTTGTCCAATATTCTAAAGTTCCAGTAAACGGAATTTGATTGATTCCAATTTGTTTCTTATCCATGTCTTCTCCTAATTTTGGAATCATACATAAAAATGCGAAAACTACTACTGCAATAAGTGCCAATGCACCTTTTCTCATAAATCTTAATGTTTTAAAAAGTTATAAAAAAATATTTATTCAAAAATTACATAATAAAAGGGAATAATAATCCTTCTGAGCTTATACTCTCTATTGGAAATTCTAGGAACTACCCCTCCCATTGATAAAAATAACCATACATAATAAATGACTAGTAAAGCCATTAGAAATGGCATTAGAAACTTAAAAATCATAGTAATAATAATTCTATATCATTAATTTTTTCCGAAATCATTTTACTATACCAATATTCCTTGGCTTTCTTTAATTCTTCTTGTGTTGTAAGATTACCAAAAATGCAATCTCTACAATACATTCCGCTACATGGAGAAGAATGCCTATTATTTTCATAGGCTACACTATAGTCAGATTCACCATCAGATTTTAGATTACATCTGACTCCTGTTGTATTGAGAAATTTATATTTTCTTCTAACTTCTTCAATTACTAATCTTGGACGTCTGTATTCTCTTTCCATATCTTTTTTCTATTGATTTAATTTTAGCTATATAATTTGGATCTTCTGCATATCCTATTCTTTTTAGAAATGCGTAATAGTCTCCTTTTTGATACCTATATTGTACCTTATTTTTATAAGCTTTTACACTAGATTGCCAAGTGTCAAAACGATAATATCTCTTATTTCTAGAGTCATATAAACCGAACAGATTATTATGCTTAGTACACCCATCCGACTTATAATGACCAGTTTCTAAGATTGACTGAGCTACTACTACATGTGCATGTTGTAATCCATAGTACCTAGCACATTGATACACTAACTCAGGAGTGGGATTCTTAGCTGTCATAAACTCAGGAACTTTATGTTCCATTCTTTTACTATTAGATTGTAAACTGAACATACAAACACATAGTAAAATAGTGAATAAAATTTTCCTCATTTTATTTAAGTTAAGTTATATATAGTGATCCTATCAGGAATCGAACCTGAATTTAAAGTTTAGGAAACTTTTGTTCTATCCATTGAACTATAAGACCAATAAGTACCCCAACCAGGAATCGAACCTGGACTGATTGCTTAGAAGGCAATTGTTCTATCCATTGAACTATTAGGGCATTATATAACACAGAATTGCTACACTAATTTTACTTAGTCCCTGTAGATCTAATTGCTAGCATAGGTGCTCTACAGATGTATCTCATTCGATTTATCTGGCCAGATTTACGAACTCTTGAATTGTAAGGTGGGTTTCCTCCCACGCTTCCGTGTTATAAAAAATAAGTAATTACCTAAGATCTCTAACAGATTAATACACTTGCTGTTAAAGATTACCTTAACCACCTCTACGCTTCTGTACCTTCACACCAGTGTATTGGTGTGGAAGCCTACCTCATTACTTTATTATATCTGCTTTCACGTATCAGACTAGTTCCTTCTTCTTGAAATCACGCTGAGATTCCACCCCAGATGCCGGCTCGGAGTGACCCCACAGGGATTCAAACCCTGATCGACGGATTAAAAGTCCGCAGCTCTAATCGTTGAGCTATGAGGTCAATTAATCACGTTTCCATAAAGGTATATCGTCTCCATCTTGCATAAATTGCACCAATACAAGAATACCTATTAAACCTCCAGCAGCTATAGAAACCCATGATCCTATAATTGCCAAAATACTTAGTATTACAGATTTGACAGTTAATTCTTTAAACACATAATATATTAAAGCAAGACATATTAAACAAACTGTCAAGCATCCTAAAAGATATGTTACCATATAAATTATATTTATTTATTTGTTGGGCTACTGCGATTCGAACGCAGAAATACAGAACCAAAATCTGTTGTGTTACCATTACACTATAGCCCAAAATGGCAAGACTTATTTTTGAAATAAGTCCTGCTTTGTATTATTTCTTTAACGATCCAGGTCTAGTAGTAGACGCTTGGTAATCCTTTGGTTGTTTATCCCACCAATCCTGTCTAGCTTTAAGCCTAGCTACTCTTTTCTTATATTTCATCGTACTGCAATTTTATAAGTTTTATTGTCTACAACTACAAAATAAACTCCAGAATGTACATTTAAATTTACTCTGTCAGAGTCTGATACTTTGTTATAAATAACTCTACCAACAGTATCTATTACTCTTATGGATTTCTTAGATACATTACTAACCAGAATATTGCCATTAGAACTGACTACAATAACTTCCTGTAAAGTTAATTCTTCATTAGAAGTGGGAAATTCAGATTTGAATGTAAATGAAGCCGTGATAGTAGTATCATTAGCTACCACTAAACAGTTATACACCCCATCCATATCTGGCTTTACATATTCCGAAATAGTTAGTACATTTTTATTTGATTTTACTCCTTCTGGGAGAGTTTTCCCATCTTTGTTCCAAGTATAAGTAATTTTAGTAGGATTCAACGTTTCTAGTATATTCGTTTCTACTTTTAAGGAGACAGAATCATGATTAAATACTTCTACTTCCAAATCTTTAATGTTAGGATTTTCTACAGTAATAGTTTTACCATTACTAGAAGTAGAGTAAATTGTATTGGTTACATCGAATTTAGGATAAACTTCTAGTGTCTTAGTCCAAGTAAAAGGATACTCTCCAGTTTTATTTAAAACCACCAAATTAATATCTTCAATAGTTTCATCTGGAATCAATTCAAAGTATCCAGAATCAGATTGTGCTATAATTTCATCATTTGATGATAACATATATTTTTGGATATCCAAGTCATTAACTGCTTTTACTGTAAATTTCGCAGTATCTCCAGAAGTCAATCTGATAACGTTGTCATCCATTCCATTTACTTGGAATGAACTAACTAAGTCGGTAGGACTAGAAACCTTATTTAAATCCTTTAATATATGTAACGTAGCTACAGTATCACAAGTAAATCCATCAAATTCATTCCTACTATAAAAAGTTCCATATTCATCAGTAACGGATTTAGTTTCAATTTTATGAGTATAAAATAATTCTATGGTTCTAATATTCTGCCACGGATTCCATACATCAGGAATTTCTTCCATATGTAGTAGTTTAGTTCCATCATCTAGTGTTGTAATAGCCTCTTTAGGTACTTTTTGAGCACATACTACATGCTTTCCTTGAGATTGGAAATCTACTTCTAAATCACCAAATCCACAATACCAATTAACTTCTACATCTTTTAGATATGGGTACTTCTCCGTATCTACCTTCAATTCATAATTGCCAGGTTTTCCTGGTTCAAACAACACCGTGTCTACCTGTGCATACGACATTGCAGTCATAAAGACTGCTACTAACATAAGTAAAAACTTCTTCATTTAAAATAATTTAATTAAACCTTATTTTCTAATAAATTCCAATAATTTCTTTAAGCTGTCAGATATTTTATTCTCTATAGAATTAATTTGAAATATTACTTCTACATCTACTAAATATTCTGACGAGTAAGAATCTTCTAAACCAGTAGTACCTTCTAAATATCTAGTTCCTTTGGGAATTATACTTTTTACTACTCTAATATTCTGTCTAACATTAGGATGAGGATGTGTAATAACTTGGCTATTACTCAAAATCATCATAATTATACTATCGATATTAGAATAAGTGTGTATTCCATCCCTAGTCTCCATTTTATCATTTACATGAATGCCTAAAATATTAAAAGGTTCATTAGATTGCCTCTTTTCCCCTATTCGAGGAGCTTTAACATTTCTAATGGGAGTTACCCACCATATCTTTCAATATAGAGTTTATAACACTCTACGTCTTCCTCTGATACTTTGAAAGTATCTTCTGTAAAAGACTCTGCTTTAATCTTTAAACACATAGTTTTATCTAGTTAATAATTAGTGGACGATGAGGGATTCGAACCCTCGTCCTAACTACTTCTCAATAACATAGTATATACGAAATTGCCTTTTTATAGAAGGCTAACTAGGGGAAGCCGATTGGCATCCACTCCACCACTCCATTATAAGTTGGAGAACTATAGAAACCAATAGTCATTTCTGTTCCTAAGCTGACTTACACTCGACTCTCTTTGCAATTAAGCAGCGATACGAACTTCGTCGATTTCGCGAGAGAAAGAAATTGCATTATTCTTTCCATTTAATTGTTTGTACTTATAAGGTAGTCACAACCTTTTCGCCTATGTTACCGTTCGTCATAGCAGTCAAAAGCCTGTATCGCCCTTATTTGCTATAGAATAAAATTTCTCCGTCAATGGTCTTTACTTCCCAACCACTACTTCTATAGAAATTTTCAACATTTCCTTCTTTATTATCCTGGAATGCTTTTCTTCTTTTATCCTTCTCGTCTCCACTGTATTTAGTAAGTACTGCATCCATTATCTCTTCGGTACTTATACTAATAGGAGCTGAATCAGAAAATCTTTTTACTAGAAGATCATTTACTATTGCTATTACTTCATCATTTGCTAATTTAGCACGCAACTCTCTAGCTTTTCCAGGAGTTATAGGATCAACCTTAGCCATATTATAATTCTTTTTGACTAGCTGTTACAGCCAATTTATCACATCTATTGTTATATTTATCATCTTTATGCCCCTTTACCCAAGTAAAAGTAACCATGTGATGAAACCTCATTGCCTTATCGAATCTCTTCCATAGGTCTACATTTTTTCTTCTATGCCAACCCTTGACAGCACATCCAATAACATACTGTGAATCAGTTATTATATTTAGAGCAGATGGTTCAGAAATGGATTCCATGGCTACTATACATGCCATCATTTCCATCTGATTATTTGTAGTATTAATATATGTCTTACTATATTCCAATACTTCATACCCATCTTTATCTACAATAATTAAGCCTATTCCTCCTTGCCCTCTGGCATAGGAATAGGCTCCATCGGTATAAACTGTATACATTAGTAGATTACCAATGCTGATTTGGTCATATCAGAAGTTTGTAATTTATATACCTGCTTAATTGGAAGAATAATATTTCTATCCTCGATGTAAATTTCTGTAGTTTTGCCACAGTTTTTTCTTACCAAGTATTGTTGATATAGCCCTTCTCCTATGATATGATCAGAAGAAAAATCGGAAGGAGGGACAATAACATGATTAGTAGCCTGTTTCAACATCTCATTATTATAAGATAGTGAAGCTGATTCATCATATTCTACTACATTTTTAAACAAAGATCTTACTTTGTTTACTTTAGCAGGATTAGCTTTATAGCTCACTCCTAGGAATGTAACATTCTCTGGCTCTTTACGCCATATTGTAGATGCCGTGTTCCAGGTAGCTAAATCAATAATCCCAAAGAGTAATGTAGATACTGGTCTTCTTACTTCGATGATGTTCTCAGAATTAATTCTTCCAGTTTCTGAAAAGAATAGTACATTGCCAAATGTTTTTACTGCAATGCCTAGCACTCCAGTTTTAGTTTTTACTAAATCTCCTTGTTTTGCTACTAACTGCTTATTCATATTATTTCTTTATTTTTAATGTTGCGTAATTTTGATAATCCTCTCCTCCAATAGGCTGTTTAAATTTAACATATCCGGACACTCCATATATTTCTACTTTTGTATCATTAAAGCATACAACGGATACATCGCCCATAGAATGATTACTTAAAAATCCAATGAGTTCTGAATATAGTCCTTTTCCTATTGTTCTATTTTCTAGAAAATTCTTAGGAACTACAAGATAGAGTTTATCACAAGTTTTAATATTTCTAATATTTTCCTCTTCTGATTTATCTCTATACCATTCTACTACTTCATATCCTTCTTGGGAAAGATAAGTAGCTGTTAAGTCTCTTCCAAAATACGGAGACATATAACTTACTCCTAAAAAGACTTTCACTTTTTGGATATTCATTCTGCTCCATACTACTTTGTACGAGTCAAATTCTCCAATTAATACTCCTCCTTCTGGATTTACTACTTTAGTTACTTTCTTCAAAAAGGAATCATCTACAACAGTTACATAATCCTTTGCTGGATTATAAGCCCTGAGCGTTCCTTTATAAGAGGAGATAACATAAATACTTCCATCCTCCAGTTTCACCATTTGTCCCTCAGATATGGAAGGAGCATTGTTTTCTACTTCAACATCCCAAATTCCTTTAACAATCCAAAGAGATGCCTCAATTCCTTTTAAGAAGGAGGATACCATCCACTCCAACCACAAAATATCATCTAGAGTACATGCCATTTCTCCCTCTTTTAAACGAACGGCTCTTATCTTTTTTCCTAAAGATTTTGCTATAGGAGAAAGAGTTGTTACTATTTCTTCATCATTTTTGCATATGAAGTATTTACCTTCTAGATGCGTTTTGTAAAATTCTTGTTTAGTCATATTATTTAATTGTATCATAAGTTTCTAATTTGAAAGGCGGAGAGCACTGGAATCGAACCAGACACCCATACAGAGTGCAATCTGCTTAGCAGGCAGTCCCTATCACCATCAAGGATTACTCTCCAAGTAAATTATGAGGAAAGCATTATTATGCCCCCCCCCCATTTTCTAGAGTTACAGCTTAATCATGTCCTCAAACTTTTTAGCCATAGCACGATTGTCAGAGGCAATCTTATTCAGAGCTTCCATTTCTTCCTGAGCCTTTTTCATCTCTTCTTGCTTCTTAGCTGCCTGAGCTTGGGCTTTATCAGCTAAATTTAACAACTTAGTAATGGTCTTATTAAATATACTTAAGATTGCATTACTTTTACTCAGCATATTAGCTGAACTTCTTGAAAACGGATTTGTAAAAATAATAATCTTCTCTTACTTGTTAATTATTAGATATTATTTTAAATTTTTTATCAAAGGATAGACTATGTTTCTTTCTCCACATACTGTATCTATCCGGACAGAATCACTTCCCAGTAGGATATGGAAAGTCTTATATGAGTTCAATTCTCAAACGAGTCAGCGCTTTAAATTAACTCGTCATAGTCTATAAGTGCCTTCAGTGGGACTCGAACCCACACGGCCGAAGCCACTAGATCCTAAGTCTAGCGTGTCTACCAATTCCACCATGAAGGCTTTAACTCTTGGGTTTACAAGAGTAATAATAAAAATTCTTCTTCCACCGTATGACTGAAAGATAATTCCAATAGAGCCTTTTTAACTTTTATAAAAGCTTCTGTATCGCTAGAGTTCCATTCTGGCCATGCTCCACCTCCAGCCCTATATCCATATACTTTACTTAAAAAAGATTGATAGTCTCTTATTCCTAAGTCTTCGAATAATGAACATACTTCTGTACCAGAATGTCCAGTCATAATTCTACCATCATTTAGAGTTTTACGCTCAACCACTTCTACGAATACAGACTTCTCCCTTAATTTAAATTCGTAGTGCTTTGTCCTTATTACAAATACCTCTTCCATAAAACATATTATTTGGTGTTCCCCACCGGGATTGAACCGATAACCGCCTGATTATGAGTCAGGTGCTCTAACCAATTGAGCTAGGGGAACTTTAAAAATTACATTATTTCTTTATCACGGTTAAACATAGACAATTCTATTCCTCTGAACTTAGAATATATTGGTTGAAGATCAGAAAAGCTACATTCTTTTAGATTGTTAATATAAGTTAGTTGGTCTTTGAGATCCCAACAAGTAAAACATATTTTGGAGGAAACGTTTATACCTTCTTTTTCCGTTATAATTCTGTTACAATTAATGGAATGGTTAAGAAGATCTAAATCTAATTTAGCGTATTTTAAAGATCCTTGAAACTTATTATATACATTAATTTCTTCAGGATTAACAATGTTCTCTAGTGGTTCTGATAATATAGGCCCATTTCCATGTCTAGTTATATATATTCTAGATACATAATTTACTATTATATCTTTCACACCAATAGACTTTATAATTTTATAAGCATTTTCTCCAGTTGTATTAGAAGGAGTAGTGTGTGGATAGAATCCAAATTTTTGATCTAGTAGTATTCCTTGAGATCCTTCAAATATAATATTAGAAAAGCTAGGTTTTAAGAATCCTATTTTATTTCTTTTGAACCAGTTAATATAAGATTCTGCTAATTCTTCTATATTAACACAGGTTTCATTATAATACTCTAATATAGAATTTAGCTTGGAGAGCAACACTTTTTTATTTTGACATTCTTCCACTGTAAGGGAGCAGCATTCCCTAACTCTTTTAATAGCCGGCCAATATCCGGTTCCTACGGTTCCATGTTTTAAATTATCTTTATCTTTTCTTTGAAAAGATATATCCATAGGAGTAATTACTTGACATAAGGGATTATATATTACCTTTGGAGTTACATTGAACTTTTCTAATAAAATTTTACTTTCAACTATAGCAGACAAGGGGTTTACAAAACAATACTCTGACCAATAAGTAGGGCATCCTTTAAAAGTTCCACTTCCAAAATTACTGAAAACGTGTTTTTTGTTTCCAGAAATAACTGTATGACCACTTTGTGATCCACCACTAAATCTTACTATAATGGAGTTTGAGTCAGATAGGTTGTGTACTATCTGACCCTTGCCCTCGTCTCCAAAAAAGGCTCCTAAAACTATATGTATCATAAAAACGTGGGAAAATCCTCTACTTTTTTAGATATACTTTCTGAATTACAATTTTTAATAGCATTTCCAATAATTTCTGGAATATTTTCTGAGTTAGAAGAAAGAAGATTGTCTCCTACTAATCTTTCCCATCCGTTCTTTATCCTGCTAAATGGATAACTTCCATCGGTACAGTGAATGTGAAATACGTGATATTGCTCTTGTGCTTTTTCCAAAGCTTCTTTAGCTGTAATATCACTACATCCATTTTCATATTGTAAATGTCTATGTAGATATGTGCTTTTAATGCATTCGTGGCAAGGCTCATCACCTATGGTAAATAAAAATCCTTTCTTTCCTCTTTTGAACCAAGCATCAGTTTCTGTATGATAACCAGCTATAATCCAGGATAAAAGATAACTTTCCCCACCATTTCCTCCACCACCTCCTTCAATATAGAAGGTCTTAAGAGAATTAACTATTTTTTCACTGTCAATTTCAAATTGGTCTACTTGAATTGGATAAGAATCAGAATAATGGTCTCCAATAGCCATAAATAAAATCTGTGGGTCTTGAACTCCAATTTCTTTTAAATATGACATTAGATGAGGAAATTGATTTTTGATTAGATTTAGAGGAATCCTACCCATAGATCCAGTTACATCAAAAGCTATAATAATAGGAGTAGTATTAGGATGTTCCTCACTATCTCTACATTCTCTTACTCCTACATTTAACATTTCTTTAGGAACAGAAGTATTATGTATCCTGGCTCCCAAATTAAAGTCTGACGATAATTTATTGGTCTGTATATGAGAACTAAAAGTATCTCTGACGCTAGAGGATGCAGTAATATTAGCATTCTTTGTAGCCGCCATATATGAGCATTCAGTATAAACTCCGTATCCCATTCTTAATCCTCCTCTTTAAACCATTCATCGTAAGTATCTTGAGCTAACTTTAACTCAATTTCTTTATTTCTTAACTTCACTTTCAAGTTTTGTACTTGACTTACAAACTCTGATGGATTGAATGACTTTGAAGCTAAAGTTAAAGAATCAGACGTTCTAACTGATAAATCTGTTAAAGAAGCCAATTCATTTTCTAATCCAAACTTCTCCTTCTTTAAGTTATTTACCAGAGATTATTGTTCCATCTCTACAATTTGAGCAATCTGATCTGCTCTTTTTACTAGCAAGGCATTGCCAGTTTCTGATAACATCTGCTTAAAATTTCCCATATTCATTTAATTATTATATAATTCCTATGACCTTTAAAAGTTGTATACCATATTATAACAGTATTCTTTTCTGTTATATCTACATATGGTCTTAATATTATATGTATATATAGCAAAATTACTATTAATATACAGAAAAGTACTATCATGTTTCTTATTTTCTAGAATATTTAACTTGTGACTCTTTAAAATATTCTTCATATTCCTCTGGATCTTTTATATATCTACTTTGACTTTTGAATCTATAGTCTAATATATAATCACACCAATCCCAATCGTTTACCAGCACTTTTGGATGAGGAAGTTCGTAAGAATCTTTATCAATCAAATTTATTATATCTCTAACTTTTTGCCTAATTCTTCTTTTTATCTTTCTTCTAAACTCATTGTGACGAGCTATACCATGATCCTTATAAATAGGAACTTTTTTACTTTTAGACATAAAGAAATAGATTTTAAGATGTAGCGACAGAAGGACTTGAACCTTCGACCAAGAGTTTATGATTCTCCTACTCTACCACTGAGCTATGTCGCCATACATAAGATGTAATATCAGTTTTAACCCTACCTTGGAACGGGAAAGTTTCCTTTCCCGTTGCTATTATTAGCACGCATGCGCTTTACACCTTAGTATTAACTTTTTTATGAACACCAGCTATATTTCAATATACCTCCATAGATGGCATCGAAATAGAGCTTTTTGAACTGCTCGCTAAAATAGTTTGCTATCTCTCTACTCCGGCAAGCGAAGCCGACATCGGCAAAAGAATTGCCAGAACCATAATCAGCAACGAAACAAGTGACGCCGCCATCAGCATAGGCAGAATCACCAGAGCGCAGCCGGTATTTTTTACCTTTATAAAGAAATAGAGGATTACTTTCTATCTTATACTCTTTAGGAGTACTAGATTCTAGATATATTTTTAGCCAAGGATAATACCAAGCACCCTCTGTAAGATGGAATTTATGATCCCCATTCAATGCTCTTAAGATAGTCTCACATTTGATTCTTGCAGCTAGATGTTTGGGCATGTCATCAACATAGGATGGCCTTTCTTCTCCCAAGACTTTAAGTGCGTCCTCGTAGGTTTTAACTCTTTCTCTAATGTCAGAGTCTACAAAATCAATACTTTGAGTACTTTCGTTGTAAACTGGAATTTTACCCTCTGGGGCATTAATTGTAATTTGATAATTCATATTATTTAAATTCTTTAAGTATGTCTTCGAATAAATTAGTAAATACTGCTTTTCTTAAACAGAATATAGTATTAATTACAGGAGTAAGAGCTATAATTACTCTTGGAAGAGTTGGTCTTCCTAATTCTGTTTCTTCACGACACATATAATAACCAATAGTTCCCATTACAGATAATATCCATATAAGAAAAATAATTAATCCTATCATGTTTATTTTTGTTTTGCTAATTAGAGCCTCCTGTCAGACTCGAACTGACAACATCTTCATTACAAGTGAAGTGCAACTACCAATTGTGCTAAGGAGGCAAGCTAGGCTAATTATACGGGTTAGCCTTTGATCCCTTTATAGTTTTTCGTCACGTGGAAACTACTAAACCCGGCATCCTGTCTTATATACCGCGTGAGCTGGCGGTCTATATAGTATTGTAAAGAGTGTGCTGTTACACCAAATGCTCTAAGGGCGATTATTGACATTGAACGTATGTGCACAGTGACTTAATGTATGCACTAGCTGACTTTCGTTCTCCTACTAACAGCTAAGGTATCACGTACCTCCCAATCTTAATTCCAGGCTCCTCCCGTACTATTGGAACTTATCAATAATTGGCTCCGACACTTAATATCACATTGAGCAACGTATAGGAACCCTTGTCATTTCAGACTTGGAATACTACTCTCCGAGATTAATGCTTGTACCTCCCTGCGGTTCTACGGAAGGACTAGTAAGTCCTATACCTTCACGCTTGTCCACATCATGTTAGCTATACATGACTTAAGGATATACCATAACTTCCGCTCGCAACTCTTTAAATGATGGCTACTTCCAAGCCTACATCCTCATTACAATTACTCTTCTATTTCTACTCTTGTTTCACTATAATTATCATTGAAAAGATCACTATCAAGATCGATTCCTTGATCCCTGGCAAATAAAGATCCGTTAAATTTTAAGAAGTTTTTGATTGCTTCTTCATTCCAAACTTCGGGCAGATCCCAATCCTCTGGAACTCCATCGTCAAGAGATGTTAAATCACTATTTTCAATACATTCTGCACAAGCAGCTGCTAAACCCTCTAAGGATTCAAAATCTAATACTGTACTTAGTACTACTTTCATCTTTAATTTAAAATTTTTGTTGTTATAAAAACAAGTTAGTTTTACCAGAATAGGACTCGAACCTATAACCTCTTGATAAAATTCAAGGCTCTACCAATTGAGCTATACGTCTCTGGATTTAAGTTGGTAGACGTAAATTTTTTATATTGCTGTTCCTAACTTTATGTAATAAAAAATATGTAGAACAACGACTTAACATAAAAGCATAAGGACTTTTAGTCCAAAATCTAAGCTCCTTAAATTTGAATTTCTACAAATATTCCACTTTTTACGAGTTACATTTATCCTTGCCAGGCTAGGGTCAAAATATTTTATTTAAACAGTTAATCCCAATACCATATTTCTCTGCTCATAGCAAATCTCATAGATATTTTACCTTCTAAAGTCTTGAACCACTTTTTATGTCTAAAAAATTGGAATCTGCATTTTCCTTTTCTTCCTCCACAAACTTTATGTTTCCATCTTCTGCTATGTGGGTTTCTTCCAATTTGTTTTCTAGTCATTTTCCATTTTTTACCGTAGCTCATAATTTCATTGATTTGGTAGAGGAGGAAGTCGGACTCGAACCGACACATCACTTTTACATGATTACTGGGAGTTTTCAAGACTCCTGCCTTACCAATTAGGCTTATTCCTCCATTTGTGGACTCAACCGTAGTCCACATGGTGCGATAAGTGTTTTATATTTTGCAGGGGCGCACTTTCCACTAACCCCGAACGGTAATTTTATGCCGCATACTCAAGTATGCCTTCTCTTATGAGGTCTTTAGATTTTTGTCTTTCTTTTTTGATTTCTCTGTGATTATCCATTTGATCAGATACATAAGAGTTTGTTACAGCCGTTTTCTTTAATAATTTAGAAAACTTAACTTTATCCAAAAAATCTGTAATAGATTCGCATCTTTTTTCTATTCTATTTCTTTTACTTGGATTGTCTTGATACCAGTAAGAGTAAGAATAATAAATTTTTCTAGCTCTTGATAGCCATTTTCTTTTGGCTAATTCTCTTCTTTGCTCTCTATTCATATTGATAAAGTTTAAAAAAATTAACAGAAGACTATGCCGACTTGCACTTACGGCTGGATTTGAACCAGTTTAATTTGAGTTACAGTCAAATTTGTGAACCATTTTATTTGATTTGCTGTAAGTCTTCTTATAAATCAGGATACCTAAACTCAATTGTGCTCCAAATAGCAATTCTCCACATTGGTGAATATAAGACTCGAACTTATTATAACTAGTTACTGAATTTGCTGTCTGTATCCTTGTTTGATGGATGCCAGCCGTTTCTATTCCATCATTGCGTACTACGTTGCTGGCTAACGTCTAAGACTTCCATGTCCTCACGTTATCTTAGAATTAGTGTGATTATTGCCTAGCTAATTTCTTAGCTGGGAGGATTACGCTAAAGAGTACCCCCAACGGGATTCGAACCCGTGACTTCACATCGAAAGTGTGACGACTTAAACCACTTGTCGATAGGGGCATATATAGGTTACTAATCTCACGATCCATAACCTATTAAATTTATTATGAACACTTTTTATTGTGTTTTTAATCCTGAGGAATACTCATCATAATTGTAGCACGATTCCAATTATTTTCCTCATATTGTTGTACTTTATCTCCTTCAGCACTGACTACCAAACGAGATTCCTCTACTCCATATTTTACTAATACCTCTTTCACTGATTCAGCTCTCTTTTTACTTAATTCCATATTATATTCTGGAGTTCCTGTATCAGCGTCTGCATATCCAGTAATAGAAATACGTACATCTTTATTATCCTTCAAATAAGTAGCTATGTTCTCTAAATTTGCCATTTGATCATCAGCTATCTTAGATGAGTTGATAGTAAATCTTACTGTAGTAGGAGCCACCTCTTTTAAAACAACAATATTTTCTACCGTTACAGTATCAATAGTGGTTACGACCTTTGGAGCTTTTTCACATTCCTGTCTAAGTTTATTGATTTCCTCATTTAGAGCGTCAATATCCTCTTGATCATAAGATGGGATGTATGTGAATCCTCTAGTCCCATCATGATTTTTAAACTTATATGTGATACCAGCTGTTAAATTACACATTCCATCATATCTAGCTCCTCCTACTACTCCGTCGAACTTATCATTAAGAGCAGACATATTTCCTTCTATATTAAGCTGAATAGATTTAGATAGATCAACATTTACCTGAACTCCTACTCTAGGAACTACATAATCTCCTATTGGTAGTACTCCATTATCAAATGTATGTGCATAACCTACTCCTCCTATCAATACTAAGTTAACTGGTCTGTCATAATTCTGAGAGAATAAATTTAACGGATTCAGCATTGCATCCAAGTAAAATCCATATCTGTTAATAACAGAAATTTCATTTGTAGGAACAACATGATTCTGTCCCCACTCTCCTTGAATACGAGTTCCCAAAACTGGAGTCCAATATTTATTAAGGGAAACATTTACCGTTGGACCAAAAATTCTCTTTGTGTCCACTGATTTGTAATTATCCCCAAATGTGGCATTAGTTCCAGCTCCTACACTGATAGACCAATTATCAGTGAATTTATACTTCGGCATTCTTAACTCTTGTGCATTTAAGCACATAACGCTCATAAGAGCAATTAAAAGAAATAATACTTTCTTCATCTTACTTGTTTAATTTAAAAAAATATTTATATACACTGTAGAAATTTTTCAATTTCCTCAACTATTTTATCATATTCTTCTTTAGATATTTCCTTTGCTATATCACTTTGTCCATAAGTTATATAAGGATTATTAAACCACAAAGGATTTATATGTCTATGCTTTTCTATAGACACCGAAATTTTATCTCTGCTTTTATACTTTTCATATAAAGTGTACCCAGAATCAAAGTTTCTACTGTTTTGCTCAAATAGAGATTTGTCTATATAAACAAATCCAGTAACTTCAAAATTGAATTTCAGAATAAAATATTTCCCTATTAGATTTTCATACCATTTATTTTTATTTTCTTCTAGCTGCTCTAATTCTTTCTTTCTTTTCTTAGATTCCTCTTCTTCAGCTTCAATATATTCTTTTAGAGAGGCATCTGGATGTATTCTGTAATAATCTTTCACATTCATAGTAAAAATTCATTAATATTGTGGACACGGCGGGACTCGAACCCGATCCTCCTGAGTGCAAATCAAGCGCATTCCCAATTATGCTACCGGCCCATAAAGCTGGATTTTACACCAGCAAAAGATCTTCTTCATTAGGAATATCCAGCACTATTGGATCAATTCCGAAATCAGAATACTCTATAATACTCATTGGAAACCAACAGTTAGTTAAACAATCAAGATCTACCCTAAAAGAAGAATCACTAGTATCTACTTCTTCAATATCAGATAGTGTTAAAGGTGTAGATAATTCTAGAATATCAACATCTATACCTACTTCTTCGTCTTCATGTTCAAGCTCACAGCCTGCATATTCCCAACCTTCTTCTAATAATTCTTCCTCTGTCTTGATTCTAAATTTTCCAGATTCAATCAAAGCCAGAAATTCCGTTTCATTCAGATCTTTAACTTTCTTTCTCATATTTATAATATTGTGAATTTGCGCACGCGGAAGGGTTCGAACCTTCGATGGGGCTTTCGCCACGGTAGATTAACAGTCTACTGCCTTCGACCACTCGGCCACACGTACTAGTAACAGAATACTTTGTTTAGCTTGATAATTTAAAAGATTATTGCTTAAAATAAATTGCTGTAAGTATTCTTATACAGATAACCATTGTTTTATAAACTGGCGCTCTACCAACTGAGCTATTACTAAGGCACTTCTTAGTAAATGAGGCTCGAACTCATGACTTCTAGTTGGGACAAACATAATTTGCTGTTGGTTATCTAAATATTATTAACTTAACCGAGTAGGCTGCCCCAGATTTGAACTGGGAACCTTCTGAGTATCAGTCAGATGCTCTGACCAAGTTGAGCTAACAGCCTATCTTCATCAAGGAATATACTCCCTGATATTTCCTATTGCTACTTCACATTCTGAAGATGCAATATGTTTAGAATAATTAGCATCTTTTGCTAATGCTTCTTTACAATCTCTATCACAAGGGAACTTCGAGCATTCAAGTCTGCAAGTTCCTAAAAGCCTGCTGTGGTGAGATTTATCCCAAATCCACACGTCAAAAATAAAATGTCTCATTTTGCCAATATTTAAAGTTTTTATTTATATTTTTCTTTCCATTTTTCGCATTTGCGTTTCACTGACTTACCAAGTAAAGAAGGAAATTCATCACCATACGTTAATCTTCCCAAATCTACTATATTTATTAATGTGTCTGCTAATTCATCACACAAATCCATTTCATTTATTTTCTTATAGCTAGATAATCCTGTGATAGTACTGATAGCTCCCATCACTTCTCCAGACTCTTCTGCCAGTTTAATCGCAACATCCTGTATAGTCCTCCCATTTTTAATAGAAGAGCCTACTTCCATAATTTCTTTGATCATTCTTCGATTATTCCTTTTTTAGGTACTGGGATTTTTACTATTCCAGTTCCATTACATGTTTCACACTCTGTTTCATCACATAGTAAGCCCATCCCTAACGTACAAATGGCTAATCCAGCTTTCTGGCCCGTACTCATTTCTACACTCCCTGTTCCTTTACATTTTGGACAAATTTCTTCTACATATTGTCTTTTTGGAGTAGTTGGATTACTATGTGGGCAGTTTCCTGTACAGGAAACAAATAACAGGATAAATAACAAATATTTCATATTAATTTCAAATATAATGGTTTGTCTTTATTTTTTGCTACTTTAAATCCGATAGGAATTAGGGATCTTTCATATATTCTTCTAAGTCTATTGTTAGCTGGATATACCAATAATACTTTTCCCTTCAAAAAATTCTTCCATATGTTATTGTTAATAAAGTTCATTAAACATTGTTTAGCCCAAGATAATGACTTCATTCCATCCTTTCCAACTATTAAGTTTTCTTGAAATCCATTCTTTCGTTTAGTAGCAATGATAAACCCTGGTTCTTTATATATTTCATAGATTTCCAAAGTTATTATTTGTCCATATTCATTCTTAGATTTGTAATAATATGAGTTTACATGTTCTCTATCTTTTTGTAGATCAATATCATACATATCAATTAGTACTTAGTTGCGGAGGCAGGATTCGAACCTGCGACTTTCAGCTTATGAGGCTGACGAGCTACCTCTGCTCTACTCCGCGATGTTTGGTAGCTAATTTATATCCGCTACCCAGGGATATCTCTCTCACCAGTGAGACACGGACTCTTCTAACCGTAGAGCACGGCTGGTTACTGACGCTCCAGACACGGCATTTAGACTGAAAATGTCGAAACAGTAATTAAAAGCCTACAATGGAAGGTCATTACTCTCCCACTTTCTAGTTGTTACCCTAGATGTGCAATTCTACACCACATTGTGTCTTTCCTAGAGTCGGTAATGGGAATCGAACCCACATCTCCAGTTTGGAAGACTGGAGCACTAACCGTTGTGCTATACCGACGATTTAATTAGTTTATAAACTGAAACGCACACTACTACTATGAAAGAAAACAATATAGACCATAAAAATACTCTAAACAGAAATATTAACCATTCCATACTTTTCCAGATCGTATTTTAGAATATACTTTACTTAAAGCTTCATTTTTATATTTTGTAAGTTTCATTCTAGTTATAGCATTCGCAAATTCAGTTGGTCCCACCTTACTATAGAAATGAAAAGAACCATCTTTCCACTGAACCACAATTATAGAGCCTACTTTATAGGCTGTTTTAATTGGGCTTTTGAATGAGAATTTAATATAAGATTTAATCTTGTTTATAACATTCATATTAATAACAATTTGTGCTCCTTGTAAGATTCGAACTTACGACCACTTGAATGTAAGTCAAGCACTCTAAACCAACTGAGCTAAAGGAGCGATTAAACAAGAGACCACCTTTTTTATTTGTTTTAAATCCAGGCTAAACTACTAACTTCTAGGTATTTCAGAAAGTTAGATAAGGATTCGAACCTTATTTCTTTGTCTAATTGAAATTTAATTAAAACTATAAAGATTAAGAAAATAATCTTGCTGTATGTCTCTTTATAATAACAGAAGACCTTTAAATACGTTGCTCTACCAATTGAGCTAAAATGAGTAAACTCATCTACAGGACTCGAACCTATAACCCACGGCTTACCAGGCTAAATATATATTGCTGCTAGTCTTCTTTTACTTGGGAGAATTTCCTATCTCCCGCAATAAAGTGCTAAGGTATCATAATGAAATGAGGCTCAGCGGTTTCGACTTTACTAGGATAGTTCACGATGTTTTGGCAATCATCTAACTATTGTCAACCTATTATTATGCCAAATTGTAGTTGACTTGTTGGGGAGAAGCTAAGAATCGAACTTAGTCCTTTATATCCACAGTATAACGTTCTAGCCGTTAAACTACAACTCCCATTTATATTGAAATGAAAACGACAGTTCTGCAAGAGGAAGAAAAGGTAGCTTACCTATTTATGATAGGTAATATACCCGTAGGAAGCATTCTGGGATCCATTTTCTCTAAGAATTTTCCTAATTACTTTCTTCATAAACTGTAAAAATTTAGTTAAACATATAATTTATCTATGTAGCCGAAAGCGGGGGACTCGAACCCCAAACTCCACAGTGACAGTGTGGTATTATGCCAATTTCACTACGCCTCCGTTGTTGTAGCATCTATCCTCACGAACCAATGCTACTTTTATTTATTATCATGGCAAAATGATATACTTCACCTCAAAGTTTGATATTTCTATCAGGGACAATGAGGGATTTGTGGGCCGAGAGAGATTCGAACTCCCCTACCGCAAAGTCCATACGACTATTTGTTAAAGCGGGGTGGATTTACAGTCCACTGCCGTTATCGGCCCATTAATACAGAGTGCAAAGATAGTTATTTTATTCCCAATAATAAAATTTAAATTGTTAATTGCTGTTAACACTCTTATTTTTACAGAAACCTTTTGTGGTTATGTTCATTAATGGTAAACATTTATAAAATTTGCTGTTAGGCTTCTTGTTTTTGGATTTATGCCTTATAGTGTCTTATAATTTTATTAGCTTCCGAATTACGGGGCACTCTTCCACTTTTTATTATTTATATTCTACTATAATACATAAATCCGATAATTTAAATTAAAAGTAATGATAGATGTATGAAAAATTTGCTGTTTGTGCCCCAAACGTCATCAAGATAATTTGTAGGGTAAGCGGGATTCGAACCCGCGATCTCTTGCTCCCAAAGCAAGCGCCCTAGACCGGACTGGACCACTACCCTATTGTTTATTTGTATAAACTTTAGCCTTGTCTATTATATTTCGTAAATCTGAAAACGAAGAAGCTTGCTCTATAAGCCAACCAAAATATACTTTTCTTTGTTTACTCATATTATTCTCTATTAGCTTATCTATTCTGTCACTAGTCTTAAGTTTCATCAAAGTGGACTTAGTTTCTTTAAAGCGGGCATCTATAATATCAGAAAGTTCTTTTTTCATTGCATTCTTTCTCTCTTGTAAAGATGCGCCAGAAATAGCAAATGCTGTCCTCACCTTTTTCTTTTCTCTATTAGTAAGACGACTAACGTCAAAACCATTATCAATAAGAAATTGATCATTATTTATATTAGCACTCCAAGATGCCACTTCTCTATCATCTATTTTATTCTCCTCTGGCACATTAAGCAAAGTACTTAGAGTAGAATTAAATTTCTTTGCTGTTTTCAATAAGAGTAAGACTTCTGAATATGTGCAAAGTTGTACTGTTCTGCCCCAACAAACAGTGTATAGATTTTTCCGGTTGTTATGAGTAAGAACATATAAATGATTACTATGACAGGCCATTTCATTACTTGTATGATCACTAACTCTCACTCTAAGCATTCCTATTACAAAGTATTCAGAGTTAGTATTTTGAGCCTTACTAGATTTAGAAGAAAGCTTTCTTAAAGCGTCATAAATTTTGTCCATGATAATTTATATTACGGGAGTCCGAAGACTCCCAATTACTAAATTGTTATCAGATTTAACAGTTCCTGATTCATAGCTGCCTCAAACAACTCTCTAGCTGTTTTAGGTGTACTAGGTTCAGGATTTTCCGGAGTAGGTTCTTGTCCTAAGAGAAAAGCAATTCCTGAAGGATCTAAACCTCCCATATAGAAGAATCCCGGAGTATCTGCATACCCCTCGAATTTAGGTCTAATTTCTCTGCTGTAGAAACTGTTAGGTATATCCCACAGAACAATCTTGAAATCATCAACATAGTCTTTAGGGAATCCAGCGTCTAGCAACTTTTTCTTGAATAAGGCAAAGTTCGTCTTTGATTCTTGTGTAGAATCTTGATAGCCATATCCAGAATATAACTGCCCTCTGTTAAATTCTCCATCGCTTACACATAACAATCCTTTCGGGAACTGATTAATAGGAGTTCCTTTTCTGAAAATTTCAACAAATAAGTCAGCGATTCCTAAGAAGTTAGTACTTCCATAAGATTCTGCCCTGTCATTGAAATACTTCTCAGTAGGAGTTTTACCATTCCACAATCTCAATGTAGGTTTGCTAGCAAACTCCACATATCCGCTCGCAAATGGCCCTTCTAACAAGTAAGAGAAATAGAGAGCAATAGCTTTAGCAACGTCGTTACTTGATACATTAGTCCCATTTACATTTGAACTCATAGAACCAGAGGTATCTCTTGCAACTAAGAAAGTTGACTTGGTATTCATTCCTTTCTTTGCTGTTTCAATAAGTCCTCCAAACTGTTTATCTACAGTCATTTTCTTGTAAGTAGGACTATTATATTCAATTCCTTTGAATAACTCATATACATATCCAGTAAACTTGGCTACTGGTTGTTTTAGAATCCATTCTTCGTATGCGGTTTCTAAGTTATTATTCTTTAGGAAATTTCCAGAAACTAGCAAAGCCAGAGCACGACCATGCACAGTAGAAAAGTTTATATTCAACTTTCCCCTTGAGATTTGCTGTTGCCATTGATGAGCCGTTCCTGACACTTTCAATTGACGATATTGCTTATAGTTGAGAGAGTGATACTGGTCAGCCTTAAACTGTCCCTTACCAAACAATCTATGTGCAATATACTTTCCAATAATCGTATCCGCCTGTGCTTCCAAAGTACGGGCTTTAGAACGAGCTTTAATAGTAGGAAGATATTTCTTTACTAAATTGCAAGTATTAGGATTTTCCAGACCAGCTAGAATAAAATCACCTAATGCTTTCCAATCTAGCACTTTTCCTTTCCACCCATGAAATTGAATATCATAGGACATCATTTGGAAAATATCCTTCCAACAACCAGCTGCTACAAACAAAGGAAGATTGTTATAGAATACTTCAGGGTAATTTATAGCCACCCAAATCATTCTCATAATCCCTTCATGCTTCATTCCCTGCCCTCGCTGAACAGAAGTGGTTTCTGAACCATCTAATAATTCAACCTTTCGAGTTACCAAACGAATATAGAATACCAATTTCATTGCATCAAGCTGATTGATATTCCATAATGTACGCATATCCTTATCAATATCAGCATAAGGACGCAACTGCCTGTACTGAGAAATTAAAGAAAACTGGTCTGTAAATGGATCTCCTGTAGAAGTTAATTTTACAGCACCATTGCCACTCAAAGTGATTTCTGCAATACTCTTTACTGGTTCGTTGCCAAACAGATAGCTTTGTTTCTTGTCAAACATTGTTTTATCTAATTTTATATTAAAAGTAAATATTCTTCATCATAACTTATAGAATCTGCAGAAGAGATTCCCAATTCCAAAACAAAATCATTCAGTGAACCAATTGTTACTCTTCTGTTTAGATCTGTCCACCTCCATTCCTCCGCAAATTTTCTAGAACCTGTAAGATAACTAGGCTCACATCCCGGAATTACAAGTACTGTTATTCCTTTTTCAAACCTGTTTTCTCCGATGTGTTCAAATCTTCTAAGTTTTAACTTAGTTTCTCTGATTTCCTCAAGATATTCAAATTCTTTTTTATCTCTACAATAAACAGCTTCTATAATCATAATATTTAAATTTATGTACCGAGAGCGGGATTCGAACCCGCACAGCCCTTCCGGACTATCGGATTTTAAGTCCGATGCGTCTACCAGTTCCGCCATCTCGGCATTAAGTTCTATTTGAATTTAGTGATGCAAAATTACTACAAATTTTTTATATTCACAAGTAATTTACAGAAATTATTTTCCTTAATGCTTAACAAGTAAGAAGTTTTCCTTCCAAATTTAAAATCGGATGTACTATATCTTCTTACTTGGTAGTTGATACTTATGGGATACAAAAATTATAATTTAGTGATTTTCAATTCACACATAGATTTTTTCTCTATTAAAGATAACACTCCAAATATATCAGCAGCTACTCCTACTCCTGCTGATGAATCCCATACGTAATAAAGCTGAGGAAGGGACATTATAGAATCTTCCTTGTTGTCCGTTTCCTGCAAAGGATCTTTTGACTCCCATATCTTCTTTACTGGATTCCAAGTCCAAGAATCAATATCCTTTTCTTCTACCATTAATGTGCCTTTTGGAATTTCTCCATCTGTCTTATCCATGTAGTCCTGTATAGCTTCTTCCTTAGTTAAAGCTCCAGACAGAAATTTTTTACAGATGCCATCAGGTGTTAATACAAAATACGTTTGATTCATTTTACCATTTATATTTAGGTAAGTTAGTAATTACATAAATAAATTCTCCTAATGAGAAAACTGTTGATGATTTGTTTATACTGAACTCAGCCTGTCTTCCATCATTTGCAACAGTTTTAATAATAGTGCCATTTTTTCCTTCGTAGATTTTTACTACGTAGAACATAATACTGTTCCCTTCAAATACGAGTTGTATTGCTTCTAACTCTTCAATGAAGTTTAGCACTACAGGATCCACATTAACTCTAGTATATGATTCTATTGACTGATTCGCTTTGCCAGAATACATATAATTAAATGATTCTGCTTTTATTGTAAAACTAACAAGTAAACAGAATAAGATCAGTATCTTTTTCATAACAACAATAATTCTTCTTCTACATTGTCATTAGGAGCTATCCAAACTTCACTCCATGTGTAGTGATTGCCTTTCAATTTGTATCTTCCTCCTCCACAAATTTCAGATATAGTAGATGTCACTCCTACGTACTTTTCCATATCAGGATTCCAATATAAATTATATAAGTGTTCTGGAACCTGAGTATATCCTACAATTTTAACTTTGTCACCTATTTTAAACATATAGTTATAATGGGAGGATTTTCACCTCCCTATTGTAACATTATTCTTCTGTTTCTTTGTCCGCTACTTCTTCTTTGCCAGAAATGTCTTTGATCATTTCTAGATCTTCGGAATCCAAGCCTTCAACCATATTGGTTGGGAACATTTTGTTATGAACATTCACACAGATTTGTATTTTGCTAGCCACAACACTCATTTTAATCACAATGTTGTACAACTCTTTTACCCATGAAGAAGGATCTTTCATATCTACTGTAAGAGAATTACTGTCTCTTTGACCCAAATCAGTGTGTTCGAACAATTTACTTTGAAGATTCCTAAATTCTTGCTTGTAGGATTCTACCTCCTGACGTGAGGTAGCTGATGTGTTACGGATTACGTTCTTTACTCTGGCTTCTAATGCTTTAGATCCAGTCAAGCCAATCATTGCTTCAAATGTTCTCATATTTTTCTTTTTAAAATGTTAATATTTTATTCTTACAAGATTGATAAATATCATCATCAACTAATTCTCTATAAATTTCCATAGAGTCCATGATTTCATAGAGTCTTTCCTCTTCGCAATATTTTATCTCTTCTTGCCATCGTTTGTTTCTCTCGTTTATTGATTCATTAGGTGACGTTATCCAAGTAAGAAGGATAATCGCCACCAATCCCAAAATAACTTTTTTCATATAGCAAGAATAGTTATTTTGAGCCTCTCTTCAATAGATAAAGGAATGAATATTCCATTTACCCATACTTTCTCGATTTTGCCGTTCATAAAGTCCAATTGAATAGTATTGCCTTCAGTTGTTTTTACTGTGAGCAAATTACTTTCTATACTAGTGTATAGCGGAATGCCATATAAGATATTATCTTTTATAGCTGCCTCAAGCAAAAAATAAACAAATGCAAACATTATAAGTCGGATAATTCGTTAATTCTCTCAGAATCAACTTCTTGTATTGTTTCTAACTCGCCCATCAGAGCATTTTTTCTCTCAATAACAGATTTAGCACAGGGAAGTTCTCCTAAGTAAGCTATCTGTTCTTTTAAATACTGTATTCTACGAGAACGCTCATAAGAACCTATTCTCAACGAAATAACATTCATAATTTAATTATTTGAGGTTTGTCACATTTGATACTTTCCCTGGTTAGGTCATTTAATATGATTCCAGGAATGTCTTTGAGATTAGATTCTTCAGAATAGTCTCTATCATAGTCTAGTTTTAAAGACTTATGCTTTAGAACTGTTCCTTTAGAATCCATGAATAGGTAGTTTACATAAATAAACAACTGAGAACAATCTACTTCGGTATGATAGATTACTGTTTCCATTTCTCAATCTTGTTGTCAATTTTTGTATACCATTCTCCTTTTAGGAAAAATTTACAATTTCCATTTATTGTTTTACCTACCACTGCAAGCATAGTTGCATCTGGCAAGCTATCAAATTCCTTTTGAGTCATTCTCTTGATTTTAAAATCTTATTAATTTCAATAGATAGATCTGCTAACTCATCATTTGACATATTTTCTAAGTTTATTTTCTTAGAATCAGATAAAGATACAGAAGACATCCAAGTAGGATTCCATAATACTCTATATGTGAGACCGTAGCATTCTACTTTTACAAAAAGATGAGTATATGTGTTATCCAAGAATTTAATCTTTTCCACAAACGGCTCAGATACTATAGTACATTCTGGAGACACTGTTTCGTAAACTGGGCCAAATAGGTTGTTTCCTATAGGCTTATCTCCTCTACTAACTAATTGTCCTCCTTCGGATAGATTACCTTCACTATCATAAATTCCTATATAGGAATTATCTTTTGGGTAATATAAATTACCTACTATACTTTTCTTATTCATATTCTTTGTACTCCGTTACATCTAACAAATCTACTAATTCACCTTTTAACTTTCCATTAACAGCATATCCTATTCTGTCTTGGAAGTAAAATACTTCTATGTCTCCATATTTCTTTATGAGTTTTACTTTGTTTATATGATCTCCAAAATCTACTACAATTTCGTTATCAAATGAAACAAAAAGTCTAGTTACCTATAAGATTACTGAAGCTATACATAATCCTAATATTAGAGAATCCATTATTTCCAACTGATTATGAATGAAACCCAAATTAACGCAATGCCAAACTGAGTAGAGTCTACTCCTATAGCTACCATAGGAAAATCAGGCTGGCTAATAGTCAGCCTGATATTTTTGTATATTTTACATGTCATATTTTCTTAGAGCTTGATTAGACCAGAAATCATATTATCTCCAGAATCTCGATATTGAATAAGATATGGATTTAATATTTTTAAGTATCTCCTGTCTCCAAAGTTATAGGAAACTGCGTTGGGAAGTATTGTAGTTTTGCATTCTGGAATATTAGATGATAACCATTTGATGGTATCTTCCAATCCAGTTCTTCTAAGAGAAAAAGTAAAAGCTATATACTTATTGCGAACTGTATTCTTCTTCATTTTATTGTAAATGTAAAGAAGATCGTCACCATTACTTTTATAGGATTTACAGAAATCACAATCTACAAATGTAACCAAAGCTCTTTCCTGAAGCAGCAAATCAAATTCTCCTATTATAGAATTTCTTCTAATAAATGGATTGACTGGATTAAAATCTACTAAAATTGTTCTTTGATTAATTGGAAGTATTTTTATGTATTCTTCTGGATGAGTTCCAGCTAATCCTAAAACTACTTTTGTAGATTTGATGTGTGAAAACAGATATTTCTGTACTGTTCTTTTTACTATTGCATTTAAATATTGTTCCATAATTTCTAACAGTTATTAATTTAACTAACGAAATTTATACAGTTATCATTGATATGTAAAAATATGGTCTTTATATTGTGCAAGATACATAGTACTTAATGCCCAAGAAAGACCAATATCTTTTGTTTTCTGTGAGTCTTCTACTATTTCCTGTTTATAAATAACTTTTACAGAATTTTCTGATTCTTTCGCAAAAGCTATATTATTGTAAGAAAAACGGTCTTGAGTCATTTGGATATTTTCGAGAATAATACTTCTCTCAACAGTATTAAGTCTAAATTTTAATGTATCCATAATTATATGATATTAAATCCAAATTCCTTCAACTGATTATAGTACCATCCATAATCAATTGATTCTTCATTTTTAACTGTATTATAGTAGTTTGCCAGAGTAATCTTTTTAGCACTATTTGTAGTGCTATGATAAGCTCTTTCAATTTCTTTTAGTAATTTTTCTTTCATTTCTCTTATATGATTTGCCTAAAATTGTTGCCATGATTATTATATTTTATGAGTTAATAAAATTCAATTAAATAATCCTCTATATTTTCACAAACGAGAGGATTTAACAAAATGCAAACTTTAAAAAATTAGCTGGTGATTGCCTTATATAATAATATCCAAGATTCACCACTTCAGGGACTATTGCCTCATTTTTACTAGTATTAATGAGGTCTTAAAGATATGAAAACGTTATATAGCTACCTAAAAAGATGTGGTTTTTAATTATGTATTTTGGATTCAAATAGCTAAATATATTCTATTTTCGGGAAAATGAGTATGGTCAGGATTTTAATTGGAATCGGGAGGGAGAATCCTGACATTCCGCAGCCTCCTCACTCTTACCTTGACCATGAAGATCATATACCTCACATTTCATTCTACTTTCAAACTTCTATGTGAGTATCTAATCTTCATCTTAACTCATTTTATTATATCAGAAAAAATCCACTACATAGATTTTATTATCTCGTCTCAAGATTTGAATGTATGTATAGGGAATGTCTCTATTAAACTGATTATATTGCAGTATCTCCTGCTTACCATTATGATAGAGTACATTATTTTGGATTTTTCCAAACACTGTTTCAAGTTTTGGCTTTGAGTTCATAGTTTTTATTTAGTGCTACATAAAAAAGATTGAAAGAGGGATTAATCCCTCTTTCCTTCACCTTCTAACAATACCATACCATAAGCATTTACTTTGTACGGTTTATTTAACATAGGTTTAACACTTGTTTTCTTTTCTGTATTCTTTTTAGTCGTTTTCATATCTTTATATTTTTTAATAGTTTATACTTTGTTTGTTGGCGGTTATACGATACCGCCAAACGAACTAATTTAGTTTTTTGCTAAATCGGTTTTAATTGTTTCAGGAATAGCAACAATATCAAAGAAAGGATAATCCTTTTTTGTCATGTTGCTAAAGTCCATTTTATTAGCCGCTGCAATATAATCAGGTGCGCACATTGGTTTGATTTGTCCGACTTTAATACACAAACCATTTTCAACCAATTTTTTCACCGCCTCAACCGCCGTATTTCCGTGTTTGTCAATACCGGCAATTTGATATTCCGGTGCGGTTGCGTCATTTGTATGTGGGTACAACTGCCGTAAAATTGCATTTGTTGAAACTGTACCTTCTTTAACAAATTTTCCGTTTTCGTCATACAAGAAAGATACAAAAACCGCACCCTCTCGCGTACTTCCATTAATGTTGTAAGTTTTTCCGTAAACCTTTGCCGACGGAATAACGGTAAAACCATTACGATATAAGCCCGCACCAACATTTGAAATAGGGCGATTTGCTTTGTTTAATGTTTCTTCACTCGGATTTGCATTTAAACCTTCCGCTTTGATAGTTTTCAAAATTTCCATAAAAATAAATCTTTTTGTTGTTTGTAAATCTATTAGTTGAATTTGTGAGAATTTTTGTTTTTCTCTCGCTTCCTGGTGGGGGCCTTAAAGGGTAGTGTACTCCCCCCCCCTACCTCAATATATATTATTTCATTTTTTGAGAGTAGGTGGGGGGGGGGATTATAAATCATCTATTGAACATTTGGAAATATGGAAAATATTTACTATATTTGCAGATAATTAAAACCAAAAATAAATATGGCAGCAGAAAAGTACACAAGTAACATAAGTACTACAATTAACAAAGAGGTACATTCTTTATTGTGCCTAGTAGTTTATGAGTTAGAAAATATGAAAACTTGTAAACTTACTAATGAGAGAGAGAAAAACTCACAGATTCTTTTATTAACTCCAGAGGAATTAAATATTGATGCCATCTGGAAGAAACTTAATATTAACGAAGATTACTTAATTAGTAAAGTCATTACTTCTATACAAGTAATAGAGAAAGATGTAACTATTACGAATGTAGGTACAGCTGATGATTATGAAAACTACAACGTACATGTAGATGACGGGCATATAAATGTAGATAATAATGTAGAAACAACTGTAACTAACAATGTAGATGTAAGTGTTACTAATAAGCCACAAGTTTCACTTGACGAACCTATTGATGTAAGAGTAACTAATTTACCATGAAAAAACTAGAAATCTTAAATAAAATTTCTTCTATGAGAGTTTCTGAATTATTAGATTTTGTAAATGAATATGATATTTTATATGAGGATTACAAATTCTATTTTGAAAATTTGCTAGATGAAGGCATACTAGAAACTCCAGTAGAAAAAGTATGTACATTCTTAGAATTGTGTAATATATCCAATTTTATTGGGAATCAAAAAAAGTCTGATATTCCTCTTACTTGTAAATTCAGGATAGAAAAAATGGATAAGTCTATACTTACTGTAGAAAAATTTACAGAAATTTATAAAGAAGATAAATCAAAAGCCGAAAAATTATTATATGCAGCTATGTTTGTAGATGATACTTTAAGTGCATACAAGAAAACATTTAATATATAAAAAGAAAAAGCCTGACACCTACAAATAGTGCCAGGCTTTTTTATTGTGTTGCTAATACTGGTTTATAATTTCTAAATAAAGATTGTGTCATATTTAGTAACTCTCTACCAACTGTAGTTCTGTATTCATTAGCTTTATTATACGCTTCTATTATTCTTTTTGATAAATTAGGATCTTTTGGAGACTCCATTCCTTTTATAGGATAGTTATACTCATCTATATAATTTTTCATTTGAGGACCATTAAACCTCCTTTGAGTTTTTACAGTCTTTTCTGGCTGTAATAGAACTCCATCATATCCTTTAGATTTGGAATGTTTTATACCTTCATCATACAATACATTAGATAGTCCCTTTCCTTGTTCAGTTTTAGCTACATTAATATATTCTGGCCTCATCCATTTTCTTCCAAATTCCTCTGCTGGACTCAATTCTATATCGGCTATTACTCCTTTCTTAGGAGTAGATAAAGATATTTTATCAATCCCAAACTTCTCTTTAGTTATAGTTTTAACTATATCATCAGCCTCAGATAGAGGAAGTTTTAGTGCTTTTATATTAATATATGGTAATGCCTCAAATGCTGCGGAACTCATAGCCTTCTTTAATAGATCTAAATTATTTCTTGGAGTTATAAGAACTTCTGGAAGGGATACTTCATAAGTATCTCCATTATAAGAATTAACTACTTGATTATTCTCGTAGGCTTCTTTATATTCTCTAGTTCCGTATTTAATCTTTTTTGGATTCATTAGAATTTGTTTGTTTAAAAGGATTCCTATTTCTAAATGCAGATGTTACTGAATCAATTCCTAATAATGCACAGCTAGACCAAAATAACATTTCAACTATATCAGGACTAGGTATAGCATGAAATAATGCCACAGCAGCAGATATTAAACATAATATCCACCCTAAACATCCAGCCACTCTTTTACTAGAAGGATTTTTGCCTTCAGAAACAGTATCCCATATAAAAGTTTTAAAATCCATTTTAGAAATTGTACCTTCTAATTTGATTTTCCATATCTATTCCTTTTCCTTCTGGATTCCAATGCTTATCGGAAGAGTTTATGTTTTGTAATAAATATTTTCTCAACCCTCCATTTCCTCCTAACCAAGCTCCACCTAACATGCCCCATCTGCTTATGCCTTTCGATTTAGCTGCTTCTATATCTTCTTTAGTGAAACCTTTTTCCATAGCTTTAGCTAAATTAATAGCTGCACGTATCTGTAATTTTGGATTGTTTAGGAATGTTTGAGTATCTACTCCTGCATAAGACTTAATATTATTATACTTATTATCATCTTGCATAAATTGAAAATATCCCCATGCTGGGGCATATTTATTTTTTGCCTTACTATCAAACCCACTTTCATACTTAGCTACTGTAGTTAAGAAATCTCGATATTCAGCAGCATCGGGCATTTCAAATATTAATTCATCATATATCTTATTAAATGCATCATTACCTTTACTTGGGTTAGCCAGAGGAGTTTTTTTAACAATAGGCTCTTCTTTACTTACAGGAATTTCTTTTTGATCTTGTTTTTCTTCCTGTTCTTTGGGATTACCAAGTAAGTTGATAGATTCCGAATTTTCTGTTCTTTCAAGGAACCTATCCAAATTGGATTTAGGAGTATAGTCTACTTCTGGCAATTTTATATTGGAAGTAGAAATATTATTCCAAGATACAAATATACTAGGATCAATGGATAATACTCCCCCACTCTGATTCTTTTTTACTCTATTATTAGTATATGTAGGTCTATCACTTTTGATAAACTTTTTTCTCATATCCCTTTTAGAGTTTTGCTCCTCAGCATTCTTAACTAACTTGGATTTTTTTGGAGTAAATCTTCCTCCAAATTTATATTTATGATCTCTAAATAAAAATGCAATCACGTTGGAATATTCTGCTCTTTTATCTAATGACACATTACTTTTAGGCCTCAATATATGTTCTCCTAATGCCTTAGTTTTATCAGTTATAGAGGAATTTGGATCCATGAATACATTTTTAGCTATTTGACCTCTTAAAGGTTCTCCATTTTTATTTGCCCAAGGAGTCCAGTTTGTAATAGTTACAGTTTGTTTTCCATTCTTATCTGGTTTTGTCAGATGCAATATTTCATCGTTAGCCTCTCCTATTATAAAATCGGTTTGAGATTCCGGAGTATTTCCATTTTTTTGAATAAAATCACTATAGTCATTCCATCTATATTTATTCTCTTCTGTATTATCTATTTGGTAAATTCCATTTCCTCCTCCTTTTTTTGTTATAGTGTGATCCAACCTACTTTCTTCTACTCCATTTCCTAAATAAGACACGTTATTTTTAAACGAAGTACTAACAGTAGGATTGTTTTTATGCAATAATTTTATATGAGAAAAGATTCTAACTAAATTATTTATATTAACTCCTTTTTTTCCAAGAGCAGCATCGAGACTCCTATAAGGTATTAAATTTATATCAACTTCTTTCCTATTAGGAAATTCTATTGGTTTTAATGGTTCCATTTTCTAGCATTGGCTGCGAATGTGGCTCTTTTTCTGATTGCTGGGTTAGGACTGTTCTTTCCTTTAGAAATACACTCAGAAGTTACTTTACCTCCACAATAATCAGTAAATTTGCCTCTATTCTCTTTTTTAATATGTATCTTATTTTTTCCTCCCTTTTCTAGCAATCTTTTCACCGGGCCACCCTTTTTAAGGTACATAATCTCTTCCGAAGATAATTTACTAATGCGGTCCTTCAGAGCAGCCGCAATACGTTCATAAGACTTTTCGTTATACATCGTTATTAAGTATTTTAAGGTTTTACTTTTTATGCTACGAAATTAGTCGTAAATTTGCACATAAACAAATGAATCTTAGATAACTGGAAAATGGAGGAACTATAGAAGTAGTGAATTGTTAAACTAACTATATATTAACCCAAAAACAAAATAATTAGATGGTATTAGATCTTTTTACAAAACTGTATTCGCTCGTATCTCAATTAAGCTCGAATACTAAAAATCTCATTATTGTAGTGATGTTTTTCGTCATATCAATAATGGCTTATGAAGATTTAGGCAATAGAATAGTAGACGATACAGTTAAAACTACTCTTGAGCTAAAAACAAAAGCGGAGAATTACTCTAAAGAGATGACACCTGCTATAAACGGACATGTATATCATATCTTAATGAGTGATCCGGATGCCTGTAATGTTATACTTTTAAGTTATCATAATTCCCAAACAAGCTCACAGGGATTCTCTTACTTGTATATTACTGGACTTACGGAGGAAGGAAGATGGGACATAACTAAGCCATATATAAGTAATTGGCATGAATTAAGTGCTATCAATTACGGCAATGAGCTAGATAGAATCCACAAACTCGAATATTTACGAGTTGATAGTGTAGAAAATATGAAGGAGGAATATCCTAAGTTATATTTTAAGCTAAAAGAATGTGATGCATCTAGTGCGGCTTTTTATCCTATTCAAAGCAGGACTAACACCGCTGGTATGTTAGTAATGTTATACAAAAATACTAAGAAGTATGAATTAGGTTATTATATGAAAACTATAGAACCTTGTATGACTGAATTATATGACATACTTGACTACATGAAGAAACAAGAAAATATGAAATAATATGAAGGTTGATAAAAGAAATGGTGAATGTTTGTACAATGATTTAGAACATGTGTACTGGAAAGAGAGTACTAATGAAAAGTATATCTCAGTGACTACCTTAATAGGTAGGTTTGAGGCTAAGTTTGATAAGGATTTTTGGTCCAAATATAAAGCCTTAGAAAGGATATTAGGAAAAGAAAGATTCGCTTTAGAAAAAACTAAACTATTAAAGACTCATAAATTTGATATAGGAGTCTTAAGTGTATATGACATTTCTGAAAAGGACTTTCTTAGTGTACAACAAGATATTCTTGATGAATGGGAACAAACTAACAAAGAGTCTTGTGAACGAGGAACAGCTATTCACGCACAATTAGAAGCCTATAGTAAAGGTGGAAAATTCAAGGAAAAAATAGTTCCTAAATTAAACAAGGATTTCGATAACTTTAATTGTTATGTTAATCCAGATAAGAATGAACTTGTTAAGTCTATAGATAGAGGTATTCTTCCAGAATATTTAGTTTATAGAGAATCTGATGATGGAGTATTAAAAATAGCTGGTCAAATAGACCTTCTTATTAAAGACGGTAATGACATTTATATTGTAGACTATAAGACTAACAAAGAAATAAAAATGAAATCCGGATTTGATACTTCTACTAAAAGAAACGCTATGATGCAGTATCCATTAAATAATCTTATGGATTGCAATTATATTCATTATACTCTACAATTAAGTACATATGCTTGGATGCTCCAAAAAATAAATCCAGAATATAATGTAAAGGGTTTAATACTGGTTCACTATGATCACAATGGAAACGTCACTACATATCAACTTGATTATCTAAAATCTGATGTAGAAAGGATGTTAGCTTATTACAAAACAGTAAGGAAAAGAGAGTTAGCAGAAGAACAAAGAAAAAAAATAGAATTTTAACTACGGCAAGCATAGTAATAATAAAATATGAATGGAGACGAAATTATTTATATTTCACACATTAAAACAGACCAGAATACTATATAATGCCGTAGTTAATAATTTTAAGTTATGGACAAGTTAGTAGAAGAAAGGCTAAAACTTTGTAGAAAATGTCCACTATACAACAACGGAGTATGTAATCAACGTTTATTTTACAATCCTCAAACAGGAGATATAAGTAGTACACCAAAAGGAGGATATACTTCTGGATGTGGATGTGTAATAAAATACAAAGTTAAATCTAGAGTAGAAAGATGCCCGGTAGGCAAATGGTAAGGATGTATGAAGATACTAAGGAAATTTAGAAATATTATTATAGGAAACATAAATAATATTTTTAACTTAAACAAGGAAGTCAGTAATCCTAGAATGGATATATGTAATAGATGTGAGTATGCTAAGGAGATATTAAAATTAGGTAAAATCTGTACGCAATGCGGATGTATATTAAAAGCAAAAACAACAGTAAAAGAAGAGCATTGTGTATTAAATAAATGGTAATAAAATTATGAATAATGGACAAATGAATTATGTAATGGGAGGAAACTCAGTAGCTATGTCAGGAGCTGAAACTATATCTGAAATGACTAAAAAAGAAGCAGTTAGGGCGTTTAACGAAGCCAATAAAAAGGCTGAAGATGCTTATAGAAAAAATATTGATGCTCAAATAGCTAAGTCCAATGAGAACAAAAAGAAAGCAGAGGATCTAGAAATTATGCCAGTAGGCCCATATATATTATTTAAATTATATACAGAAAATCCCTACGAACAAATAATTCAAACAGACTCTGGATTAATTTTACCTTCTTTTGATGGAAGAGAATTAACTAAAGAAACAGGACAGTTAGAAAAACAACCAAAAGCTGTAGAAATAGGACATGTAATAGAAGTTGGACCAGAAGTGGTAAATATCAAACCTGGAGATGACATAATGTTAAGAGCGGGAATGATATTACCTGTTCCATTTTTAAGACAAGGTTTTTGGATTACTGGACAAAACAATGTGCTAGTAGTAATTAATAAGGGATTAACTGACCGTTTTGACGAATACAAGAATAAAAAATTAAATTAATGAAAATGGAAGAAAAAATATTTTTTAAGCCGGGTGATACAGTTATTCTGAAACAAAATATACCTAATAGACCAAAAATGGTAGTAGTTTGCAAGGTATCTTCTTACTTGAGGGATCCTAAAAGTAATTATTTTAGAGGAATCAAGTGCAGATGGTTCAATAGCAACATGGAATTACAAGAAGCAGTTTTTAATACTAAAGACCTTCTTATAGTTGAATCAGCAGAAAATAGTAATAATTAAATATATAGGAAGGCATCAAAAGTGTCTTCCTTTTCGTATATGAAGGAATTGGATTCTAAGCAGAGAGCGTTCGTCCTGTATGCTGCTAAGATATTAAGATGCAAAGATGGGGACGAACTAAATAAGAAGATTCAAGCATTGTCAACAGATGAGCTTAATCAACTAACAACATCATTCGATAAAATTTATAATCAACAAATGGAAAATAGTACATTAATGGCTAGGTTAGGCACTAAACTTAATTATATTAAAAAGCTTAACAACAGGTGTCCAGAAGGATATGAAGTAGAAGTATTTAGAGCAGGAGGTAAGCCTTGCATGAGATGTAAAAAAATACAAGGGGCTATTCCAGTGGCTGCTCATAAAAATGGGAAAACTATTAATGATATTAAATCAGAGATAGCTAAAGATAAATGTGGCAGCAAGATGAAAAAGAAAAAAATGGAATGTGGAGGGAAAACCAAATCAATGTGCGGAGGCTCGAAAATGCAAAATGGAGGCAAAGCGTATGATTCAAAAGAACATGAAAAATTGGTAAAAGATTATCAATCTGGTAAAATAAAACAAGGAAGCCCCCAGCATAGAAGGCTACAGGAATTAAACAGAAGTTCAGAAGCTGCTCATGACGAGGACAGAATAAGTAGACCTTCAAATTCAGGAAAGAAAACATTAATGGAAAAGAATAAGAAAGCTATAAGATATAGAAAGCACGAAAACGGAGGAACTCTTACAGAAAATTTTAGAAATACTTATTTTAAATAAGTAAATATAAATAAATTAATGGACTAATATGAATGTGTTTACGTTTAATCATCAATTAAACAGAGTAGAAATTAATGAGGCAGAAATATTGCTAATTAAGGAATTTGCTCTTTTATTTGGGTTAGAGAGAAATAAAACTAAAGAGGATCCAACTGGAGTTAGAAAAACTAGAGCATTTAGGGAATTTACTTATATATGGCTTATGCTAGATTGGAAATCTCCATATTCTGATTATCCAGAACAAGCCAGACATAAAGATGTAATGGTAGATGCAGGTTTAACTCAAGAAGAATTTGATGATCCTATCTTTAGAGCAGCATGTAGAAAATATAGAGAGTTACAAGAATCATCCATAACAGTAAAAATGTTTCAAGCTGCTCAAAATACAGTTATAAAATTTATAGATTACTTCAACAGTATTGATCCACAGGAAAGAGATCCAGTGACCGGTAAACCTATATTTAAAGTAAAGGATATTATGCTTGAAGTAAAAGGTTTATCTGAGGTAAATGAAAATCTCAAAGCATTAGAATTACAAGTTAAAAAAGAACAATCTGGAGGAGAAGATGATGTTTTAGGAGATGTTAGAAGTGGAACTTTTGACGATTAATTATGGCTAGAGGCAGAAAGAAAGGTTCTAAGTTAATAGAAGGAAAGGTAACTGAAGCTATTAATGAAGCTTTACCTGATAATATAAATCTTACTAAGGTAGGATTAGGATACAATATCCAAGTAAATGATGAGGCTTTAGAAGGATTTAGCTCGGTAACTAAAGAAAGTGTTGAGGAGGCTAGAAAACAGAATAGTCCTATTATGTCTTCCAAAATAAATTGGGATGTTCCAATAGACCAAGAAATATCATACTTCGATTCCGATCTATCTTATGAACTTACTAAATATAGGCCAGTAAATGAAACACAAGGATTAGATTTCAATCCTGATTGGTTTACTGAAGTTAGAGATTTGAAAGTTTCTTCTGGTCATTATACCCAATATAAACCTGGAACTAAATCTCATAGAGATTTTTGGTCTGAGCAATATAGGAGGTGTATAGAGGGATATGAAGTAAATGGATATAGAATAACAGGAGATAACTACTTCTTTTTAAACTTTTATAGGTTAATGAATGTAACAGACGTAAAAGTCGCTGGTAGTGGTCGTGAAGTAAGTTTTCCAAGATTTTTTTCTAAACAATATGAGTATTTTCATTATATAGACTTATGCGAACATCTAAAAAAAGATGTATGCGCTTTAAAAGCTCGTGGAGTAGGATTTAGTGAAATAGCCGCATCATTAGGAGTTAGACTGTATACAGTAAAAAGGGACATGCACATTATATATTCTGCGTATGCTGAAGGTAAGTTAAAACCACTATTAAAGAAATGTTGGGAACAGTTAGAATTCTTGAATGTGGAAACAGAAGATGGAATGCGTCACGTACGGCAAAGATATAATAATGATATGCACAAAAAAGCCTCTAAGTTAAATAAACAGCGTGAAGAGTATGGATGGAAATCCGACATACTGGGTATTGTAGTAGATAACCCAAATAAACTTAGAGGTGAGCGTGTGGACCGATTATTCTTTGAAGAAGCTGGTTCTAATCCTGCTTTATTAAAAACTTATATACAGGCTAATGCTCTTGTAGAAATATTAGGTAATAAGTTTGGTACTAGATTTGTTTGGGGAACTGGTAGGTTAAAATTTATTCTCCACTTGTACAATTGATAATTTTTTATTATATTTGCAGTATATTAATAATTAAAATTTATAAATTATGACAAAAGAAGAAAAGAGAAAAATTATTGAAATTGCTGCAAATGAATACTTAGAAACTCCTGAAAATGAAAGAAGTTTAACAAAATTAGGAGCTAAGTATAAAATAGATAGACGCACAATATCTAAATTTTTAAAAAATAATGGATATGAAGTTATAAATGCTCAGAATAGATGTAGAATAGATGAAACTGTTTTTGACACCATTGACACAGAAGAAAAGGCTTATTGGTTAGGATTTTTGTATGCAGATGGTAATATAAATTCTAAAGAATATAAATTAGAAATTAATTTATGTGCTAATGATTGGAAACATCTTAAAAAATTTCAGGATTTTCTGAAATATACAGAAGATAAAGTTAGAATATCTCCCAATTATGGATATAAAGGAACTAATGATGTATGTAGATTTTCAGTTAGAAATAAACATATATGGGAAGCTTTAAATTCCAAAGGATGTACCCCTAGAAAATCATTAACTTTAACTTTTCCAGATGAATCTATATTTTCTAATAAAAAATTAATATTTGATTTTATTAGAGGATATTGTGATGGAGATGGAACTTTAGGGATATACCCTAAAGGAAATTCTAATTGTTTGAGAGAAAATTTAGGATTTGTAGGAACAGAATCTTTTTTACAAAGTATAACAGAATTTTTAGGAGAGTATACTAAAGTATGCCCTAAAAAAGATAATAAAGCATTTAAAATTTCTTACTCAGATTTAAAAGCTCGAAAAGTAGCTAGAATATTATATGAAAATGCGGCCGTCTATTTAGATAGAAAATATCAAATTTACAAACAATTCTGCCAGCATGAAGAGGAATCTTCATTGAAAAAATCGAGCAAAATCGGTGAAGGCTGTGATGCTAATACCGAGGTAAGTTCAGTAATTACGAAAGGTACTGAAACACCGTAGAGCGTAGTAGGTGAATAAATATAATCCTACCAAGAGTGCTCGACATTCAGAACGGATGAAAATGTACGCCGAACTTATACAAATAAGAAGTATAAGAAGTTAAGATAAAAAGCTTAACGATAACATAATTGGGAGATAGTGGTCCAGCTTTAGCTGGATTATCAAAAATGTTTTATAATCCCAAGGGATATAATGTGTTACCTCATAAACATAGATACTCTAAAACTGGCGATCCTGTAGAAACTGGATATTTTATTCCAGCTTTTACTTTTGTAGCAGGAGATGGATATATTGATGATAGAGGAGTAACTCTAACTGAGAAAGCTAAGGCATACTATAATGAAAAGAAAAATGCTCTTGCAGAAAATGCTAAAGAGTATATAATGTTCTGTGCAGAGTATTGTTTTACTCCAGAAGATGCTTTAGCATTAGAAGGTGATAATCTATTTAATAGAGAATTATTAGCTAATCAAAAAGCTGCTATAGAGTTACATAAAAGAGGCCCCAAACCAGTAAATGGGTATTTAGAGTATAAATTTAAAAATAACGAACATGCTCAAGAAAATATAGAAGGATTTAAATTTATACCAAGTAATAATAGTAAATTACAAATATTGGAACATCCGATTAAGGGAGAAGATAATTCTATATTTAGAAATTTATATGTGGCTGGTATAGACGGTATAGACTTAGGGCAAAAAGAGACTTCCGACGCTACTAAAGATCCTTCTGATTTCTGTATAATAATTCTTAAAAGAATGCAAGGAGTAAATCCTCCCATGCCAGTGGCTTATTATAAAGATAGACCACAGGACGTGAGAGAGGCATATAGAATTGCACTAAAACTATTAGAATACTACAATTGCAAAGCAGTTCTTGAGTTTTCAAAGATAGGCTTTAAGAATTTTCTTGTAGACAAAAATATAGAACATAAGTGGTTAATGAGAAGAACAAGGGCCACTTTAGATGATCCTAACTCCGTTAGTAAACAATATGGAGTTCCAGCTAATGAAAAAACTATTCAACATCAATTAGAATTAATAGCTTCATTTGTAGAGGATTGGTGCGAACATATATGGTTTATAGATTTAATAAATGAATTACTAGAATATTCCTACGAGAATAAAAGAAAATTCGACGCTGTAGCAGCCTTTGGAATGTGTATGCTAGCAGATGAAGAGTTAATAGGAGTATTGCCAAGAGCTGATGAAGTTGTAAATAAAAAGTGGAGAAATGTTGGATGGTATACAGATGAAAGAGGATATAAGAAATTTGGAGTAATTCCAGATAAGGACCAAATTACTCAGACAAATATAAGAAACGAATATGACCCATCAAGAGATAGAAGCAGCCGTCCTAGATACAATTGAAAAGGCATATTGTGCTAAGTATGTAGGCAAAATAAAAGTAGAGAATTTAGTAGATTGTAATAAAAATATAATTGGGTACAAGCTTACTCTTGGATTGAATAATATAGAAAGACCTCTTACTATTCAAATGGAAGGAAATGTAGATCAGTTTCTTAAATATATAGAGAAAGAGCTAAGAAGTAGACATCTACATTACACTTCTTTTTATACTGGATATCAGATTATTCCGGAAGAGTGTAATATGGATACATCATGTGATTGTAAAAAATGAAAAAGAAAACTGAGGATGAAATGATTGCCTGTATAAATAAGGCAATTACTGAATTAGTTTATCCTAAGTATAAATTACAAAAAGCTTATAACTATTACAATGGTGTAAGGGATGCTGAGCAATTTAGAGCTTTGGAAGAGAATTTTGGATTAGGTAATCCTACTTCTATAGAGTTTATACCTTTGATAAGGAAACATATAGATGCCTTAATTGGAGAATATTTAGAAACTCCTATTCTTCCAAAAGTTACTTGCAAAGATACTGGTACACTAACTAATATAGCTAGGGATAAACATCTTAAAATAGTAAAAGAAGTATTTAATTATTTAAAGGCTCACCTTAATAATTCTATACTAGCTTTTATAGATGGAAAGAATATAACAGATAAAGCAGTGGAATCTCAACTAAAAAAGATAATATCTGATATAGATAAAAATTATATATCAGAGTATGAGATAGCTGCACAAAATGTTTTAGAATATATAATGCAATCCAGAAATACAGACTTAACGGAAAAGCTAAAAACTTTATTTAAGGATCTACTTATAACTGGATATGCTTACTATAGAGTAAAACCTTCTCCAGAAGGCAATAATATAGATATAGAAGTTCTTAATCCGTTAAATGTATTTATAGATAAAAACCCTGAATCTATATACATTAAAAATAGCTATAGAGCTGTAGTAAGAAAATGGCTGTCTAAGACTCAAATACTTAATAAGTATGGAGAAATAATGGATAAAGATACTATAAAGGAATTAGAAGATTTATATGAAGGGATATATGATAATTCTACATATTATGTAAGAACATTTACTAACCAAGCTACTGGATATCCAGCTACAGATGGGATAGATGCAGGACAAGAAATAGTTCCTGGTTTCCCAGCTGATGAGTACAGAATAACTAATTACAAACTTATCCCAGTATATGAAGTAGAATGGACTGAAACTAGAAAAGAAGATGGTAAGTTCGTAATGGATAGATATGAAGGAGTTAGGATAGGAGAAAGTATTTTCATACATTCGGATATATCTCAAAATGTTGTGAGAACTAAAGATAACCCTTCATTTTGTACTTTATCTACTAGTGGTATATATTATTCTACTAGAAGTGCTGAAGCCTATTCTTTAGTACTAGCTTGTGCTAATCTACAAGATAAGTATGATGTTCTCCACTTCTATAGGGATTCTCTAATTGCTAATAGTGGTACTTCTGGAGACTGGCTAGATTTATCTATGCTACCGACTGTTCTTGGGGCGGATGTTCCCGAAAGATTGCAAAAATGGCTGGGATATAAGAAGGGAGGAGTAGCTTTAATAGACACTTCACAAGAAGGAAGGGCATTTAATAACAATACCTCCTTCGCAGGATTTGACGATACTATTAAAGCCCCAACTATACAAGCTATAGAGTTAGCTATAGAAAGAACAGAAAATACCTGCTCATCTATTACTGGGGTATTCCGTGAAAGATTAAACGGAATAGAGCAACACGATGCTGTTAGTAACGTTAAAGTAGGGATCAAAAACTCATTTACTGTTACTAAACAATATTATCAACAAATGGATCTATTAACCAATGAGTTATTAATAGACTGTTTAAATACAGCTAAGATAGTGTACAAAAAAGGAATAACAGGAGCTTTAATATTAGGGGATAAAGGTGTTAAGGTATTTACTGCTTTGCCTGAATATTTTACAGTTACCGATTTTGATATACATATAGCTTCTAGTACTACTGTAATACAAGACATGGAATTAATTAAACAACTAATTCCTGAATTTATAAAAGCTGGTAATGTAGATCCATCAATAATAGTAGAAGCTATTACTTCTAGAAGCCTAACTGAATTAAAGACTAATGTTTCTGAATCTCTTAAGAAGCAGAGAGAAGAAAATAATATTACTGCTCAGCTACAGCAGCAGGTGGAACAATTAACTCAAGAATTACAACAGGCTCAAAATCAATTACAGCAAGCTCAAAGTAAAATAGAATCTTTAAATGAAGCTAAACTACAATTAGAAAAAGCTAAATTAGAATCTGAGTCCGGAGTAAATTGGTATAAAGCTAAAGCTGATAAAAAGTATAAAGAAGGTACTATAGAGAATGATAGCAAAAGGGTTGAGCTAGAAGTAGCTCAAATGTATGATGGAAACATGCATAATAATAAAGTAAAATACTAAAATATGGAATTAAAAATAAATGTTTGCACCGAAGCTTCTTGCAAAGTGACTGTACAAGACCAAACAGAAATTGGTAATAAAGGTTATTTAGCAGAAGATTCTACTGTTACAGTAAAAGGAAGATTCAAGTATTCTGATACTGTATCAATAGATTTACTGCAACACAATAAAAGTGAAGGATATGAGTTACAAATTCCAGTGTATTCTTTACATAATACAGAATCAAAACAAGTAACACTACCTGTTAAGTTTGATGGGTGGTTTACTGTTTTGCATATAGTATTACCCAGCAAGGATTGGTTTGACAGAGAAAAAGCTAAAGAAACTGGATCATCTCTTCCTTTGTATGAAGTGGTGTATTACTCAGATGGTATTAATTTATTCAAGTATATAAATGGAGAAAGCACAGAGGCCACTATAATAGAAGTAGTCGAAAGAAACACAGAAGAAACTACAATATCTAGAACATGTGAAAACTATGTATCCATTTGTTTTCTTAATAAATGTTACCTATCTTTGTGCCAGCAAATATTAAATGAGAGGGCCTTTTCTCCTTGTTGGGACAAGAACACTATAGACCCTGATTTAATATTTAGAAGGGATTATGTTTGGATGGCTATTAATGTGATTAAGTACATGGTGCAATTTGAGCAACTAGCTGAAGCAGAAAGAATTATTGAACAAATAGGAGGTTGTAATGGACTATGTAAATCTGAATTTAGACGGATGCCATCACATGGATGTGGATGCAGTCAATAAATTGAAAAGAAAGATAATTTGTGAGTTCCAAAAGCTTTTATGTCTTACAGAAAAAGGGCATAAACCTGACTATCAATTTATATTAGAAGAAATCAGCTTGGTTGGATTAAGCTCAGATAACCTGTTAGATAAAAGAAGACTTATTTTTACCATACAATTTTATTTAAATAATAAATGGCAGATAAAGACATCCTAACTCCAGGTGCTGGTGGAGAATGCGCTCAACCTATAACAACGGCTGAGCCAACTAACTATTTAGAAAAAGATAATTACTTAGGAGAATTTGAAAGTGAGGTAGAAAAAGAGCTTGCAAGAACTAATTTAGGAGTACCGTCCTTAGAGGATGTTTATAATAAAACAGAATCTGATATTGCTGCTAAAAAAATAATTCAGGAAGTAGTACAACAACACTTAAATGCTGATGATCCTCACTCTATACTTCCTCAAGTAGATGATAAATTAAAAGGAACTGTGAAAGATGATGGCAGCACTCCATTCACTGCACCGCAAGCTGGTGTAGACCCAGTTACCGAATATCATCTAACTACAAAGAGATTCGTTGAGAGTCTTCTGCGATCTCATTTGGAAGCTTCTGATCCACATAATATAATGTACTTAGTAGAAGAGGCTTTAACTGCATATGTAAAAGCTTCTCAAGTATATCTTAAAAAAGAGCTTTATAATAGAGAGGAAATTAATTCTAGATTAGAGCCTTTTGTTAAGATGGATGGAACGACTCCATTTAAAAGACCTCAATTAGGAATTGATCCTAAATCTGATGGCCACTTAACAACTAAGAGATATGTGGATAATCTTATTCAAGAGCATTTATATGATATAGATCCTCACGGCTTTATATCTACTCTGAACGATAGATTATCTAAATATTATAGGAAGACTGAAACATATTCTAAGTCTGAAACGTACTCTAGGCAGCAATTAGACTCTATAATCTCTGGATTAGTTAGAGACGCTGCTAATTCTGTTTTAGACGAACATATACATTCGTATGATCCCCATGGAACTTTACAATCTGTAAAGAATGAGCATTATGTAAAAAGAGATGGAACTGTTCCATTTACTAATCCTCAATCTGGTGTAGATGCTACTGAAGATTCTCATCTTGTTACTTTAAGGCAACTCAAAGAGCTTATAAGTAACCCAGATAGCTCAGTGGGATGTGAAGGTTGGAAAACTAGTGGTCCAGTTCAAACGACTGTAGGATTCGTAGAAGACAACACTCAACTACCTGATCATCTTACTTGTCAAGAAATATTTGATTTAATTTTTTATGGAAAAGGAATAGAAGTAAAATCTCCTGCTTATTGGGCTGGAGAAAATGGATGTCCAGTAGAGATGTATATTCATGGAGCTGTTGTTGATACTGTAAGCATAGAATTATATCAAAATGACACATTAATTGGAACATATACCTCAGACCAATTTGTAAATGGAATGTATACAGACACTAGTCTGCCTCTGACTGAGGAAAGCACTACATTTACATTTAAAGTATGTTATATGAACGGAACATGTTTAGAAGCTACATCTGTTACTAAGATAGGATATTTTACATATGTAGGATTGTTACCAAAATGGTATTCTGGTTCTAATATTAATCTAGAATTTTTAGAATCTCTTATATCTGAAGATCCTACTAACAATATTCAAATTTTACTAGATGGAAACACAATAGTTCATAGGTATCAATTTGATTCTCCTCTTGAACCTAAACATCCATTTATAATGATTCCAAAATCAGATAATAAAGTTTTATACCAGATGACAACCCCTTCTCAACAATTTGGAATTGATGCATTTGATATAATTGCAGATTTACCATTAGTATATCCCACTGGAGCAACGAAAGTATATACAGTGTATATTTATAGAGAAGCGTTAACTGGTTTAAATAACGTAGAAGTAACCTTTAAATTTGATAATATCTAATGAGTCAATATAGTGAGGTAATTGGTAGTTTTTTAAGGAGAGGTAGCTTCCCATTAGAAGCTGATTACGTATTTAAAACGGAGGAAGCCTTAAGAAATTATTACAACCAACCAGAAAATAAAGCCATACTTCATAAAGGTTTACTAAAAATCGTAGAAGATGATGGTTCTGGAGTACAGAGCCTTTACTGGGTAGTAGGAGAAGCTGATGGAACTTTAACTTTTTCTAAACTAATAACAAGTAAAGGTATAGGGGATTTAGAAAGTCAATTAAAAGAACTTTCTGAAAAACTGGAAAAAGAAATACAAGATAGAAAAGATGCCGATGAAGCTATATGGGGAACTAATGATCCTACTAATATTCCGAATGATTTAAATAGTATCTTAGATTTATCTAATGCAATATTAGAGTTAAGAGAAAAAATTTCAGGAATAGAAGAAAGTCAAACCCAAATGAAGGATGAGATAATGGCTCTAGCTGGAACTACTTCACGAGACGTCATTGAGTATTTAAATACTTTAGATTATCCTTCATTAACTAAAGTATCTGAGAAATTAAATGAATTTTTCAATACTGAAAACCCAGAAAGTGAGGAAATTGATACATGGGTAGAATTAAAGAAATTCTTAAAAGGAATAACTGATGATACTACATTATCTTCCTTACTTGAAGAATATCTAAATAAAATATATGGAGATCCCCTGCCCTCTAAAGAGTTTTTAACTTTAAGGGAGATAGAAGATTTCGTAAGAGAATTAAAATCTAATGTAGAGTATTCTATTAAAAACATACAGAAAGAAATAAATGATACTCAAGTAGGAGTAGGATTGGATAGTGATGGAAAATTTAGTCCTGATCAAGAAACCAATTATCTTAAAGATGCTACTTCTGTAATGAATGCTCTAAAAACTCTAGATTTTAAAATAAAGGATATATCCATAGATAAAGCTTTAGAAACAGAAAATCAAGATGTAGTAAAATTAGATATACGTAAAGAGCTAGAAAGAACTTTCATAAATGCCTATTTAGAATTATCATCTATAGATGGTAATGGACTTAAAAAGCAAGCAGATGGATTATATATGAAAGTTACTTCAGAATATAGTAATGGAGTACTTACCTTAAAAATTAATGACTCTGTAGTAGCTCAACACGTATTAGGTATATCTTCTATTGTAGAGGATGCTTATTATGATTCATCAAACGAGGAAATAGTAATAGTATTTAAATTACTAGATGGGAATAAACAAACTATACATATTCCAGTAGGAAGCCTTATAAGAGAATGGATAGTTGACAATTCCGGACCTAGTGATACAGTTATTCTTACTAGAATAGAAGATTTAACAGCTGGTCCTGATAAACTTTCTGCTGATGTTAGACTATATGTAGATAAGTATAATATCCTAGTAAAACAAGGAAATTCTCTTTATGTAAGAGGTACTTCTGATAATATAGTGCATAATGATGTAAAAGTCAGTGAAATATTGGAGGAACTAAAGGAAAAATCAGAATCTAGTTCTGATGAAATTTCTAAAGTGAAAGAGGATATAAAAGATATTCAAACTTCAGTTTCACAGGCTCAGAAGGATATAGATAATTTAGAATCTAGGGTAGAAAAAGTAGAGGATAATATCTCTAATACAAATGATAAATTATCTGAACATATCTTAGATTCCAATAATCCTCATAGAGTAACTAAGGATCAAGTAGGTTTAGGAAAGGTAGAAAATTTATCACCTTCAGATATGCCAATATCAAATGCTACTCAAAAAGCATTAGATTCTAAAGCAGATCTAGTTGATGGAAAAGTTCCATCAGAACAATTACCAGAATTATCTTGGATTGAAGTATGACACAAGTGATTAGACAGAAGCCTCCCAGACCAGCTAATATGAGTCAGTTAGACTATTTATGGACATATTTTGGAGGATACAGTGTATCAGAAGAGGCTTCTACTATTCCTCAAAATGACGTCATTTTAACTGAATCTGCGATAACTAAGTTAATTAGTACGTCTGCTGGAGGAGGAATAGTAAAATTAATTTATAGAAATCATCCTACTAATGCAGACTTGATTCAGTTAGTAGGAGCTAATATAGATGGAACAGAGATAACAGTAGTAGATATGCCAAAAGAGGTACACGTTACCAACTTTGGATCTAACGTAGTAACATCTGAAGATATAGATAAAGGATGCCCATTTCCTATAGGAACAAATGTTATAGCATTAGTACTAAGTAATGATAAAAGATTTTACTTTAATTTAGATGCTTATATAGTAGGAAGTGGAATATCTGGAGTAGATACTAATACTATTAGGACTAAGGTAGTTAATGGAATTATATCATCTGATCTGAAAATAAAATCTACAAATAATGTAGTAGAAATAAATTCAGATAAAGATGGAATATTTGCAGACCTAAAAATCAGCAGCCAAAATACTGGGGTAGTTATAGAAAAACAAAATGATGGTATATCTGCAAAGATACCATTAAATAATTCTCAGTATTTTATAAGATTTCAACAGCTTACTTTATTAGCCTATATGAATATTGAGAACAAAGATCCAGGAATGGTTTATTTCATAACTGATAAGCCTTACATTTACTTGGGTGATAAGAGGTATGGAGTAGATATAAATCCAGGAGAAGTTCCAATAGTTTCATTAGTATATGATGCAGATCATATGTTGCTTTCCTATAAGAAAGCTGATGGCAGTGATATACAACAAATACATATGGGGCCAGTTACAGAAGAAATGCCTGGTATGCTTTCTTCTGAAGATTATGCTGAATTTAAAAAATTTAGTGAAGCTCTAGAAGGGATTCCTGATGTAAAGGAATATGTTAAACAAGAAACTGATAAACTGGCTATATCTATAGAATATGGTAATCCTGAAAATAACAGAAGACCACTATATTTAAAGAATAGACTAGGAGAAACACTAAGTACAGTTTGGATAGATGTAGATAATTTCTTAGTAGCGTCCAAAAATAAAATAGCTACTCAACAGGATGTGGAGGATGCTGAGGCTACTGGAGTGACCAATATTAATGTAGGGGATCAGATACTTATTCAGACTTTAGTGAATGGAGATAAAGTTTACACTAATTTGAAAGAATTAGTAGACGACTTTGAAGTAGGAAGAACTAAAACCATAACTCTTTCCAAATCTAAAGATAACGTAGTGTATGCTGACTTAAATATAATAGACAGCAAAATATTATATGTAACATCTGATGGAGTAGGAGCTAATGCACAGGCATACAGAGAAGGAGGATATATTACTTTATATGGTAAAACTAAAACTCAAGACTGTATACTAGGAAAATGGGAAGCTCCGCAAATGGAATTAATAAAAGGAGAGTTCATACCGGAGTATTCGGAAGAATTACTGGTTAGTCCTCTTTATTTAGATTGGAAAGAATATAATCAGTTTACTAACGCTCCAATAGTAGGAAACCCATATTATGCGTTAACATATAAAGAATATACTGATAATCCCTCAGATATATTATATAGATATTATTGGATTTCCATTAAACCTTTACTTGATAAAGTAGGAATATCTAAAATAGAAGGAAATTTAATAAAAAAGGATAATAATAATAACTTATATGCTCTGTTAGAGTGGTCTAATATAACTAATTAATGGCACAAGTAACATTTCTTAGAGGATTAAAAGAATTTTATTCATCTGAACGATACCCAGGAGCTATTTATTTTTCTACAGATACTAAAGAAATTATAGTAGACGGAGTAGAATATGGATTGGACTTAAATAATCCAGATTTAGATCTAATTACATTAGTAGAGTTTATTACTCCTGATACTATTAAGTTTAGAGCTACCAATGGTAATGAAACTATTATTACTTTACCTCCAGCAACTTCCAAATCAAATGGACTAATGTCTAGTGCAGACAAAGAAGCGTTTGATAAGATTCCAGAAATATATGCTACTAAGGAGGAGGTATCCCAAGCTCTTGTTGGAGTATATTCGTTCAAAGGTGTGGTAGATACATTGAATGATCTTCCTAGTGAAAACTTAAAACCAGGAGATGTGTATAAGATTAGAGAAGCTTTTGAATTAGATGGAAGGCCCTATTCTAAAGGAACCCATGTAGTTTGGAATGGAACTAAATGGAATGCAATGGAAGGTGAGGAGCCTGGATACTCAAAATCAGAAGCAGATGATAAATTTGTAGCATGGGCTAGGGAGTTAGTTACTAACAACAAGGTAGTATTATTACCAAAGGGTAGTAAACTTATTGGTACTATGCTTAAAGAAGATGGACAAGAAGATGGAGTTATCATGGCTCAAGTTGGAATTTATGAAGATGGAGCTGTACAACAGATGGAAGTTGGATCTTCTAAGCTACATCTTAATTTAAATTCTTCTGATCGTCCAACTGTAGAACTTCCAGATAAATCTAAAGAAACTCTAGCTTACATCAAGGACTTATCCTGGATTGACATCAATAGTTAATTAAAAATATGGCTCAAGTAAAATTTATAGAAGTTTAAA